ACGTCACCTCAAGCGACTCGTCCACGGTGACGGCCTACGACTCGTCCACGGTGAGGGCCTACGGCTCGTCCACGGTGACGGCCTGCGGCTCGTCCACGGTGACGGCCTACGACTCGTCCACGGTGAGGGCCTACGACTCGTCCACGGTGAGGGCCTACGACTCGTCCACGGTGACGGCCGGAAGTCGCACGGCGGTTCATCTGCACTCTGGAGAGGCCCGCATTGAGGGTGGCGTCCTGATCGATCACACGACCATTGATGAGTCCATCCCGTCCACTTGGGTCGACTACCACGGCGCGGAGATCATCGAAGAGATCGTCACCCTTTACAAGGCGGTTCGCGCCGACCTAACGTCCGCGCACGGCACCCTGTACGAGATCGGGTCCGAAGTGTCGTGTGACGACTGGCGCGACACCGATGAGTGCGGCGGCGGATTGCATTTCTGTCCCTCCCCAGTGCAAGCATCGGCTTACGACTTGGACGCAACACGCTGGCTGGAATGCACAGTCGCGCTGTCCGATTTGCGTCCCCTGACGGATTCGTCCACTGCCAAGGCAAAAGCACCTCGAGCTCGAGTGGTGCGCGAGGTTGATATAGCCGGCCGACCTATCTAGTTGAGTTTGGAGTGAGAGTGTGTCCGAGTACGAACTAATGTTGCGTGCGCTAGCTAATCATATATGCATGTTCGGTACACCTTCAGATCATTGTGGTGCGCCGGCGGATATCCATGCGAAATTCCACGAGAACAAGGAGATCATGATCTGCCAGGATCATTTGCTTGACCTCATGTTCCACGGCTTCCGGGATGCACATCCAGTACAAGAATCATGTGGCATGGCTGGGATGGGTTGGTGGCCCTCCTGTGGACATGGTCCCGGGTATTGCTACAACCTTCTGAGTCTCCCCTCCTTGGGTTCACGTATTCTGGCGTTGGAGTCTGACTGTGGGTGATGTTTACTTGAGTGATCTGTTCGCTGAGGGTGACCTCCAGAAGGCTATCGACGACGGATATGTGCGGACCCAGACGCATCCCACGCTCCCCTATGTGATCTTCAACTACACGGAATTGGCCCAGTTCGCGCGGCACTGGACTCCGGTGACTCGCCAGTGTCGTGGCCTGATCGTGAACGTCAGCTCCCGCGAGGTCTTGGCACGACCGTTCCCCAAAGTCCATAACTACAATGAGCCCGATGCACCCAAGATTGCATTAGACGAGCCGATTGTCGCCACGGACAAAGTGGACGGCTCGCTAGGGATTTCCTATCCGATCGGCGATGGTGAATACGCGATCGCCACTCGTGGTTCATTCGCCTCTGACCAGGCGACACACGCCACTGAAGTTTGGCGTAGTCGATATCGCGATCGCACCTCCATTCCCGATGGAGTCACGGCACTGTGGGAAATATTGTTCCCATCCAACAGAATCGTAATCGACTACGGTTCCACTGATGACATCATTCTCCTCGGCGGGATTTGTGTTGCATCTGGGGACTTCATTTCGGCGGACGATCTTTCGGAAATGATGTCCTGGTTCGGTCCTATCGCTCAGACGTTCCCCTTCAAGACGTTCGGTGAAATGCTCGCCGCGCCATCAAGGGAGAATAGGGAAGGATTCGTAGTCCGCTCTATTCCAACCGGTGCGACCGTCAAGTTTAAATACGAAGATTATGTCGCCTTGCATAAGCTTATCTTCGGGATGAACGAACGCGTCGTCTGGGAACACCTCGGCGAAGGCAGGCCACTTCAAGAGCTCATCGAACCGCTCCCCGATGAATTTCACGCATGGTTGATGAGGGTCGCGGACCGCCTCTACGCCGAGGAGGCGCAAGCTGTGACCGCGGTAGAGCATGCCTACGACGAGCTCCTCGCCTCCCTCCCGCAGAACTGGACACGCAAGGACTACGCCTTGGCTGCGATGCGATATGACGTGCTGTGGCCGTACCTGTTCAACCTTTTGGACGGGAAAGACCCACGTCCGGGGATTTGGAAGACGCTTCGTCCATCTGGTGCGGTGACCATGTCTTCTACCGAGGAGTCAGCGTGATCGGGAAACTGACAATCACCAGAGGTCTGTCCGGTAGCGGGAAGACCACCATCGCACGGGAGATGGTTGACTCCCGTCCAACTGGGGAGATCGTTCGTCTCAATCGTGACGACCTCCGCGCGATGCTTCTACCTTCCTATTACCGCCAACCCGAGTACCGTCCCGAACAGATCGTCACCCGAATTCAGCACGGTCCGATCACCGCGCTCCTCACTGAGGGAGTTGATGTTATTGTCGACGATACCAATCTTCGACTCCGCACGGTACGAGAATTAGCACAGCTCGCGGAACGTGCCAATGCTGAGTGGGAATGCATGGACACTTGTCTTGCGGTCCCGCTAGAGGAGTGTATCCGAAGGGATACCGGGAGGGAGAAGCCTGTAGGTGAGGATCTGATCCGCCGGCAGTGGCGGAAGTATCTGTCTCACGGGCGGACGCTCGAGGTGCCGGTGTTGGATGCACCGGTGGTGGGGAAGCCGTACACAGCACCAGAAGGTGGGCAGCTGGCGATTATCGTGGATATAGACGGTACAGTTGCAATCTGCGGTGACCGTGATATCTACGATGGCTCTCGTGCTCACCTGGATACGCCGAACGTTCCTGTTGTCAATGCCGTCTTTAGGGAGTGGGAAGATGGCTATCACATCATATTCTGCTCCGGCCGGGATGAGCAGTTCCGCAATGTCACTGACAAATGGATTCGGGACAACATTTTCCCGGACATAGAGTTCCCGTGCTTTGATCTATTCATGAGGCCGGCGGGAGATCGTCGCAAAGATTCCGTAGTCAAAAGTGAGCTGTTCGACCAATACATCCGCCACACGTACGATGTGGAACGAATTTACGACGACCGTGCGTCCGTCTGTAAAATGTGGAGGTCGCTCGGTCTCACTGTCCTGCAATGTGACGAAGGGAACTTCTAAATGAACACCAATCCCCATTGTCCCGATTGCGGCGGAGTAGGTTCTGAAAATTGCGTGCGCTGTAAGCATGCTGGAGGTCAATAACAAGTGAGCACCTTTAAGGTCACGATCGAGAGACTAACTGTGACACCACATCCGAATGCGGATCGTCTAGAGCTAGCGCAGGTAGGTCTCTACCGCGCCGTGGTTCCCAAGGGGGAGTACGAAACCGGCGATTGCGCGATCTATATCCCCGAGGCGGCGATTCTCCCCGATGACTTGATCGAAGAACTCGGCCTCACAGGAAAGCTCGCCGGCAAGGAGAAGAACCGAGTCAAGGCGGTACGTCTTCGGGGCGAGCTGAGTCAGGGGATCGTGTGTCAGCCCGCGAAGTTCTCCGACTGGGAATACGACCTCATGGAGAGCAGCGGGATCGACTTCGCACCCGAGCTCGGCATCACAAAGTGGGTCCCCGAGATTCCCACTCACATGTCCGGGAAGGTCATCCCCGCTCCTGACCTCATCCGGTGGGTAGATATCGAGAACCTCAAAAGATACCCAGACATTTTCTCCCCGGGGGAAATGATTACAGCGAGTGAGAAGGTGCACGATTCTGCCTGTCTAACGACGTACCACGTTGACTCAGATACGCTTTATGTCACGAGCAAAGGCTATGGCGAAAAGAACCTCGCATTAGAAGAAAACGGCGCAAACATCTACTGGCGTGCCGTGGAGAAATTCGAACTCAAGAAGAACTTACAGCTGATGGCCGTCGGGTTGGACGCAGTCTCGGTGGCGATCTTCGGTGGGGTCTACGGTCAAGGTGTGCAAGACTTGCACTACGGAAAGTCGGCTCGTCACAACGACACATTAGGTTACGTAGCTTTCGACGTTGCCTGGGTGAGTCGGGTGACGGGAAAAACTTGGATGAACCCCACAGACTTCGCTCAGGTGATGACAGGATTCCACATTCCCACCGCCCCGATTCTCTACGAAGGTCCGTTCGACCTCGAGAAGCTCACCAAGGTTGCTTCCGGACCGACCGTCCTAGGAAATGGTGTACACATCAGGGAAGGAATTGTCATCCGTCCACAAGAGGAAAGTCACAGTGACATCCTCGGGGGAAGAAAGATCGCGAAACTCGTCTCCGATGAGTATGTGCTGCGCAAGGATGGAACGGAGTTTGAGTAATAGCTTTCACCACGCTCAATCTTCGGCGAGGAGGTGGGGTGGTACTCCGGAAATCTATCTCCCAATCCATGAGTTCATCGACGGCAGTAAGAGAACATTCGGAGACGTCCGTCACAGAGCCCTGCTGCACAACACTTGGGGTGTGTGGGTGGCACAGGAAGTCTTCGGGAGAATCCTCCATGTTCCGTTTGAAGACTCAGAGAGATTCAAACCAATCCCCGTGAGGGAGATAGCTGAGCGTCACATCGAAGAGGATTTAGGATTCATTCCTTCTCCTGGCGATTGGTTACAGCATATGAATGTCGTCACGTGGATGGGCGGCCGGAGGCATACGTTTATCGGCCGGGAAGAACTTCTCAACCAGATCGTCAAGGACGGTAAGAAATGACTGAGGTTTGTGGTCGTCCCGTTACCGGTGAGATCAGTCGCTATGGACGCGCCCAGTGCGAGCAGTGGTCGGGCGAGAAGTTCATGGAAATGCTTGACGCCGTGCTAAATCAGCCCGGGATCGAGTCAGTTAGATGGAGTCAGGGTACGCCGAGCTGGAACGACGGTGAGCCTTGCACCTTCGGCATTAATGAGTTCCTCGCCAAGCTTGCAGACGGAGAGGAAGACGCGGGCGACAACGAGGACGGCTTCCTGGACTACTACTCCCTTGAGCAAATGAAGGCGGGGGCTCAATCGGGTATCGATTTCACATCTCTCCACGCGGCAGGCCACGCTCTCCGCGAGCTGGCAATTAGTAGTGGCCGTTTCGAAGAATTCCTCGAAGAATCCTTCGGGGACCCCGCTGAGATCACAGCGACTAAAGACGGCTTCCACGTCGCCGAATACAACATCTATGACTGAAACGAGGAATCTCCCCCGAGGGGTGGAGCGTCGTCACAAAAGATTCCGTGCACGAATCTGGATTGAGAACCGTCAGATCAACATCGGAACCTACGACACGCCAGAAGAAGCACACGAAGCGTACAAATCTCGACACGAGGCGTGGCATGGAAGCTGAAGGTACATTCTTGGTCCCAGTCCGTATCTATTCTTGCGGGAACACGAGATGCCAGAACTTCGGTCCCGACCTCGAACATCAGGTATGGCCACATCGCAGGGGTAGTCAATTTGTATTCGAAGACCACAAGTCTTGCGCGTGTGGGAAGGTGTTCACTCTCTATCAGACGAAGGAAATCGAACCTTCCGGCGCCTGGGTTCCGGGGGTTCATGAGGACAACCCGAGGATTGATTTTTTGGGGAAGTCATGACTGAGCCGGAGAAGGTTCTCATCGCCGGCGACTGGCACGGCAACGGCGCGTTCGCTACGGCAGTCATCGATCACCTCCCGGACTTTATACCCAATGGTCCACGCATCCTTCTGCATGTCGGAGACTTCGGAATCTGGCCGGGAGATGCTTTCTATCTGTCCGCAGTGGATGAAGCACTTGAAGAGGTTGATGCTGAGTTGTGGTTTGTGGACGGCAACCACGAATGTCACGATCGACTCACGGGGCTGATGCAGCAACGCGAACTGGAAGACCGCCGCACCTCTCCCTACAGAATCAACAGTCGAATCAAGTGGCTACCTCGCGGCTATCGCTGGCAGTGGCATGGTCGGACATGGTTGGCGCTGGGTGGGGCCACCTCCGTCGACCGTCCCATCCGAACCCCCGGTAGAGACTGGTGGCCGCAGGAGTCCATCTCGTACGACGACTTCCTCGCCGCGACTTCTCGAGGAAAAGCGGACGTCATGGTTGCACACGACTGTCCAAAAGGTGTTCCACTTCCGCTGCCCACGTTGATCCCGCACTGGTGGGAACTTGGCCCAGCGGAGGAGCACAGAAGAGTGCTTCGCCAGGTCGCATTGGAGGTCAAACCCGAATGGCTGTTCCACGGTCACTATCACCTCTACCACGACACCACCGTAGATTTAGGTTGGGGTGACATGCGCACCATCGGTCTGGACTGTGACGGCGCATACACGGGACAAAGTGTCCTATGCGACGTCCGCACGATGGAAATCACAAACCCATGGCAGGAGGGTCATGGCTGAGCCAATGCCGAAGATTTGGTGGTCGAACGGTTCGCAGGGTTGGTTCTCTCAAGACGATGGAGGTATCTATCGGCTCCTCGGCGGGTTAAAAGTCCACACTCTCCCGCCGGATATTGACGAGCTTCAGATCGCCGGCGAGGTTGAGTGGGGTTTGAGTTACGGCAACGGCGCCCCTGGGTTGGATACGAAGGATCATGTTCGCCGACGTGTCGGTTACGTAAGGGAGTTTGCGCCGCAGGTTGAAGTACATGCGTGGCGTCGCACAATCGGTCGGTCGGAATGGGAGGAAGTGAAGGATGTCTAACGAAGACCGAGGACTCACCTATGCCGACCTACTCAATGAACTTTCGGGGCTGCACTATGGACTCGAACGACTACAGAAAGAATGGAAACGTCACGCCGACCGGAGCGAGACGCCATCTTCACGTCTGACGGAGATGGGGCGGATGGCGCTGATGATCGAGGCGAAGACCCTACGTGGTTGCGGGGAGGATATTCGTGCACTCGTGGAGCGGTGCGATGCCGACTGACGATCAAGTCAACCACGCTCTTATTGTCGTTGCTGGGGTATTCGCGCTCGTTCTCCCCTGGCCGTTTCAGTCTCTCTACGCGGGCTGGACTCTCCCTCATTGGTATCGGACGGTTCGTGCATCTCAAAGACGCCGGGAGGAGCGATGAGATACGCAACCTATCCCCCCGTCTCCGCGGATGTAGTGCTCAGCGTAATCCCCGGTTACTTCTATCCGTGTCCCGACGTTTCCACGGTGGACCGTTTTTTGGCTAATCTCCAAGCGAATTTTCTGCGGCCGGATTCTAACGCCACCGAGGAGTACAAGGCGAAAGTTCGGATGGACATCGACCAGCTTCTTTTGCGGCGAGTGTATCTAGAGACGGTGCGAGGATGATGTACGGCCCCGGCTACACTCCTTCCCCTTCTTTCCGTGCTCACATCGCCGCGGATGAGGCGCGGAAAGCTTTGATAGATTTCCCGATCCTCTCCAGCATCCTCTTTCAAGGACTTACGTGGATGGCTGATGCTACGTGGATGGGGAATCCGATCCGATCCGCTGAGGCCGCAGCCGAGGTAAAGAAACTAGCGGAGAGGTTGAGATGATTGGAACGTCGGTTGTCGCTGAGCTGCGTAATCGAATGACGGGTAGGGACAACTTTGACCGAGTATGTGTCCCGGTGGGACAGTTACGGGAGTTGATTTCGGACTACGACCGAAGTAGGCATGACGTTCAGTGGTTGCGATCGGAACTAATGTTACCGACTGAAGCTTTAGTGTTGATCGTCGAGATGATTACTGGACCACCCCATCTAATGATCTCCGAACATATCGATTGGGAAAAGTCTCTCTGGTCGCGTGCCGACGATATTGCAAGACGCGCGGCGCAGGCATGAACTATGAGCAGATGATCAAGGAACGCCTCTACGACATTGAAGATGCCCGTCAAGAGCTGAGAAGGTGCCACCGAATCAAACGGTGGCTGATCGCTGGCGTCGTCCTCGGCATCCTTGCCGTGACGGGTGCGATAGCGATCCCGATCCTGGTGCAGGCCGTTGGACACGGTTCGCGATGTGCCGGGAATGCCGCCGAACATGACGGCTTGATCCCACTCCTGTGGGTCGCTGGGATTCTCCTGGTCATCTGCTTCGGACCACCCGCTGCTGTCGTGGCGCTTAGCGAGATCGGCTACCGCGAGAGAATGCTCCGTGCGGCTCAGTGTGACTACGAGCAAGCGCTTGATGCCGAATGAGCTGCGCGAAACAAATGCACACCACCCGTGAAGACGCATATCGCTCCTACTGTAGAACCAAACACAACTCTATATGGCCTTCTATAAATTTGTACCAATGCAACGAGTGCAAATTCCCCGGCGGGAAACGTGCTTGGCACTGGGGACATGTTCGTCCGTTCAAAGTTGGGAGAAGACCGTGAGTCTGAAGACTCGCTTGCATGCTTGGCTGCTGGAGAAGACGGCACCGGAAGGTCATCCGTCGGCTTCTCGACAGAGCTACAACCCTGGGATCAGCTTGGTACCGAGCGACGAGCTGCCTCCCAACTTCCCGCTCCCAGCGGCCGCCCCGGATCGAGCTGTGCATCCGGTGTGCCGTCCCACTCGGAGTTTCGCTGACATCGATGATTATGACGACGGCCCTTACGTCGCCGATGACCCGTGGGACTCCAGTGGCATCTGACAAATACGCCCGCTACCTCCTCCATGCTCGTCTGTATCTCTTCGACAGCCTGGATCAGCGTAGAGGTCAGGCCTTCATGAACTACCTGCACATGTTTGATCCAGACGCCTACGAGCTTCTCCCCGAGGCGCTCAACCCGTTCGAGCGGGAGGTTGTCTTCCATGACTTCCTGGCGTACTTGAAGGATGCGTGGACAGGGTCTTGACGGACACTCTTTCTTGCCATATACGATTCCCGGAGAGGCCTGATGGAGACTTGGATAACCTGGACGTCGCGGTACAGCAAAAAGCAGACAGAGACGGCTCATCAAGTGAGGGGCATGTTCGATACCGCGATTCAGATGCGAACTCGATGTGGCGAGCGAGTCGCTGGCCGACGCGCAACCCTGGCAAGTTCCGGTGTTCCCCGCTGCAGAAAATGCTCGTGGTGAAACGTTTTTAGGAGTGTGAATTGGCTCCAGCCCACCGTCGACAGTATCCGCTAGACAACTTCAACCGAGCATCGAATCGATCTTGGCTTGTGAAGATAGGCGCAGTGGGATGTGCCTTGGGGTGTTTGGTTGTTGTAGGCGAAAGACCGAGTTCAGTGGCGGTCGCTGCTCCCCAGCGGCTGTATCCAGCTCCCGTACTTCAGGTTCCCGCGCTCATCGTTCCGAGGTTGAAGGCTCCTCTCCTTCAAGACGTGGTTGACGTTCACCCGTTGAGTTCTGTAGATCATCTGCACGCCTTTTCCTGGCACGAAGCGATCCCTTCTACGATCGGACGGCATCGTTCTCACGCATCATCTGAGGGAGCTTTTTCTAGGGATTTTTCCCGGGGCGAAGATCATCACGAGGCGGACCGCGAGAGCCACGAAGGTGATCACCATGAAAGTCACCACGAGAGCCATCACGAGAGCCATGATCACGGTGGCCATCACGGTGGTGGTCACAGTGGTGGTCACGGAAGTCACGGTGGCCATAGCGGAGGTCACGGGGGTCACGGCGGCGGAGGTGGTCATGGCCACGGTCGATGAGATGAACCCCGATTCCTGGTACGAACTCAAGCTCTGTGCCGGGTGCGGGAAGCGCATGGAGATCGGCGCAAGTAGAGGCCGGATCGAATCTAAACACAACTATAACAACCGCAACTTCCACAATGCCATGTGCGAAACTCTGATCCGCGTGGAAGCTCCGATCAAGCATGGAACCGTCTGGGGATACGAACGCTGCCACGAACGTCCCGGCGGTGCCTGTAGTGAATGTCGGAGACGAAACTCTGACCGCGCCAGAAAACGTCTAGACAGAGTCACCACTCGAGCACTGCAAAGACTAGCTGAAGAGTATCCCGACAAATTCACGGAACTCTTGGAAACGTGACGCATGACTGGATGTCATCAGCGCCATGCGCGACAGTCGACCCGGAGCTGTTCTTTCCTGAGGAGGGTGACTACATCAAATCCCGGGCGGCGAGACGAATCTGCGGGGCCTGTCCCTACAAAGCGCCCTGTGTGCTGATGGCAATCCGGAACGACGTCAAGTTCGGCATTTTCGGGGGATTGAATCCTCCCGGCCGGAAACGACTTGCGCAGGAATTGAACCTCAAGGTGGAGGCGTAGGTGCAGACCTATCATCTTCACGACTGCGCCGGCTGTGGCACTCGAATCCAGATCAGGGAAACCCAAAAAGGTATCGAGTCTCCCGCCGCCTACCGTCACCGTACATTCCACGGTTCCGAATGTCGCGAGCTGGCACACGTCTATCCGTCGGATGCGTCAACGAAATACCGACATGGCACTCCCGGTGGATACGAGAGATGTCGAAACCGACCGGAAGGTGCATGTCCGCTGTGTCGTGATGCCAACGCTTTCCACTTCAAGCTGGAGGTGTTGAAGCAGCTGGCGAAACTTCACCCCCATGACTATGCGGAAGTTATGAAGCAGTGTTTCACAAGAAGGGAATCGGATGGCGAACATCGAAAAGCTGGAAGCTGTACTCGACCACATCAAGATGCACCCGGAAAGTCACAACCAGGAAGTCTGGGCAGAGAAAACTGAGTGTGGTACCGCCTACTGCATGGCCGGTTGGGCTGTGGCTCTAGCCGGTTACGAGTTTTGCTGGCGCAGCGACGGCACCACAAGCAGTGTGATAACTGAACGCACCGCGACTTCGACCCACTGTGAACTCATCGAGGAGATCGCGACAGCTGTTCTAGGTCTTGACTTCCGCGACGCCGATGACCTTTTTCATTCACTCAACACCGTCGATGACCTGGAACTCATGGTGAAGAATCTCTCGAACGGAGAGCCGATCCGTGATGGCGTTCCGATGCGCATTGAAAAGGGTCTCTGATGGCGAACATCGAAAAGCTCGAGGCCGTCCTGGGTCAGATCAAGGCTCACCCGGAGCAGCACAATCAGCGGGAATGGGCGGAACGCAATGAGTGTGGGACTTCATATTGTCTCGCTGGCTGGGCAGTCGTTCTCGAAGGCCACGAAATCCTGTGGGACGAGGTCGCTGAAGGAGTCTACTGTGCCCTCGACGAGAACGGAAATATTGACAGCATCAAGAGACTCGCTGGTCGCATTCTCGACTTGTCCCCGTATCAGCGAGCGCAGATATTTTACCGTTACAACACTGTCGACGACATCGAACTGATGACGAAGAATCTCGCAAATGGAAATCCCATCCACGCTGACATTCCGGGGCGTAGGTTTACTTTCTGATGGCCAACGTCGAAAAGTGTGAAGAAGTCCTCCAGTTCATCAAGGACCACCCCGAGAAGCACGACCAGAGAACGTGGGGCTACAAGAGCGACTGCGGCACGACTGCATGTTTTGCCGGCTGGACTGCCGTTCTGAACGGATACGAGTTCTATTTCGGTAGGATGGTATTCGAAAGGTATTATTCCGGGGTGAAGTCATTGAAAACCGGTGTGCATAGTTCCACCTCCACCGCTGCAGCGGTGGTTCTCGAACTCACCTGCGACGAAGCAATGATGCTCTTCGATGGCGGCAACACCTTCGAAGAGCTTGAGCAGATGGTCAAAAACATCTCAAACGGTGACCCGATCGAACGCAACACCCGCCACGACGAGGAAGACTGATGGCTAATCTAGCGAAGATCGAAGCTGTCCTGGATTACATTCGCACCCATCCCGAGGAGCACGACCAGAACACTTTCGCCTACCGGAATGCTTGTGGCACCCAAATGTGCTTCGCGGGGACAGCTGTTCATCTTTCTGACCAGTACAAGATCGTGTGGAGTGGTCGGGAATCCGCGGGGTGTGTCGACGCGAACGGGAATCTTGAGTCCATGCCGGACGCTGCTACAGAGATTCTCGGTCTGACCGATCAGCAGTCTTTCCAGCTTTTCCACGTCGCGCGGAACCTCGACGACCTTGAGCGCGTGGTCAAAGACATCACCAACGAGCAGGTGGCGTGATGGCCAATGTCGATCTTCTTTACAAAGTTCTGGATCACATCCGTGAAAATCAAGACCAGCACGATCAGTCCAGCTGGGCGCGGAAGACGGACTGTGGATCTAGTTTCTGCTTCGCCGGCTGGACGGTACAGCTCAGTGACTACGAGATTGTCTGGAATCAGCGGTTTCAGCAGGAGGGAGCTGACTTCTGCACCGCCCCGGGTGGTGACTACTTTTACAGCATTGAGCACGTGGCCCAGTCGCTCCTTGGGCTCGACATCCTGCAGAAGCAAGCACTGTTCTTCACTTCACAGACCTTCGATGATGTCGAGTCTGTAGTCAAGGACATAGCGAATGAGGCCTGATGGCTGACGTTGCGAAGTTGGAAGCGGTGTTGGACTACATCCGGATGCACCCGGAGGAGCATGACCAGGGCGATTGGGCGCGACGCACCGACTGTGGCACTACTTTGTGCTTCGCCGGGACTGCCGTAGTTCTGGCTGGGTACCAGCTCGACTGGACTAACCACTCCGACAGGACGGGACGCTGTGTGACTTCAGCGGGTGACCCGCTCTCTTTGGCGGGGACAGCTTCTATCTCTGCCGTCGCCGCGCGGGAGCTGTGCTTGGCCCCTGAGCAGGTCGAAGCCCTCTTTTGGGCCGCTGACAGCCTCGATGACTTGGAACGTATAGTCAAAGACATCGCTAACGAGGCTGCCTAACCGTGGCTCAGGATTGTCCGGTCTGCCGAGGTGGCTCTCTCCACTGGGTTAGCAGCGGCACCGACGTTTCCGATTGTCCCCATTGTGTATTGGGTATGCCAGTTGTTTATCTACGGTGGTATGAAGACGAGGAAGTGAATGGTCCAGCAAGCGCCTAAGCGTTCAAAAGGGTGGTACGAATTACCTTCGGGGGAGAAGCTTCTCTCGGTCACGACAATAAAATCTCTTGGCATTCCCCTTGATTTGACTGGGTGGGCTGGCTGGGAAGCTGGCTGGTGCGCGATGGAAAGCCTTCCGAGGCTTGTTCGCACCCGGGGATACACGCCGCGGCGGAAGATGGCGTACTGGCTGGGCCAGGCCTCGGAGAGGAAGAAGTCCGAGGCTGGTGCATTAGGCTCCTCTATCCACAAAAAGATCGAAGCCTTCATCCTGGGGAAACCGGTCGCGGAGCCGACCGAAGAAGAGGCTCCTTTCGTGGCCGCTTTTCACAAATTCATGGAAATTGAACAACCCGCCTTTGAAGCCGTGGAACTGGTGGTAGCAAACCCTGAGGATGGTTGGGCTGGGACCGCGGATGCTTTCTTGACTTTGCCGAATATCGGACCAGCATTACTGCTCGGGGACCACAAAACCGGGAACTCGATCCACTCCGAGTTTGCATTGCAGCTGTCGGCCTATAGGCGAGCGACGGTCGGTTGGCTGAGCGACGGGACCCAGGTCGAACCCCCGAAGACTGACGGTGCCGTGGCGATCCATTTCCGGCCCGAGAAATATCCGGACACCGGGTACCGCATCTATCCGCTGGACACATCCGATGCTGTCTACGACTGTTTTTTGACGGCGAGGAAGACCGCCTTGGAATGGGCACTTGGATTGGAGAAGACGGCGGTAGGCGAACCCTATGAGCCGGGTCAACCAGTGCTGGATGCAGAAGTTGTTGAGGAGGTGGCGTAGGTGGCCGGTCGTATCTTAAGCATGCAGGCCCAGCTAAAAGAGCTGGGGCGACTACGCAGCGGTCTGTACGACGTCTCGGGGCGTAAGGGGCGCCCGGCGAGGTCGGAGACGTGGATTCTCACTTCCCATGCTCAACACTACGTCCAGGCCGCGGCTGATGCGTGGGGTGGGAGCGTAGAGAAGTGGCAGCCACAAGGTGGTGGCGCTGCGCAGTGGCGGGTTATAACTGAGCAGATCACACTGGATGCGATTCTGCCGCCCGGCGACCCTCTCTCGCAAGCGCTCGAGCTTTGGTCCGGGGGGGGATGCAAACGGCGCTGCACGGGTGTGACGGAGATGCTGTCCGACTCGCCATGCATCTGCCAGTCGAAGTTCGGTGCTCAATTCCATGAGCAGCCGGCGGGGACTGTGTGCTCGGCCACGACACGTCTGAATGTTCTCCTGCCGGACATGCCAGACATTGGTCAGTGGATTCTCGTCACTCATTCGTGGTATGCCGCGATGGAGATCGCCGGGGCTGTAGACCTCATCAAGGCCGCGGTGGGACATGAGGCGACGATCCCAATTCGTCTGAGAATTGAACAGCGGCAACGCAAGTCCGACGGTCAGACCAAAAAGTTCCAGGTGATCGTGGTTGAGTCGAGGGGTCTCAACACCGGTGATCTGCTGAATGGTTCCGTGGTCAAGGCGATTGAAGCTGCCGCCAAGCCGGCCATCACGGCTCCGGAACCCAAGGTCCAGATCGACATCGACTCTCTTCATGACGCTCTCTTCGCGGTCGAATCTCTGGAGGATTGGTCGGAAGTCTGGCCGATGATCAAAGAAGCTGGGGACGCAGAACTCACAGAGGAGGCCGAAACGATCGCCAAGGACTTTCTCGAGCGAACTACCTCAGTGGATGAGTTGAAGAGTCTCTGGAAGTTCGCGGTAACGCAGAAGTTGAAGGATGCCGCCACATCTCATGCCGGGACGTTGAAGGCTAAAAAGTCCGACGAGTCTCCGAATCAAGTGTGGTCGAAGATCATGGAGACAGTTCCGGAATCGTGGCCAACGTCGAAGGTGGAACAGGAGTTCGAAAGGTTCGCTAAGACGACAGTGCAGGAGGCCACCCGTCCGCAGATGGAGGCTTATCTGGAGACTCTCGCATGAGTGCGGCGCTTCTACATTTGGGGAAGGTCTCTCGAGCCTACGAGGCCAAGGCGGACGAGTACATCACGGCCTGTGGTGATGCCGCGATGGCGAAGGCGGCGTTCACCAAAGCTAAGGCTGTATTCAAGGTGGAGGCCAGGTTCAATAGCGACAAGGTCAGCGATGTGGAGCTCGAAAGCAGAGCTCACGCCGATGACAGAATCTCCTCTCTGTACGAGGACATGCTCCTCAAGGAATCGACCGAAAAGTCGATGTATGAGAAGCTTCGCCAGCTTCGTGAGCAGCAGGCCAATGGCAGAACCAGTGTTGTGGAGAGTAGAGCTATTGATCAACTGCACGCACAGGGCTTGACTGGTGCGGCGTAGTTGAATGAACGTCTCGCTCGGGAGATCGTCGCGGAAAGGGCGGACGGAATTTGCGAGCGCTGCCGAGGTGCAAGACAATCGAATTGTCACCATCGTAAGCCGCGGTCGCAGGGAGGGTTGTGGACGCCGTCCAATTTACTAGCGCTTTGTGGAAGTGGCACTACCGGATGTCACGGTGAGGTGGAGTCGCGGCGCACGGTGAGTTACGAACAGGGCTGGCTAGTTCGCCGAAATCACATCCCAGCCGATGTCCCGGTTTGGATGTTCGGATGGGGTTTCGTTCTACTCGATGACAGTGGCCAAATCATAAGATTGGATGACGATGACGTTTACTAGATACGCCCCACCACAGCAGGTAAGGATGGCCCTAGAGCCATACATAGCAAAGCTGAGTTCGTTCACCACCGCGGATGAGATCAGATCTTTCCTTCAAGACGAAGGTGTGAAAGGTAAGTGTAAGGCAGTAAGTGAATGCGCATTAGCCGAGTATATTCTCAGGGAGAGTGGGTATTCGGTTCACGTTGGCAAGTACCAGATCGACAGTGTCCTTCCGATCAACGACAGAATGCCGTTTGGGAGACTGTGCAAAACGACGAATGCTATGCATGACTTTATCCGCATGTTCGATTACGGTTTCTACCCGGAGTTGATGAAGAAGTGAACCTCGAAGATATGCGTCTGGCCGTGGAACCCCTATATAGGTAAGCTCGCGGGATTCAGTTCCGCGCAAGAAGTGAGAGAGTTCCTCGCCGGCGAAGGGGTGAAGGCGACACCGAAACAAGCCGACAGCTGCGCCATCGCTCACTATCTACACCGTGAGACTGAGCAGATCGTCTCTGTTCACCATAATGGCGTCATGGTCTGGGAAAAGGCGCTCATGTTCAACGGCACGGAGGTTGCACAGCACACCGAGGCCACGCTCGACTTCATCAACCACTTCGACCAGGGCGACTACCCGGAGCTGGTTGCGTGATGGAAATCGAAGAGCTGAAGCTGACGGTCGAACCTTACCTCAATAAACTTGCCGGATTCGATTCCCCAGATGAGATCGCAACGTTCCTCGCCGGCGAAGAAATCCAAGCCATCCCCGGGAAGGCCAAGTACTGTGCTATTGCGGAGTACTTCCATCGCGAAACCGGCCAAGAGTTTGACGTGAGCTACGACACCCTAAGGACCCTGGGATATGTGGGACTCGGTGAACACACGGATGCCATGCGTGCGTTTATTGAGCGATTCGACAACGGGTTCTATCCGGAGCTGGAGGCGAAGTAATGGAGTACATCGACCCGGAGAAGCTGGCGGGGATTAGGCTGGATCACGGTGCGCATTCCACTCGGGAAATGGGACTCTGCTTAATGGAGGCGGTTTCTTTTCTGGCTGGTGAGATGCATTCTGACCATCCGGAGTGCGTTTCCCGTATTCTCACGAGTTTTGGCATCTCGATCAACGACAGATGCACGAACGACCTGCGTCAGCAGCTTATCCCGCTCATCCCATCTTTGATTGGAACTCGGGGTGACGGCCTCGACGAAGAGCGACGCGAGATGGTAATTAACTCGTCAGTCGTGCAGGACACCTCCCCCTGTGGCACCCCTTTCACGAGCAGACTCCGGGGTCGCTTCGAAGAGGTACTCCAGTTCTACACCGATCTCATCAAAGTCCCCGAGGCGAAGCGATGCAACTAAACGAAATCCGCACCATTGTTGAACCCTACATCGGGAAGTTGTCCGCTTTTCAAACCGCTGAAGATATTCGAGAGTTCCTCAAGGGGGAAGAGATTCTCGCCGAGGAGAGAAGGCCTATGCATTGCGCGATTGCGCAGTACATTCACAAGGAAACCGGACAGGTGGTCCGCGTGGGACGGCGAGAAACTAAAGCAGCTTGTGAAGACGGAACTGAGCCGCTTATCTATTTCCCGACAGATAGCGACTTTCCGAAGATTGTGAAATTCGCGGAGGTTGGGAAACACACTTCGGCGATGACCACTTTTATCGACAACTTCGACGACGGATATTACCCGGAGCTGGTGAAATAATGGACTTCGAAGACATCAGGCTCGCGGTTACACCCTATCTGGAGAAGCTGGCTGAATTTGAGACCGCGGAACAGATTCGGGACTTTCTCGTGGTCGAGGGGATTAAGGCCACGAGAGGAAACCCATACAGCTGTGCTATCGCGGAATACGTTTACCGTGGCAGTGAGGTGCCGGTGAGGGTGAGTAGCGGTTGGACCTCAAGCGCCTCCGTCCTCAGCTCTGCGCCCCTCAGCTCTGCGCCCCTCATCTCTGCGCCCCTCGGATTGCACACGGACGCGATGTGCGAGTTCGTTGGCAACTTCGATCAGAATCATTACCCGGAACTTGTCGCGTGAGTGACGAGAGAGAAGAGTGAATAATGTCCCAAGGGGATGTAGCAGTAACAGTGATCGGCAATTTGACGGCGGACCCCGAGATTCGCTTCATCTCGTCCGGCGCCGCGGTAGCAAACTTTACCGTGGCTGCGACACCGCGGACCTTCGACAAGCAGCGCAACGAGTTTGTCGACGGTGAAGCTCTGTTCATGCGCTGCTCAATCTGGCGTGACGCGGCGGAGAACGTGGCCAACAGCCTCACCAAAGGCGCGAGGGTGATCGTCCAAGGACGTCTGCAGTCCCGCTCCTACGAGAAGGACGGACAAAAACACACCATCATTGAGTTGGCCGTGGATGAGATCGGTCCCTCCTTGAGGTACGCCAAGGCTGACGTACAGAAAGTTTCCAACGGCGCGGCTAATCGGGGTCGGGGTCAGCAGCAGGAAGAATGGGGACCTTCGGAGGAAGCACCGCCGTTCTAAGTCGTTGGTCTGTCTCCTCGTTGCGATATATTTAGGAGTTCAGTAAGTGTCAGAACCAAAGTTGGAATATATTCCGATCGGCGATCTCGTGCCGCATCCGGACAATCCACGGCTGACCCTTCGTGAAGATGTGGTAGCACAACTCGCGGCCGAGATCGAACGCGTCAGGTTCGGCGCGCAACACGCGATTCTCGTACGTCCGCTCGGTGACAAGTATCAGATCGTCTCCGGCCATCACCGAGTCGAAGCTGCGTCTCGTGCTGGCGTCGACGTGGCGCCAGCGTGGGTCAACGAAGACATGGACGACGATGAAGCGTTCATGCAGCTGGTGCTGTCCAACTCGCAAGGCGAGTTGTCGTCGCTGGAGATCGGCATGCACGCGTTGAAGGCCGTGCCGCTCGGCAAGCGTGGCCGCGGGAACCTCGGCGGAATTGCCGACTATTCCCGACGCATCGGATGGTCAGACGACTCAGTGCGTCAATGGCGTGCGGCGGCCGAGGTCGCCTCTGAAAATCCCGACACGTGTCGGGATTTTACGGACAGGGCTCGAAATCTTTTCGAGATCAGCAAGGCTCGCCGCGAGGTGTGGCACTTACTGGTGGATGCGCTGAAGTCGAAGGAGTGGACGGTCGCGCAGACGGCTGCCGCAGTCGGCAGGGTCGGCGAGTTCGCCAGCCATCTGACTAGCGACAACGCCAGCTGGTTGCCCATGGTGGACGTCATCGCCAAGCATCTCGCTCAGCCGGAGCGGTTCACGCCCACCACGGTGACCAGACTCCTCAACGCGGCGGCGCAGGTCGACGACTGGATCAGTAGTAGTGGCACCAGCGCCGACGCCAACGCGTTCGATTCTTGGCTCACCGATAACAGTGGCGGAGATTCGTGGGACTACCGCAAGATCATCAACTACCGCGCTGAGCTTGTGGCAGCAGCGGCCGCCAAGGCTGACGCGGAGAAGACCACTGCGAAGCTAGAGGTCCCCGACTGGCACCTCGGTTCGTGGGAAACCCACATTGACAATCTCTCTGACGGTTCGGTGTCTCTACTGCTGACCGACCCTCCATACGGGATGGACTACCAGTCCGACTACCGAGTTGACCGAACCGTTGAGCACCGACACGAGGTGCTCGAAGGTGACAGCAATCTCGCCGACGCGATGGCAACGCTGTGTGACTGTGCCGAGCGCATGCATCCCAAGCTAGCGGAAGATGCTCATCTCCTAGTGTTCTGTACGGCTCGCACCGAGCCTGTCACTCGCAACGCCCTTGAAGAGGCTGGCTACACCTTCCGCAGCTCTCTGATCTGGGTGAAGAACAACACCGGCATGGGAGACCCGTCGACCACGTTCGCACCGAAGCATGAACGGATCATGCACTACGTCAAGGGGTCTCCAAAACTGCTGCGCCGGGAGCCCGACGTCCTTGAGGCAGACCGGATTAAGACCGATCGGCACCCGACCGAAAAACCGGTCGACCTACTGGAGCGCCTCATTGAGGCGTGCACCTCGCGCGGCCAGCGAATAGCCGACCCGTTCGCCGGCGTGGCTTCTACGTGTGTGGCAGCGAAGAGCACGGGTCGCACGTGGTGGGGTTGCGAGATCAATGAAACCTACTGGCGACACGGAGAGGAGCGACTGTCGTGAGCCGAAAGGTTCACGACCTCTCGTTGGCACGCAAGCTTGGAGAGCGCTGGGAGCGCCACTTCGGGACCATGGCCGCGTCACATGGACTGGTCTTCACTCCGCATCAGATCGTGTGCGGCACTGGTGAGTCGGCGGCGGCATACGGCCAAGAGAACGGCCAATGGAAGACGTACCTTCTACCAGACGTGACGGTATGGACGGCGCCCGGTGAGCACCACGAGATCAAACATAAGGAACGCGACAACCAGTTCTGCTACGGGTTGGAGCGATACCGGCTGGATGCCTTGGTCGGGTGGGCCAACAAGACACGTCAACGAGTCTGCTACACGATCCATGATTACAACGACGCATGCGGCCAGCTACAGTATTACCCGATCGCGGCGGAGACTGACACCCCCAACGACATTCGTCACTGGTGGTGTGCCGACATCCTCAATCTCGCCCAGAAGAACACCAGGGTCAATCCGAACGACACGTCGTTGATCAACGGCCGGCTGAGATCGCCAGTGGAGGTTGTGTACTGGCGACGAAGCGAATTCTTCCGGCCGCTCCGGGAGCTGTGGACTCCGCCGGACATTCCGCGCCAACGGAGATAGACCATGACATCCGACGAGAGCAACTGTTGGTTCAATAATTTTGGGACGGTGATGAGCGTCCAGCGAACTGGCCGGACGCCATCCCGTGGCCAACGCAGATAGAAGAGCTTCCGCTAGATTGGGTTCAACAGCGCAGAGAAGAACTCGGCTTGAAAGTATCTAAGCCGTCCAAGTAGTCCCCGGAAGGAGGTCCGCCGTGGCATCTCGGCGTGCTTGGGTATGACGTGGCTTCAGGTCGATGATCACCTTTCGGATCATTACAAGGTGGTGGCCCTGGGCGCGGACCAGATGGTCGGCATTGGATTGCTGACACTTTGCGGCGCGTGGTGTGCAGACCGTCAGTCCGAGGGGTTCGTGCCGCAACAGGTCGCCGATAGGTACGACCCCGGACTTCAGGTAGCGCGCCGACTCGTAGAAGTTGAATTATGGGATGACGCGTCCCTGGACGGCATTGTTGGCTATCGGTTCTGCGACTGGGCCGACTACCATCTCGGCGCCGCCCCAGGTCTCAACAGGAAGTCGACTATCCGCGCGGCCGGAAGAGAGCGTCAGCGACGGTACCGCCAGCGTCGCAGCGCGGAACTCTCGGAAGTGTTTGACGATTCAGCTCAGTCGGGACGGGACTCACGGTGAGCTGGTTCAAGGTGGACGACTGCTTTCATTCACATCCAAAAGTCTTAGATGCCGGGAACGAAGCCGTGGGGCTATACGTCAGGTGTGGGGCGTACTGCGCACAACACTTGACGGATGGGTTCATCCCGCAGCAGATTGTGTTGCTCTACGGCTCGAAGACGTTGGCGCAAAAGTTGGTGGATGCTCGGCTGTGGCGAGCCGTTGTGGATGGTTGGGAAATGAACGATTTTTTGACGTACAACAAGTCTCGATCGCAAGTCTTGGCGGAGCGCGCTGATAGTGCCGAACGGCAACGGCGATTGAGGGCGCGACGCGACCCCGGAACCGAGGAACTCGATTTCGCCACCGCCGACAGTAACGATGTTAGTCACGGTGTGACCGAGCCTTCTGAGTCCCCGAGTAACACCGTGACAAATGAAATGTCACACCTGCCCCGTCCCGTACTACCTTTAAGTACTAAAGAATCCAACATAACTTGTGCACAAGGTAAATCCAGCGATCCCTTCGACGAGTTCTGGTCCAGCTACCCGAGAACGGTCCAGAAGCAGGACGCCAGGAAGGCTTGGACGCAACAACTGCGCAAAAATGTCACTCCCGAGCAGATGACTACCGGGGCCAAGGGCTACGCGGCCTACCACCAACGCCGGAACACCGATCAGGAGTTCATCAAGCACCCGGCATCTTGGCTCCGAGCCGGCGGATACGAGGACTTCCAGCCGGAAGCTCCGCCCGAGATGGACGCCCGGACGCCAGTGGAGATTCTGCGTGACCTCTGGCGTGCCGCCGATGCTCAAGCCGTAGCTCGCATCTTGCGCGTCCCCTACTCCGACCCAGGGCAGCCGCCGTCGGACCCCACTCCGCACGCAAAGTGGATTCGAGCAAGGCATCAAGAGTGGATTGAGGAACATCGGGATACCGCCATCAAGGTCCTCACCGAGAAAGCCGCTGAGATGGCCGCAGAGGAAACGGAGGGTCATGTCTAGCCACGGACACGAGGGTTCCCACTCTGAGTCGTTAGCGTTGAATCTGGGCGGCAAAGAGACGGCACTGCGAGACGACAGTGGAAGCCTTGATGGCTTCAGGGTCGATTCCCCGCGGTACGTGTACTTCATTCGCGCCGTGAACGGTGGTCCCATCAAGATCGGTTCCGCCAACTATCCCGGCCAACGACTGAGTCAACTACAGACAGGTAACCCGATGGAGTTGACGATAGTTGGGTTGATTCCCTTGGACGACAACCCCGCGCTGGAGCAACGGCTCCATGTGAAGTTCGGCCGGATGCGACTACTGGGTGAATGGTTCGCTCCGAGCAACTCGCTTCTGCGCTACATCCAGTCGAACGCCGCATCCCCCTCTCGGCTGGGAGTGGACTGGTGACCGACTTCACCGAACTCGAATTACGCTCAGACCCCGCTGAGTCTTGTCTTCTAGGCGCTCTTGGATACCACGCCGAGTCCATGCGTCACGTCCTCGAATCCGTCTCCCCTCAAGACTTCTTCAAGCCCGCGAGAGAATCGGTCTGGTCCGCCGCTAGGAAACTTCTCGCGGACGGGAAACCCATCGACCCCGTGGCTATTGCAAGACAGTTGCACTCCGATGGACAGTACAACAACGCGGTTGAGCGTTTGATCTCAACGGAGATGTCCTCCCCGTACTCGGTTGATCTTGCGTCTAGGTACGCTGAGACCGTTGTCGATCTCGCTCACAAGAGAAAACTCCTCCGCGCCTGTCAAAAGGCCATCGACATTGTCGGCACCCATCCGGGTCAGTGGTCCGAGGCACTCTCTGCGGTCAAGGCGCAGTTCGATGGCTTCAACACTGACAAAGATGAGCCTTCAACGCTCAACTGGTCACAGTTGGTGGACGAGTTTGAAGTCACCCACGCTCCGGGCGGCTCCCGTCCGCCGACACCGTCGCCGTGGTGGCAGTTAGATCAACTTATCGGCGGGTTCTTCGGCTCACGCGTCTACGTGATAGGCGGGAGGCCTGGTACGGGAAAAGTTCGGCGGCCATAATGGCCGGCACCCACGCAGCTAGAGAATCCAACAAACAGGTACTGATCTTCTCGAAGGAAATGCCGACAATCGACGTCACCGGCAGAATCGTATCCGCCGGCGCGGAGATTCCGTTGCAGGAAATCGCGGAAAGAAGGTTGAACGACGAAGCGAGACAACGTATCAGAGCGTGGACGAGGAAGATCGGCAACATCCCACTTCGAGTCAACGCACGGCCGTGTAATCTTTCCCAGATCAAAAATCAAGCTCGAGCTCAGCATGCTCGTGTCGGGTTAGATTTCCTCGTCGTTGACTATGTCCAATTGGTGCGGACCGGGTCTTCTTCGCAGAGTCAGGAGCAAGAAGTCGCCGAGGTGTCAAAGCAGATGAAAGCTTTGGCGATGGAGCTGGACATCCCCGTTGTCCTCCCGGCGCAGTTGAATCGCCAGTCGGTGAACCGTACCGATCCGCGTCCCACCATGGCCGACCTTCGTAACAGCGGACAACTTGAACAGGACGCTGACGTGGTGATACTCCTGTACCGGCCGCCGGATGAGCACGGTCAGCCGACCCGAGGGATTGAGTTGCTTGTCGACAAGAACCGTCACGGCCCTACGGGGACTGTCGAACTCGATTGGTACGGAGCCTACGGGGTGATCAAGTGACCCGTCCCTCCCTAGATAAAACAATAGAAGCCATGACGGAAATGGCCAAAACCAACCAAAGTCCAGAACTCCACGACCTCCTAGCGGCAGCGGAATACATAAACTTCGACCACCAATCACAAGACGAATACTCCACGAAAAAAGGTTGGGGTAAATGTGAAACATGCAATACAAAGTGGCCGTGCATTGCGTGGAAGACAACAGAAATGGCGATCGTCGAGTGGTTGATCAAATCTAGCACTTGCTTGATTGAGACATGGAGGGATAGATGAGCATCTACACAGTAGAGACTCGAAAGTGGCGGCACCTTTGGGAACTAACCATCTTTGACCCCGACGGTAAGGAGATCGGAGTTACCGCCTCCACATCTCTTCTTCGCGCCGATAAAATGGTGAGAGATTACCTTCGACTGGACGGTATATATGACGCTGAGATCATCATTCGTGGGGATACCGACCAATGAGTTGGGACCCGGTCCACATCTGTTACATATGTAATCTCGAAGTGGACGAGCACTGTCGAAAATGCGACGCGTGCCATCACGAACCGTGTCCCCTCCCGGAGGAATGTGAGAACTCGTGACGACCGACATTCAACGCATCAAGAATATTCTTCGAGCCAATGATATGCACGAAGAAGCTTGTGCGAGACGCCAGGAGGTGAAGATTCGCCAGCTGTCGGATGTCCTATATATACAGAACCTGCCACCATGCGATTGCCTGCTAGTGGAGGAGAATCAATGATCGTTCTGGACGTGTTCGCGGGGATACTCATCTTCGTGATGTTGTTGATCGTGGCGGTGGGTCCGATGAATTGGTTCTCTCGTCTACCTCTCCCAGAGTTCGTCAAATTTTCCATCTACATTGGTTGGATTCTTGCGAGCGGGGCGGGAGTTCCGGTAACAATCATCTATTTCCTCGGTTGGTTGCGATGATCGAGTACGACTGGTCCCTTTTCATTCCCGGGCGGCCAGCTCCACAGGGGTCGAAACGTCATGTCGGCAACGGAGTCTTGGTGGAGTCATCGAAGGCATTGGCTCCGTGGCGAACGCTGGTGGCGTGGAGTGCCGCACAGCATTGGCGTGAGGCTCCCCTTCTGGGCGCGGTGTGGGTGCAGTTGCAATTCGTGATGCCGCGACCGTTGTCCACCCCGAAGAAAGCCACCCCCCCGGCGATTAAGAAGCCGGATGCGGACAAGCTCACCCGCGCCATCTTTGACGCTCTAAGCGGAGTGTGCTGGAAGGACGACTCCCAGATCGTCGATCTTCATGCTTCTAAGCGGCTTGCGGAGCTTGATGAACTGCCGGGAGTCCAGATCGACATTGGAGAGCCTGATGGGTGACCGTAGACGCCATCTCGTTTTCGCTGACCAAAATGCGTAGCGCGCAAGCCCCCGGATTTATCCGTGGGGTTAGCGCATCAAGTGACAGCGCAGTCGGGTACGCTGTCACCCATGAGCGGTCGGGTGGTGAAGCGGGCGTACCGCTACCGCTTCTACCCGACCGACGATCAGGCTCAACAGCTCGCCCGCACCTTCGGTTGCGTCCGCTACGTCTACAACCGTGCCCTCGCCGAACGGTCCCGGGCGTGGACGCAGGAGCAGCGGCGGGTCACCCACGCGGAGACCGACAAGATGCTCACCGCATGGAAACGCGACCCGGAAACCGAGTGGCTCACCGAGCCGTCGAAAGGGCCTCTGCAGGCCACGCTGCGGAACCTACAGACCGCCTATGTCAACTTTTGGGGCAAGCGGGCGAAGTACCCGACGTTCAAGAAGCGCGGCAAGACGACCGACGCGGCAACGTACTTCCGGAACTGCTTCACCTTCCGCGAAGGCGTGCTCACACTGGCCAAGCAGGACCAGTCGCTGCGGATCGTGTGGTCGAGACCGTTGCCCGAGGGTGCGGCGCCGTCGCAGGTGACGGTGTCCCGGAACTCGCGGGGCCAGTACCACATCTCGATCCTGTGCGAGTCGATCGTGCACGACGGGCCGACCACGGGCACGTCGGTGGGTGTGGACGCCGGGATCACCTCGCTGGTGACCCTGTCCACCGGGGAAAAGATCACCAACCCGAAGCACGAGAAACGGGATCGAGCCCGGCTCGCGCTCGTGCAACGGCGGTTGTCCCGGAAGGCGAAAGGCTCCGCGAACCGGACGAAGGCTCGGCTCAAGGTAGCGAAGATCCACGGCCGTATCCGCGACCGCAGGCTCGACGTCCTCCACAAATTATCGACTCGTCTCGTTCACGAGAACCAAGTGATCGTCATCGAGGACTTAGCAGTACGCAACATGGTGAAGAACCACAGCCTGGCCCGCTCAATCTCCGACGCGAGTTGGTCGGAGTTGCGGCGCCAACTGGAGTACAAGGCCGACTGGTACGGCCGGACCGTGATAGCCATCGACCGGTGGTATCCGTCGAGCAAAACATGCTCGACCTGTGGGGCGATCGTCGAATCTCTGCCGTTGAACATCCGCGAGTGGACGTGCACCTGTGGCGCGACCCACGACCGGGATGTGAATGCGGCGCGCAACATACGAGCGCTCGGGCTGAGCGTGCTCGCCTCTGGAGATGGTGTGAGACCGCCTCGCGTCTAGCGCGAGGAGGCAGCCGTTGATGAACGAGGAATCCCCCGGCTTCAGCCGTGGGGAGCAAGTCAACGAATCGGTTCGGACGGACTGGCCGGAACTGGCGGACGCATTGGATGAGTTAGTGGGGTGCACAACTTTCTCACTGGACCGGATCGAGACCGCAGGAAACGCTGCCAAGATGCGGTTCAACTTTGGCGAGAAAGGTGAACCTACTGACGACATGTGGCGTGGTGTAGCTCGTGCCGTTGCCGAGGCGTTTGGATATAGGGAAGCGGCTGGAGTGATCGGAAGCTTGACGGCCGAGAACGAGAAGCTACTGACACGCGCTGAGCATGCCGAGTCCGAGCTAGCACGGACACGGGAAGAGCGCGACCGGTTCAAGCTCATTGCCGACCTGGCCATCGACTCGTGGAATCGTCTCGCCCGTTACCCGACGGAATACGAGAGTGAGTGAGCGGTGCATGAACTCTGGCTGGCGGCGGAGAACGAATGGCTTCGCGCAGTGCGTGAACTTTTGACAGAGATCGTCGATGAATGTCTTGAGTTGGACGGTAGGAAAGAGTTGGTGATCCCAGTTTCGCTTCGCTGGAAGATAGTTACCGCACGTGATGCGTTGGGGATGTGATATGACGCTTACCGCTCGAAGCTACTGCTCTGGGTATCTCGGGTTGGATCGTGCCGTCCGTGATGCATTCGGCGACTTCGAGGTGCTTAGCCATTCCGACATCAAGCCCGCTTCGATGGCACTCTTGGACTATCACTACCCCGACGTTCCGAATCTTGGCGACATGCGCAAGATTGACTACGACAGCTTAGAGCCAGCAGATTTGTGGATCGGTTCATGGCCATGCGTCGGTGAATCCGTCGCCGGGAAAAGACTAGGAGAGGACGACCCCCGTGATCTCTGGCCCGAGTACTACCGAGGCATCAAAGCCACGCGGCCGAAAATCTTCTTCGGCGAGAACGTTGCCCGAATCACCTCAAGTGGTGGCCTTCGCCGAGTTGTCCAAGGTCTTGCCGAACTCGGGTATGTGGGGTGTTGGCGGGTGCTCAGCGCTGCCGACGTCGGAGCATGTCATCTGCGGAAGAGATGTTTTGTCGTTGCTGCCGACGCCGACGGCGAAGTTGGGTGGTCCCCGCGGAACACCAAGTCAGGAGACGGCGAGAGCGCGGATGGCTTCCGGTCGAAGGAATCTGGACGACGCGATCATGGCGCTGGATTGACGCTCCTCCCGACTCCCCGAGAGTCTGACGGCACCAAGGGCGGTCCGGGGATGCGCGGATCGTCCGGGGACTTGATGTTGCCGTCTGCGGTGATGTTGCTGCCTACTCCGACTGTCAACGACTCACGTGGTGGCCGGAACGCTACAGCTAACCGCTCGCCGGGGATGGATCATCACCATTCTGGCTGGACGCTCTCCGACATTGCACATGCTGAACGGTGGGGAATCTATGCCGAGGCGATCGCTCGACACGAGGGGGTCCTCGGTAGGCCCGCGCCGACGCCGACGCAGCTCAGTGAACGCAATGGAAAACCACAATTGAGCAGTCGCTTCGTCGAGTTCATGATGATGCTCCCAGAAGGTTGGGTAACCGACGTTCCTAACCTGGTCGATAGTCCCCGTAAGCCTGTGCGAAATGCGCAGCTCTCCCTTCTTGGCGATGGCGTTGTCCCACCTCAAGCCACTGCGGCGTTCCGCTTCCTACTCGATCATCTCGCTCAGCGTCTGGGATCGGAGATAGCAGCATGATCAGGTACCGGACGCTGGTCGTCGACCCTCCCTGGCCACAGAAAGGCGGAGGTCCGCTGAAGGGCGGACACGGCGAGGGATTCGTTGGAACCACCGGGTCGCAGCCGATGCCGTACCGGACAATGTCCATCGCTGAAATCAAGGCACTGCGCGTGGCCGATGTGGCCGATGCTGGATGTCACCTCTATCTGTGGACCACGAACGGCTTCCTTCGTGACGCGTTTGATGTTGTCAAGGCGTGGGGATTCACCTTTTCCACTCTCCTGACCTGGGCGAAGAAGCCAATGGGTGGTGGACTGGGTGGCGCCTACGGTATCTCTTCTGAGTACATCCTTTTCGCCCGGCGGGGAACTCTTCCTGCGCTGTCCCGGGTTAGTGGAACGTGGTTCAACTGGAAGCGTCCGTATGATAAGCGTGGGAAGCCGATGCATTCGGGGAAGCCGCCGGAGTTCTTTGAGATGGTCGAGACGGTTAGCCCGGGTCCGAGGCTAGAGATGTTCGCTCGCAGGTCTCGGGAGGGTTGGGATTCGTGGGGAGACCAGGCTCCCGCTTCTGTTGATCTGTCAGCTTTGGACGGTGCGGCATGACATTCCGCATCCTTCTAACTGGCTCAAGGCTTTGGCTAGATCGTCCAGCCATCATTCGTGGTCTATGCGACTCCCTCCGCAACTCTCCCGAAGACGAACCCGCCGTCCTCGTCCACGGTGCCGCGGTTGGTGCAGACTCTATCGCTCACTCAATCTGGTGTGGTTGGGGTCAAGCGTTCGGAGACCCCTATCTTCCCCCGGAAAAATATCCTTCGAAAGACTTCCAAACTCCGCTCGAACGCAACAAGTACATGGTCAGTCTAGGTGCTGACGTCTGCGTAGTTTTCGCCATGAAATGGTCCTCGGGCTCTGGTCACTGTGCACGTCTAGCACGTGCCGTCAAGATTCCCGTTCTCGACTTTGGCGTGTCCACTGCATATTCCGACCGCGCTGTACTGTAGGGAGTTAGAGTTGACATGCTATGAGAGACCTTTCCTCGACTACACCGGTCCCCTGCCGGATTCGCAGCTTCGCGCAGCTGCGGGGTTTGTCAGTCGGAAGCTTGCGAACGATCCGTGGATGAGCGAGGCGCTGGAGATGTTGGGTCTTGACGGGATAGAACTGGAGGCGTAGTGACAACTGACCGTTCTCATTCTCAGTGTTGGGTAGACGACCACTACGAACACCAATGCCAAGAACCGTCTGGTCGGACATGTATTGACTGCGATGAGACTGCCGGTACGTGGTGGGGACCGTATTGGTGTCCAGACTGCGATGTCAAACGTCTGGACAGGTGCAGTGCTGGGTTCGCTGAGATCGCGGCGGTGTTCGCCAAGGAAGTCGATTGAACATTTGTGCAACTGTGAAGCTTGCCAAGCTCTCGCCGAGGAGATGCGATGAGTATTGATCTACCAGACGAGGTGCGGGAACGAGCAGCCAAGGCTGGATGGCGCGCCTACTGGGAAAACGAGCGCGGTCCCGAAGAGGACCTTTGGGGACGGCGGTATTGGCTTGCCGCCGCGGATGCCGTAGCCGAGGTACTAGCCGAACACGCCCATGTGGAACGCAACGAGATGAAGGCCGAGATGGCCACGAAAGCTGAGGCCGCGCGCAAGTGGGAGCGCATGGCCGAGAGTAGTCGCGCTGAGCGAGATGCATTGCGACGCAAGCTACGGAAGGCGAACAAGCACCGTAAGCGTCTCGAAGCACGCGCAGACAAGCTCGCCGATGAGTTGGACCTCGTCTCTAGAGGCTGGGAAGCGCGCGTGGCTGCCCGAGATAAGCGACATGAGGAGCACAGCGCTGTAACCGAGGAACGCGACCAGCTTCGGCTGAAGGTCGCCGAGCAGGCCAACCAGTGCGATGCCATGTCTCAGATGCTGCGTCGGATGGCACGGAAGCGCACCGCGGATCGCGGCATGGCGCGTCTAAGCCTCAGCTACTGGACTTCCGCGAGGGATTTAGCCGTGGAGCAGCGGGACAAGCTCCGTGACGAGATGGTGTCAGCTCTGGGACTGCCGCCCATGTCGACCCCATGGGAGTGGGGATACGCACATAAAGTGGTGATTGACCGGATCAAGAAACTCCAGTCACAGTCGTCGTGAACTATGAGTGAGACTTCCTGGCTGGCTCAAGCGGATCAATATAGACACCCTTACGAGATCAAGCTAACTGAATGGGTGGCCGCGACGAAGGTACGTCTGGCTCAAGGCGAGGATTCAACTCGGGTGTGGAACACGGTGGCGTTGGATTTGTACCAGGCCATAGGTATTCCCGCTCCGTGGCTGGCTTCAGCGTTGATCAGATTGGCGAGGCAGCCGTGAAGACACTGCCGGTCGTAGTCAAGGGCGTGCTCACGTTCCTCACCGTTCTGCTCGCCTTCGTGGCTTCCGGTGCTATTCGACATGCACTTGGACTTGGCAGCGACACTCCGTTTTCGTTGATCATCGTGTTTTGTTGCAGTTTCGGGTTCACGTACTTCGCCTTACATCTCTTCTGGGGGTGACACTTATGAAAGACATAGCAAACTCACACATGCTGGGTTATGCACTCAGCGTAACCGCGATCGTCTTCACGGGATGGTATCTGGTCTCAGGTGACGTCAAGATTGAGTTCTCCGCAATTTGGTGGCAACTTACCCAACTCAACTTTTGGTTGTGGATTGTATCGCACGAGTGGTTGGAGACGAAGTGAGCGACCTGTTGTGGAAGGCGACCCGCCCGGATGGCACGACCCGGGGTGGTGTGCGGTGGACGGTCGGTGAGGTGACGACTCATCCCACTTCGACCGTGATGGTGCGGGATCGTGCGGAAACGTATTTGTCGCTAAGTTCCGAGCCGGGCGAGACGCTGATCGGCGGCAGCTGGCCGTGCCGGCTTTTCAGAGTCGAACCGGTCGGCGACGTGACCACCTCGGACGAGCACGCGCACAAGCGGTGCGTGCTGGCGGCGCGGGTGGTGGAGGAGGTGCCGGCGCATCTGGCGCTTGGCCCGATGGGTGTGCACGTCGCCGCGCTGATCGCCCGCGCGAAGACGCTCACGGAAGCGGAGGTACGGAATCTGGCCGCCGCCTGGTCCGCCGCCGGGTCCGCCGCCTGGTCCGCCGCCGGGCACGCCAGGCACGCCGCCGGGTCCGCCGCCTGGTCCGCCGCCCGGTACGCCGCCTGGTCCGCCGCCTGGTCCGCCGCCCGGTACGCCGCCCGGTGCGCCGCCCGGTGCGCCGCCGAGTCCGCCGCCGTGGCTCTTGTGGTGCGCGGCCTCATCGGTGCCCCCGGATGGGACCAGGCCGCCTACGACCTGCTGACTGGAACCTGGGCACGGGTGATCGGCCCGGCGCACCCGGATGACGCGCCTGTCCGAGCATGGACGGAATGACGGCCGGAATGAGGATGCGTAACTTCTTCTGGTTCACCGTAGGCGTTGTCACCGGAGTGATGTCGCTGTGTGCCTACGCTATGTACTGGGCGAAGGCACGCACCAAGATTGCTTCGTTGCGCTGTCCTTACTGCGACAAAAGATTCACTTGTCGTCACGGGGAAACTGACGCCGCGATCCAGTATCACCAAGAATTTGATTGTCCCGAGTACGAAAGTGAGATGGATTGAATGCGTATCGCTGGTCGTCGGATGCGGGCACGCGTATACAAACTGTCGGACGGCTGGTATTGGTGGTGTCCGAGTCCTTGCGCTCGCGGCGGGGATAAGGTCCGGACTTTTGACGGCGCCATGGAAGAGTTGTTGATACATTTTCGCGAGCATCGCGTGTTTGGTTTCCAGACTGGGAGGAAGAAGTAGTGCTCTGGTTCATCATTGCGATGTTGGTGGCGTGCATCGCTGTCGTATTGATCGTGGTAGATAGGGGGTTGGAGTCCGGTCACGAGATGAAGAGCGCTGGGACCCTCGCCGGAATCTCCCTCTTGGTGATCGCTGCCGTCGTGACCCTCTGCGACATGGCCACCGCGGTCTCGGCGAATTCGGTGGGCATCGAAACCAAGTTCGGTCGGCCGGTTGGCACCTTGCAATCCGGTCTGCATTTCCTCGCGCCGTGGGCGGACGTACAAGAATTCAGTACGCGGGTGCAAGTGACCGACCGTCAGCAGAGCGCCCAAGGTGATGTGCCCGGTGCCGATTGCGTGCAAGTGAACTTGAAGGGCGGAGCGTCCGCGTGCGCTGATGTGGCGGTCCGGTACGTGATCAACCCGACTGATGCGATTGACCTGTGGCGTCGGTATGGTGATTTCGACACGGTTCGGGACCGGTTGCTGCGAACGGCGACGGACAACGCGGCGAAGTTGGTTTACGGACAGTTTGACCCGCAGTCCGCAATCTCTGGGGATGCGTTGCCGCAGCTCACTGCCGGGTTGACCAAGGAGTTGACCAACCAGTTGGCATCTTCTGGGCTGACCTTGGTGGCTATCGCTCCCGGTCAACTGCATCTGTCACCGGACGTGCAGCAGCGGATCAACGACGTGCTCAACGCGGCCACCCAGACGCAGATCGCGCAGCAAACCCTGGCGCGCAACCAGGCGCAAGCGGCGGCCAACCAGGCGTTGCAGGGGTCACTGTCCCAGCAGGTGTTGATCCAGCAGTGCATCGAGGCGGCGAAGGAGATTCACCCAGCGGTTTTCGACTGTTGGCCTGGCAATGCCGCCACGCCACTCGTGAATGTGAGTCGGTGATGCTGAGCCACCAGGAGTACTCCGATAAGGCTCACAAAGCCTCCCACGTCGCCGCGGGGGAAACAAACACCTTCCAGCAGCAACAGTCTTGGGCTCATCGAACTACCTGCTTCCACCGTACCAACGGTAAGGAAGAGAAGTGGAGTAGGGAGAAGTCCCCGAGAGGGGTTTACTCCACGTGGTTGCGGGGTGACATTGCGGTGCTGAACCCAGACCTAGACCCCCAAGGTCTCGCCTACCTCATTGGCCGGAAGATCGTCGGTGTCGACATGACTGAAGGTGAGCTGAGGTTCCACACCGACAGTGAGACTCTGACCTATGCGGTAGATGGCGACTGCTGTTCCCGTAGTTACTTCTACGATATGCACGGCAAAGAGAAGCTACTCGAGAACGGTCCCGTTGTTTCCATCGGAACGATCGAGCTTGACAAACCTGACGACAAAGACCCAGACGACGACTACGAGTCTCACTACGTCCAGGCTTATGGTTTCGAGATTGTCACTAAACATCCCAAGTGGGGAGAGCAAACTACTACGTTCTCTTTCCGCAACGACTCGAACGGTTGCTACGGCGGCGAGATGCACTTCGTCGGAGAAAGCCGGCGGAAAATTGGCCAAACGTAAAGATTATGGACGCGGAGGAAGAGGACAAATGACCGAACAGGAATGTAATCACATTCCGGGCAGCGGATATGGGAGCGGCGTAGCTCGGGGCAGAGCTGAACTAAGGGCGTGGGCGACCGACACAACCCTGGAAGGTCATGTCTGTGAGGTCACCATTTCACGGTGCACTGATTGCGGGCAACTCGTGATTTTCGCGCAGGTCAACGAGGACAAGTTTCCCGTATGGAAGGGCTGGATCACCTTCCCCACCACGCTTGTTGAGATGAAGATGGACCTGAGGAAGAAAAAGTAAGCGCCGGCGGAAAATAATCCCTTCCCCCAAAAGGAAAATCGATGGAAGACGAACCCGAAGAGGTCACCTGCAAAGTATGTGGCTGTCTAGGTCTACGTCACGAAGAGGACGAGACTCTAGTTGTGCATCCAAGAAGTCTAGTTCCCTGTCGGGAGTCTGAATGAAAGGTACAAAGTGAGTATTTACGACTATGACGCCTACTACCTGACCGATCTAGCCAAGGGCGCCCACAACAGCCCAGACGAAGGGTTGTGCCTGATGGAGTTGACGGCGATGTTCGCCCGGGAGCAGCACTCTGACAGTCCGCGGTGTGTGTCACCCGTGTTGGGCGAATTCGGCCGGAGCTTGAACGATGTGTTGCCGGACGGTCTGCGGCAGGAGTTGAAGGGACTGATCCCGTCGCTGCCCGGTACTGCAAACGATGGCTGGGATGAGCGGCGGAGCTTTATGGCGTTGGATTGGCTGATCCGGACGTGGCTGCCGGCGTGGCTGGACCTTTCGCCTCAGTGCCGCGAGGGCGCCCGGAGGGTGCGTGAACTGGGTCGGATCGTTGACTTGGTTTCAGCTGAGCGTGCCGGATCGATCGTGCGGGAGGCGCAGAAGGGCGCGGCTGCCGCTCGGGCTGCCGTTCGGGATGCCGCTTGGAATGCCGCTTGGAATGCCGCTCGGGATGCCGCTGGGGATGCCGCTAGCGCTGCCGCTCGGGCTGCCGCTTGGGATGCCGCTCGGGATGCCGCTCGGGCTGCCGCTCGGGCTGCCGCTCGGGCTGCCGCTGGGGATGCCGCTCGGGATGCCGCTTGGGCTGCCGCTTGGGATGCCGCTGGCGCTGCCGCTTGGGATGCCGCTTGGGATGCCGCTTGGGATGCCGCTGGCGCCGCCGCTTGGGATGCCGCTCGGGATGCCGCTGGGGCTGCCGCTGGGGCAGCTTTAAGTCCCACGGTTCATGGGTTGCAGCTATCTGCAATCGATCTGTTCGCCGAGATGATTAAGAACCCGCGGTGACGCTGCCGTGAGCCGACGGAGAAGGAAAGTGAGCATGGATTTCAATGATGCAGAGCCCTATATCAACAAGTTGAAGGCGTTCCAAACTTCACGGGAGATCGCGAAGTTCCTGATTGGAGAGGGGATCAAGGCTGAACAGCGGCGGAATATGTCTTGTGCTCTCGCCGAGTAACATTCATGAGGGTTCCGGCACTTACGTGTCAGTCAGCTACGAGAACATCTGCTCGTCCTCTGTGCGCCTAGACAGCACAAATCCCCGCTCCCGGCAGTGTTACCTCGAAGACGATGGAACGCTGAGTTGGGTCGAGAGTGAAGTTCTCGCCGTCCCCACCGCGGCGATGAAAAAGTTCATCAGGGACTTTGACCTGGGCGAGTACCCCGAACTCATCGGGTAGATGATCAATCCTCAATGGGTTGCCGATGCCACCGGAGTTGTATCTCTGGTGGCTATCGTGCTTGCCTTGGTGGCGGCGGCGAGGGTGAAATCTTTAACCCGGGTGTTCGGGATCGAACTGTATTCGGTCCATCGGTGGCTGGGGATCATCTCCGTTCTGGGGGTGGTAGGTCATATCGTTTTTGTTCTTCTGATGTCCAGTTCGAATCTTGGAAAACTGTTCATCTGGGACGGAACGTTAGCTTCGAAAGCCGCTGATGTCTCAACGTATTCTTTGATTGCTTTGCTTCTCTGGCGACAGAAACAAAACTACGAGCAGTGGCGACGGTGGCATCTTGTTTTAGCTTCCGCTGTTGCCTTGGCGGGCTTTATTCACATCATTCTGTTGGCGCATCTTATAAAGCACACATCTTTCGCCGGCTCAATCACGGTTCTAGGGTGTGTTGTTGTGATAGCCGCTTTCTATAGACTGACCTCTTCACCTTATTCCGTGATAGGTGTACATCCAGAATCCCCCACTGTTTCCACCGTGACCTTAGCTCCGAAATGCGGTAAGCATCGTCCCACGCAGAGAAGGAAACGATTCCAACCGGGACAGTTCGGGTGGTTACGTCTCCATGGACAGCCAGGGAACGATCATCCTTATTCTTTCTCATCCTCGGCGAACAACAGTCAAGAGATACAGGTAACGGTAAGAAAGACCGGGAACTTCACCGACAAGTTAACAGATTCTGTCCCCGGAAGAACCATCTGGGTGGATGGTCCCCACGGGAGTTTCTCCCCACCAGACTCCGCGCCAGGATTAGTTCTGATCGGAGCCGGAGTAGGGATGACACCGATGATGTCCATTCTTAGAACCTGCGCGGATCAACAAGACACGCGATCTATCAGGTTGATACAGTCCGCCGAATCCCCCGAAGAATTGTTATACTTCGAGGAGGTGAATCAACTTCCGTTGAATCTGGAGATCACGAGAGTGATAACTCGACCCCGCCCAGGGTGGGTGGGGAAAGTGGGGAGGATTGACATTGCGTTGTTGCATCAAGTTCTCCCGGGGAGACCGGTGAGAGAAAACCAAAGTTTCTTCCTCTGCGGGCCTCCGATGATGGTGGTTGATACGGAATGCGCCTTGGTTTCCCTTGGTATCCCCGCGATAAATATCCACACCGAAAGATTCAACATGTCCCCCACGAAAGGTAAACCTAAACACGCATTGGAGGTAGAGCGTGGATAAAATCTTGATGACGGAACATCGAACCACGGTAAAGAAGATCAGCGAGGCATGGGTGGTGACCTGCAATAACTCCGACTGTCCCTTCTACGACACTCCCTCTTTGTTTATGAACTGGGGGAACGCTGTGCACGCCGGGAATTTGCACGCGTGGCACGGAGTGAAAGCTCTTCCGGTGGACTATTCCGTAGCGTTGAGGTGGAGGTGATCACCCCGCGTGCACGACAGATCATCTGGGAACACATCGTTAGTTTCGGGTGGAATATCTTCTTCTTCCTTGCTGGCGTTGTGTTTTTGGTGGTTAGCATCCATCTAGCAGTGAGGTACTGGTGATGGTAGAGACATTCCCTCCGCATTCTGATCAGCCGATCGAACCTCGAGCGCTGACCAACGAAGAGACCGACCTCGTGCTGTGGTTGATTGCCGAACGCGGGTGGCAGTCCGAGGAACTTGGTCGTATTGCGGCGAGGGAGCTGCGGGACCGAAAGAAGAACGAAGCTGAAGCTGCGAAGCGGAAGACATTGGACGCACACAGCGCACTCGTGGAGTCCGCGTCGGGGTTCCGTCGCGCCGTACTGGAAAAGCACGGGCCATACGCGCCGTGGGCCCACGATGACCTAGTCCTGTGTTTCGTTTGTGGGGACAACCAGGGGAGCTTTGATTTTCCGTGCGACGAGTACGAGTTCGCCCGCGATTGGCGTGACGACCATTCCGGGTCTGACTGTTCCGACACATGCACGTTAGCCGTCCTAAAGGAACTCGCTGAGTTTGTCTGCGAACAATGCCCGGTTGGCCACTGTCAAGACTCCGACGACCGCACGACATGGTGTCTGTCTTGCCGTGCACGAGGACTGGTCGCCGGCGGAAAATAATCCCTGAAAAAAATTCCAAAGTGACCTGAAACGAGACGGTCCGCCCTCGACCTATTGTAAGAGAGCGAGGACGGACCGGGTAGAAAACCTACCGCTTAGAATCCTAACGCGGAGGTTAAGATTAACGACGACTTTGATCGACCAATAGGGGCGTGTCTCACCTGTCGTCCCCCAAAAAACTACGCCTGGAATAGAGCAGACGAAAACTACCACACCTGTGGACTCTGTAGAGACAACCTCCGCAAAGGTTTGAACGAGATCGCGGAACGATATCTCATGCTCGACCCCACCCCCAGTAGCGGAGGATGGGACGGTAGCAGAGGTTCCCCCGGTTTCGGTTCTCGCTCCCCCGCCAGTGACCACATTATTGCGATGATGGATCGTAGGTCCAGTTCCGACGCTCGAGTATGGGTTGGTGGGGATGGGAGGGTTCATCGGGAGGCGACGAATCCTCCGCTGTCGGTGTTCTCCGTGCTTGATACATGGGCGTGGGATGTGGCGGAACAAAGAGGCTTCGACCATCGACAGCTGGTTTCCGTCGAGGCTGTCTGTCGCTGGCTGGACAATCAACTCGACTGGATTTGCCGGCATGAAGCTGTCGCGGACTTCCATGAGGATGTGCGGAAGCTTCTGGGACAGTTGAGGCCAGTCACTGGGGATCGCTGTATCCAGATTGGGGACTGTCCCGAGTGTGACACTGCACTTTTCGCTCCCCTTCAAGGTGACACCATCACCTGTGTGGAGTGTGGCGAGAGCTGGAACAAAGACCGCTGGCTGGCGCTAGCGGAACGGATGGGCGTCGATCAGGATGATTTCGTGAGCACTGCTGGGGTGAGTGTTCGTTACAACATCACGATCAGCGCTGTTCGGTCTAGGGCAAGCAGGGAGAAGTGGACTCCGTACGGTCCGCCAAGGGAGCGATTCTGGTCTCTGAAGGAGGTCAGAAAATCTTTCGAAGAAATCCCAGAGCGGTAAATTTATATACTTAGAATGTAGGCGGCGGGTAAGGGATACTCTACGCCGAAAATCTTAAGCACCGTAAAATCCCAGACGGCCAGCGGGCAAACGAACATCTCGAAGATGTAAACATAAGCTGGGTCGGTGCGAGGGGCTAGTTGCGATCCCGTCGTAAACTAGCGAACGTAAACCCCGGGTCCGTTAGGTCGGACACCGGGGTTTACTGCATGTCAGAGAGGTTTCGTGCTGAAGCTCTGTCTAAGATGTGGCCAGTTCAAGTCCCACGGTGTTCGTCTCAACGGTGATTTTCAAAGCGCCTGCGTCGACTGCATCGGGGACGTTCACCTCCCGGTGGAAGAGGTGGACATCCTTCCTGTCTCCCTCAACAACGCGCACATCTACTTCGCTCAAGGCGTTTCTGGCGGGCCGGTTAAAATCGGTCGTACAGTTTGCCTGTCGGCACGATTGAAGTCGTTGCAGACCGGGAGTCCGCTGACGCTCAAGTTCGTCGGGGTCATCCCGTTCGGCGGTGCTGCGACCGAGAAGACTCTCCACAAGAAATTCGCTAACCTCCATGCCCACGGTGAGTGGTTCCACCCGGGAGAAGAGTTGCTTGAGTACATCAAGACCTACTCCTCCGCGCCGGCGGATGTCCCAGATAGGGTCCCGCCGGAAGAGCCGAGTCCCTCTCGATACGTGGGTCTCACGCGAGAGTTCGCCTCGGATCACGAGGAAGATATCGCACTTCTCAAGGGGCTCGTGAGGTTCATCCGCCTCGGAGGAGAAGCGGGACGTAGCCATGGCGAGATCAGTAAAGATCATTTTGACAGCAGCGTGAAGAAGAATGAGATCGACGGCCTCCTAGCTAACCTTCTTTGCGAAGGTAGGGTCAAGAAGGCACTGACCGCTCGTGGTAGCGTGAAGTATCTTTATCCTCGCGTTGTTGTGTGAGGCTCAGAGCGGGATGGCGCAGTAGTAGCGCGTTGGGCTCATATCCCAAAGGTCGTGGGTGCGACTCCCACTCCCGCCACGTGTCACGCCCGGACAATGGGTTCCTCACGGTTCGCCCGTCCGGGTTATCTGCTCGTGGGCCAATCTGGTTAAGCCACTGCTTTTGGGAAGCAGACAGTGGAAGTTCGAATCTTCCCGAGCAGACGCGATTTGAGGAGGTGAGCGCCGATGAAGATGTCCCGTAAACATCTAGACGTAGTGCAGCAGCGACGTTCAAGTAACGCCTCCGGTCCTCACCAGGATAAGAGGCAAAGGCGAGCCCGAACAAGGTCGGCAACGTTGAAGAGGGAGCTAGAGCGACAGTGAAGGTCTATCTCGTCCTCGTCGAAGATCGCCACACGGGGATTGACGTCACCCCATTCGCCACTCTCGAGGCCGCACTTGATCATGCCAAGTCAGAGGTGCTCTCTTTCTTCGACGACGAAGACGAGATCGAGTGGCCAGATGATCCTTCGGAGGAGAGAGTTAGCTGGTGGGTGAGTTGCTCCCCCGAGAGTGATTACGTCAGTCTGATCAGTCGAGAGATGCACTCGTGACCTGGACTATCGTCGTTCTCCTCCTGGCTGTCGGTGTCTGGATTGGCTACCGTCTCGGCCGATGGAATGCTGAGGCTGGTAGAGCAACTCACGATATGTCGAAGACCTGGGAGCGTCGCTCGGACTACCGAAGCTAAGTCGTGTCACACAACGCTCCGCCATATTTTTCGCCGCCTCGCGCGGCCGTGCCTGAAAGAAGATCATGACCTGCTCCCGTCCTTGGCGTTCTACCGCTCGCAAGAATCAAATCCCACCTGAGGGTGACTGGCTTGTGTTCTTGATGTGTTTCGGCAGGGGCGCGGGAAAAACGTGGGCCGCATCAAACTGGATCGCCGAGCAAGCCGCTGCTCGTCCAGGCACGCACTGGGCTATCGTGGCACCTACCTGGCGCGATCTACGACTAGTCTGCATCGAGGGCAGTTCAGGCATCCTCAGGGCTCTCCAGTCGGGCGAACTTGACAGCTTCAACCATAGCGACATGAGTGTGCGTTTGAAGAATGGCTCACAGATTCACGGCTACTCCAACGATGGGGTCGAACGCATCACCGGTCAGTACGCCGGCGCGTGGATCGAGGAGCTTCGCGGCATGGAGAACGCGGAGAAGATGTGGCGTGAGCATCTCCTCCCGACGATGGCGAAGATGGTTCAGCCGAGAGTTTTTGTGACCACCACACCAGAGAATCCCGATCTCCCACTGGAGTGTCCAACGCAGGGTCCGTTCCGGCCGAATGCTCTGCAGAAGACTTTCATGAACGACACCAGTGGCATGGTGGCCAAGGTCCTCGGTAGCACCTGGGACAATGTGGAGAATCTGTCACCTTGCGCGGTTGAGGAGTTGAAGAAGCGCTACGGCAACACTCTCGCGGGCCGTACTCAGCTTGAGGGTATCTCTCTCCCCATGTGAATAACTGGTAGGCTCAAGCTACATCCCAGGTGATGCGGATCGCCTGAGCTGGCACGGTTGTCGGCCATACCGTGAGGATTAGGGAGTGTCGGGTAATCGACCAGGTCCAGGGACAGCCAGCAAAAGCCACCGGTTCCGGTCATCACAGCAAGGCCGGCTTCTGGAACCAACGGTATCCGCACCCTAACTTCACCCGAGAAAGCTCCGAGGAAGCCCCCGGATTTATCCGTGGGGAGGAATCGGAGTGCCGTGCCTTACTCATGTCGTGCCCTCTGGTAAAGTGGATGTCGTGAGGACGGCGTACAAGGTTCGTGCCTACCCCGACACTGAGCAGGCGACGCTGCTGCGTCGCACCTTCGGGTGTGTGCGCCTGGTATGGAACAAGACCCTCGCCGATCGGCAATGCCGCTACACCGTCGAGCAGCGCAGCACTCCGTATAAGGAGACTGACGCCGCCCTCGCTGCGTGGAAACACACCGACGAGCTGGCGTTTCTGTCCGAGGTGTCCTCGGTTCCGTTGCAGCAGACGTTGCGGCATCAGCACACCGCGTTCCAAAACTTCTTCGCCAAACGAGGCCGCTACCCGAAGTTCAAGTCCCGCAACTCGCGCCAGTCCGCGCACTACACCCGGTCGGCGTTCCGCATCAAACCCGATGGATTGTGGCTGGCTAAAACCACTGCGCCGTTGAAAGTGGCGTGGTCGTGGCCCGACATTGACATGACCGGACTCGACCCGACGATGGTCATCGTCAGCGTCGAACCCGACGGCCGCTGGTACGTCACCTTCGCCGTGGACGTTTCCGCTCCGGCTCCGCTGCCCGCCGTCGGCGAGACGGTCGGAGTCGACGTCGGGTTGAAGGACTTCGCTGTCCTGTCCACCGGGGAGCGCATCGCCAACCCACGGCATCTAGCCAAGCGCGCCCGGAACTTGGCCCGCTACCAGCGACGCATGACCCGCTGTAAGCGTGGCTCCGCGAACCGAGCCAAGGCCAAACTGAAGGTCGCTCGGGCACACTCGAAGGTCCGCGCTGCACGAAACGACTTCCTGCACAAGACCAGCACCACATTGGTCCGCCGGTTCGATCGGGTCGGCATCGAAGATCTGAACGTATCCGGCATGGTCCGCGATCACCCGCTCGCCAAGGCGATTTCCGACGTTGGGTGGGGCGAGTTCCGGTCCATGCTCGAATACAAGGCGCAACGCGCCGGACGTCAGATGATCGCCATCGACCGCTGGTACCCGTCGAGCAAGACATGCAGTTCGTGTGGCCACCTGCTGACCTTCCTTTCCCTTGGTACGCGTCAGTGGACGTGTCCCGGATGCGGCACCCGACATGATCGGGACTTGAACGCCGCGAAGAACATCGATACGGCGGCCGGGCTGGTCGCTGCTGCCTCCGGAGGGCCGGTGAGACCTGTGCAGGCAACTGCTGGGCACGGCCCAGCGAAAGAGGAACCCCGACTCGTGAGGGTTGGAATCCCCCGCCTTTAGGCGTGGGGAGGAAGTCAAGTAGACCTCTACACTGAGCCGAGAGACGGTCCCGTTCTTGTTGAGCACATCCGCTTTCCCCTCGAATTCTGAAGAGAAACCCCCGAAGTTTCTGAAGAAGGAATCGTGAGTCCCTGCGCATGAGAAAGAGTTTCGGCTTCTACTACACCCGCGAAGACGAGGTACGTCTTCGGATCCGAGAGTATCCGTGGCGCTGGCACTTTCTTGCTTACGCAGCTGACGTCGTCTGCGCCATGACTCGTCACCGACTGTGTAACAGTCTTGTTTCGTGGGCTTATGACAAGGCCGATGGCCACGTGGGCTACAAGGAAGAGTTCCCCGCCTCGAAGGAACAATGGGTGGAGTTCGCTAAGGCTACCGGCGGCGAGGACCCTTCGTGGTGGTGGACTGAAGAAGAGGAATCGTGAAGATTTACCGCGAACATAACGTCGGCTACTCCTGTAGAGGTTTCGCACTCTTCATCACGGAATTCCCTATGCACCGTTGGGCTTTGGGTGAGGTCGGATACAACCTTATCGGACGTTTGAGGTGTTCCGAACTTTCCCACCGTGCGTTGAATGCGATCATCGACTGGCAGCATAAATACACGTTCACTGTGGCGGAAATTCCGTTGACGACGGAACAAGCGTTGATTCTATGTCCCAGCTATGAGGACGAGATCGAACCTGAGGGTTGGATCACAGTTAACGGCGCTGATGAGCATGGGGATATCTACGAGGACGCGGCGTTGACCGTCGCTAGGTGTAGGGAATGTGGTCAGATGCTCCCCGCGAATGGTCGTTGGTGGCAGAAGATCATTGATGAACACCGACCTTTTTGCGCGGCGAGTTGATGACCGACGAATACTGGGGTGGGGAACTAGCTCCCGCTGATAGATGGGGTAGATGTCCCATCCGTGGCAATGCGGTGAAGATCGTTCACGAAACTCTATGTGATCACGCTGAGTTCGAAGATGCCGCACTGTGTGGTCCGACGGCTTCGTTGGTCGTCGATAGGTTGATTGAGGCTGAGATTTTGCCGGACGAGATGGCCGAATGAGACGCTTCGATAGCATCGGTATCGGCGAAGACTACTTGGCGATCGACCGGTATCCGTGGTACTGGTGGCCAGTCAAAGAGTTCCTCCACCTCTTCTGCAAGGCGACTGGCTGTCGTTTCTGCATGTCGCACCTGGTGTGGAAGTTGGACCACAAGTTTCTCAATTCCCCGCACCAGACCTTGAAGATTCCGATGTCTCCCGAGTTGCGGGTTGAGATTGCCAAGGCATACGGCATTGAGTTGACGTGTCATACGTGGCTCGACGACGAAGAAGACGATCAACTGTGTGAGCTTCCGGCTCTGCATGAGGGTGAACATTTCGACTCGGACACCGGCCGGCGGTGGACGTGAGCTTCGGAATCGCGGGTGAAGACGAAACCTTCGACACTCTCGAAGAGCTTCATGCGCACTGCTGGAACAAGAAGACGACTCTTGAGAAGATGAAGCTTCAGATCAGACGTCGTTACCTTTGGTGGTTCCGGAACCCGATCCGTGACGCACACTATGCCGTGAAGTGGGCTTGGCAACGAGTCTTTCGTGGCTGGGATGACCGTGCGATCTCGAACCTTGACTGTCACCTAGGCGAGACCCTCGGTGCGCAGCTAGTTAAATTGGCCGAAGAAGGCCACGTTTGGCCGGGTGAAGAGTGGGGAACCGTCGAGCAGTGGGACACTGACCTAAAGAGGCACGGTGAGGCGCTCTTGGCGTACTGTGGACTATGGGAGGCCGAGACCCGCGAAGAAGAAGAAGTCCTCGTCAAGGCCGCGCAGGAAGCTATGCACTGGGTGGCAGAGAATCTAGGGAGTCTGTGGGACTGATGGTCGCGGTGATTGACCCTTGGGATTACACCTCCCTAGCTCACCACTATCCCTGGGTGCGAAATCTCGGCTACGACGATGTTGTCACTTTCGCCTACGAACTTTCATCCTTCCATGCTGATGATCATCAAGGTCGTCAACAGTGCATCCTTGAGTGGAAGAATACGGCGGAGATTCTAGCCGACCCCGAGTTGACCAAGCTGCTGACTACTCCCGTCGATGAGTGACGACATCTCTTTCCTGGTGGACTTCAATGAGCTTGACGACGACGGCATTCTGAGTGCGTTCGCATCTACAAATGCACTCAAGGGTCGCAAGGTGCACATGTATGACGACGACGGGAATGCGTGCATTGGGGAGATCGTGTCCTGCACTGGAAGACTCGTGAAAGTGTGTCCGGATTTTTCGTACTGGATGCCAGCGAGTCCCGAGTTCGCCGCTCATGAGTGAAGCTGACGACGCTGCCGCCGCATTCTATGAGGACCCAGCGAACAGGGTAGCGGTCGGTCCCGGTCGCAAGCGTCGCCCCAAGCGCATGGAACCTGAGCGCACCCCCGAGTCCTTCAAGGGTCATGAGGGTGAATGGCTGGCGGTGAAGAACGGTCACGAGATTGTGGCTACCGGGAAGACTCCATTTGAGGTCACCCGCAAGGTGATGGCCGGTGGTGACGAGATGAAAGACGTTGTGATCCGATACCACCCGGAGTACTCGGACGTAATCGTGATTGGTCTTGGCTAATGTCTCGCCGCCGGAAAAGGGGAGGTTCTGATGGACGGCCGATTCTTCGACCTGCTCGGAATCGACCCGACCGACCCCACCCAACAGCTCGCCCTGGAGCTCGTTGACTCCGACGATCGCCTTTTGCAGGGGCTCGTCGCGTTGCGCGGCGCCAAGCACCTGAGCCAGGCAGAGGTTGGTCGGCGGATGGGGGTCACCCAGCCGGCGGTGGCCGCTTTCGAACGCGCCGACGCTGACCCGAAGCTCTCCACGATCCGCCGCTACGCCCTCGCAGTGGGTGCGATGGTGCACCATGTGACGCTAACGAAGCCCGGAGTGGATACGTGAGCCTACTTGTAGCATTAACAGTTGCGGCCGGTATTCTTTTTCTGTGGCTCCTGGCGATGAGACTTTGAGGGAAATGTCTGACACGCAAATCAAGATCACGTTCACGACCATCCCGGAGACTTCCCGTGTCCTCAATGCGACCGCAATTCACGTGATGAACGGTGGCCTCGACATCTATCGAGAATCCCGCAAGATCGCGCACATCGTCGAGGGTCATTGGAAATCGTGGGAGATCGTCGAAGCGAACGCCAGTATTGCCGTCTCTGTCGATGGTAAGCCGTTGCGCACCGTGGGCTCTGTCGATGGTAAGCCGTTGCGCGTCGTGGCGATCCTCAAAGACTCTACGGACTCCATTGGCTGATTTCGCAAATTTTATTTCCCTCGCGCGGCCGTACGCTCCGACCTTATCGCCATTGCTTCCTTCTTGAGTTGAGCTGGGGTTTTATTCCCCACCTCTTTTTGGACAAGTGCCGCTCGTGCCTGTCGTGGAGTGATTTTCCCGTGTCCGGGTTTGAGGGTGTACATTTCCCCGTCTGGACCTTTCTTGTAGTCCGGCCGGGCGGAAATGAACTCCAAGATAGTTCTCGCTCCACGTCGGATGGCATGCCAGTACTCAAGTCTGTACACGAGGTTGCATGAGGTACAGGGTTTCCTACTCACCAGGTACCCCTCGTCGGTGAAGTCGGTGAACACTCTTTCACTCCCCCGCGTGGGTGCATAGAGATGCCTACCCCTCTCCCGACATGCGGCTACACCGTCACTGGCCGAGTCCATGTACTCGAGGACGTCTACTTCTTCGGCGCGGGTGACTTTGGGGCGCTCGTTCTCGCCTTGGATGCTTCGTAGGGTCATAACGTTTCCTTCCGTTGGAGCTTGTTGCTCGGGATGGGTAGATCGCTGCGTTAAGCCAGCCGCCGACGAGGCCTACCGCCTCTACCCATGGGAACATTTGCCAAGAGACCGGCGGCACGTGCTTCGTTGATCCAGCGGGCGGCGGTGGAAGTGGCCACGCCGAATGAATCTGCCACCAACTTACGTGGCGGCGCGCACATACTTTCGGCCATCTGATACATCAGCGCCACGATGCGGACGCGTGGCGCGTCAAGCTTCGCCAGGGTGTCCCGTGCGAACGTCTCGACTGCGACCTGCATCAGTGCAGCGGTTGGCAAGTCTGGTGGCTCCGTCTGGGTCGGTGTGTTGAGCGTCAAATTGATTACCTGGGGATGGTACCTGTCAAACATGCGCTCAAGCCGCATTGAGACGGCATAGCCGCACCAATCGGGGATGTCCACGATGAGCACCGACGGCAGCCTCAGGTTCTCGCTCAGCCAGTCGTCATTTACCGTGGTGACAGTTGCGTCCACTACTTGGTCCTCAGCCTCGTTGACCGCACTCGTTGCAGGTGAATCCTGCTGGCGGGTTGTCGTGGCACACGGGACACTCTGGCTCCAGTTTGATCACGGGGATGAGCGCGGCAAGCTTGCTGACGTCGACCTGCAGCAGTCCCGTGAGGGTCAGCGCTTCCTGGATGGGAATCGGTCGTGCCGCATGTTCGTTCTTGGCGATTGTCGACTGAGGCGACCTGAACCCCAGCTGCTGCATCTTCTGGGCGAGCTTCCTCTGGGACCAGCCGAGGTTCACCCGAGCATCCCTCACGAGCTTACCAAACTGGGCTTCTATGCTCATACCCGAGGAGCCTACCCCACGCCGGGTTCGTCGAGCAAATCCTTGTGGGGACTCATGATCGAACCTCAGGAGCATACCCGAAGACTCTCAAGATCGCGAACCGCGCTTGGAAGGGGTGTGCTGTGGCTAAAGTCAAGGAGCTTCCTGAGTACAGCTACAGAGGATTCGGCGGGGAAATCTACGACTGTCCCACCATCAAAGCAGTCGACGCCTACCTTGTGCAAAACTCTGCCTCCATCAAAAAGTGCTCACCACTGCTGGTGAACAAACTTAAAGTGCTACAGCTAGATCGAGATTTGCTTTTAGATCTCAGATGGTTGCTGGCACCAAATGCTTCGTCCTCTTGAGTCCTAACACCGCACTTAAATTCTAATTCCCGGCGGACTTCATAGAGACTCTAGAGGACGATCCCTTTCCCGATGTCGAACGGGATAAAGGTGTTATGTCAGTCGGCGTTGATGTAACACCTTTATCCTCCCGAGGAGTAAAAATGCGTTGGCGTTGGGAACTGGTTAAGGCTGCGTTCGGACGTACACCACCCACTTCGGAAATGCTCGTCAATGTCGACCTGACGCTGTCTCCGAAACAGCTCCGAGAGTATGAAGCTGTCTTTAATGACTGCTTGGAGCATCCGACTGAACGTCACCGTGCCAAGTTCCTTGAGCCACCCAGCGTTGGACTCTCCATTGGTGACATCTGGAGTCAGTCTGCGATTGAGCGGCCAGTCGACTAATGAGGATAGCTCTATCTGTTCTCGGCTTTGAGCTCTGGTGTCTATCTGTCGAACCGGGTGAATGCGGCGAGGACGATATTCCGTCGATCCGTCTCGGTTTTCAAGGAAGTGCACCCTCAGAGGTTGACGACGAATAGGTCGTTCCGGGCATTTTTTCTTTTCCTCGCGCGGGCGAGCGAGTGCCATATTTCATGGACGTTTGCGTCCACCAACAAATAAGGACGTATCCATGACTGCTACTAACTATTTGCCTCTATCTGAGGTGGCGAAGGTTCAGCCCTTCGTCCAGTTCTCAAGCACCACTACCGCTTTGGCCACTGCGCTGAATACTGCATTTGCCGCCGCCGCTGGATTCATTCAGGTCACGGCGGATGCCACGACGGGGCAAACGACCAACGCTCTAGTCGTGGCGTCGGATGTTGTGGTGTTCAGCGTGCCGGTTAACAACTGGGTCACGTTTTTTAACGGCACGTGGAGCCAACTGACTCCTACTCAGCTTGCGGCGTCGTATGCCCAGTACTTCACCAGCTGACCGTTTTACTTGCTAACTACATGCCGCTGCTTAGTAGTCTAAAAGGGAGTTTTACCGGTGTCTTCCGTTAGTTATATCCGTCGTCCACACGCCGCCGCTTCGGGGTATAACGCCCGCCAGGTCGCGACCGCATACAACTGTCCCATTACTCAATACGACGGTACCGGTATCACTGTAGGCGTCATCGAACTTGGTGGCGCCTGGAATCCGTCCGACTTCCAGGCTCTTGGTCTAAGCACCGCGAATGTCACGGTTGTGTCCGTGGATGGTTCGCAGCCGGTGTCCGATGGTCCGAATGGTGCCGACGGGGAGGTGGCTTTGGACCTGGAGGTTATAGCTGGGGTCGCCCCGGGCGCGAAGATCAGGTGTTATTTCAGTGCCAATACCGATCAGGGCTTCCTAGACGGCATCAACCAGGCTGTGACCGATGGTTGCGACTTTATCTCGATCAGCTGGGGTGGTCCGGAATCGCAGTGGCCAGCGTCGACTATCCAGTCCTTCGATGCCGCATTCGCCGCGGCAAAGGCCAAAGGCGTCCTAGTGTTCGTGGCGTCGGGGGATTCTGGTCCCGATGACGGCACCCGTAGGCGCACCGTGGATTTCCCGTCCAGTGACCCGAATGTGGTGGGCTGCGGCGGTACTCGACTTGTGTTGAATTCCTCCGGTGGCCGGCAGTCCGAGACGGTGTGGGATGACAATCCGTCCAGCGATGCTAGTGGCGGCGGTGTCAGTGGGGTTTTCCCCGGCCGCAAGGTACCTGATGTCTCTGGTTGCGGTGATCCGGTGACCGGCTACGAGGTGGAAATCGATGGCGAGTCTGGGGTGATCGGCGGCACTAGCGCGGTCGCTCCGCTGTACGCGGCGATGTGCGCGGTAACCAAGCAGGCCCTCGGCAAGAACTTCGACCTGGTGGCGACCGTGACGGCCAACCCGTCGATCTGTTTCATTCCCACGGCGGCCAGCGATGGCGTCACCGGCGGTTTGGGAGTTGTCGACTTCGGCAAGCTCCTCGCCGTACTGCAGGGTGGAACGGTAACCCCTCCCCCGCCTCCGTCGGGTGATACCGATCCCAGCGATGTGGCCGTGGCAAGCGCGATGCACACCTGGCTTTCTGCCAAGGGGCTGTAGACAATGCCGAACTTTAACCTCGAATTCACTGGTGACGCTTCGAAGCTTCTGAAGACTATCGACGAAGCCAAGGCTGCACTCAAAGAGCTGGAAGTGGCGGCCGCGAAGGTTTCCTCAGCGAAGATCACCAAGATCGAGGTTGACGGTCTCCGCGTAGAGTTCGATAAGCCAATCTCGCAGGATGAAGCCGATGCGTGGATTTCGAGGTATCGGAAGGCATATCAGTTCGGTACTGATATTTTTATGGCGGCCGGCGTGCCCAGTTAATTCGTGCTGTGCAATTAGTTGGAGGTTGAACGCACGATTTTCAGCTCCGATCCATCGGAGGCGGTTATGTCCGAACCTGACAACCATATTCAATACGTTACTCAAGGTGAACTCATCTCTAGCCTTGAGCCCATCTACACCTACATCATCGAGCTCGTCGATGGCTACAACGCGCTAAACACTGAACTACAGACCTTGAAGGAGAAACAAGTGGCTACTCAGGCCGATGTTGACGCTCTCACCTCCGCTCTCCAGGCGGAGGACTCTGAACTGTCCACTGCCGTGTCTGGCCTCCAGACTTCTGTGACCGCCATCCAGGCGGAGATTGTGCAGTTGCAGCAGGCTAACCCGACTCTGGACTTGTCCGCGCTGACCGCTGAGGTCGCTAACTCGCAGGCTCAGGCCGATGCAGTGCAGTCCGCTGTAGCCGCGGCTGCGGCGCTCGTCCCGCCGCCGGCCAGCTAATTTCGTGTACGATAGGGGGAACTCGATATCCTGGGTTCCCCCTATCGACCATATATCCCAACGCCGAGGGAAAAAGACGTTGTTCGAACGCTTCACAGATAGAGCGAGAAGGTGCGTAATCCTCTCTCAAGAGGAGGCTAGACTCCTCAACCACAGTTATATCGGCACAGAGCACATCCTTCTAGGCCTCATCCAGGAGGGTGAAGGTGTAGGAGCACTTGCTCTAAAGTCGATGGGTATCGAACTTGAGAACGTTCGTAAACATGTTGAGGAAGTCATCGGCCGGGGACAGCAGGTAACTTCCGGACATCTCCCGTTCACTTCCCGAGCGAAGAAGGTGGTCCTAGAACTGGCCTCGAGGGAAGCGCTTCAACTGGGACACAACTATATTGGCACAGAGCATCTCCTCCTTGCGTTGATCCGTGAAGGGGAAGGTGTTGGTGCGCAGACTTTGGTGAAGTTGGGTGCTGATCTAAACCGTGCACGTCGGGAAGTTTTACAGCTGTTGAACCCGCCGCGGAAAAAAGACGCCGAGAAGAAGGACCCCCCATTCACTGTCGCGGTTGACGGCCACTTATTGACTCCCAATCAGGTCCGCGAGAACCTCTCCGGCACCCCGGCTGGCGATGATGTCCAGGTTAAGCAATCCCCCTCCGTCCGTCTTCTGCACTTGTGTCAGCGTCTTGGACATTATCAGATTTCGGGTATGGAATTGGATGGATACGACTTCAACACTAGTGACGTTGATGGCTTGCTTGAGGAGCGACTCACTATCAGGTGGCGACCGACGACGTGAAGCGCGATGACTGAACCGATCAAATTCGACCTGGAAGTTCGACCCGGCTATCTAGGCGAGTACGTGATCACGCACTACCTCAAGGGCGACGTCTTCCTACTCCAACAGCCCGGCGCCGACAAGTCCAAGGGGATTCCGCTGACCCGTGAGCAACTGGTCGGGGTGCGCGACACGATCAACCGGGCACTCGGAGACGGAGAAGCCGAGTGACGGAAGCATGGGATATCTACTGGCACCTCATCTTGCCGCTCGCCATCGCTGGCGTCTTAATCTGGCCTCCCCTGGTCGTCTGGACGAAGATTCAGAGCGACAAGCTAGCCGCGTTGTTTATCTTTGTTTTCACGTTCGTCTATCTGCCGCTACTGCTTACCGGTTTCGGCATCCTCGCATCCGTGGGTGCTGCCGTGAGCTACGAGGCTGCCCGCCGCGCGAGTCAAATCTTGGGATGCTCTGCCAGCCATGACTGACCCGGTCGACTTCCTACGCGCCAAGCTGGACGAGGTTGAAGCTCCGAGCGAAGGAAGCTGGCGAGCGACTCGGAAGATGCTAGAGATTCACTATCCGACCCTTCCCGGCACTGAGTGCACGCTCTGCGGGTGGGGTGAACCCGACGATGGCCGAGACCCGTCCGAGGGTTACTGGCCGTGCCCGACACTGAGACTTGTCGCGGAAATGTGGGGTTGGCATGAGTGACGACAAGCCGAAATTCGTCCAGTACACGTGGGGGTGGACGAACAAGAACTACGATTCAATCACCGTGTACGAAAGCATGAACGGCCGAGTTACCGTAGCGGATCTACTTGAGTATCTACGCGAGGCCGCACCCGATGCGCCCGTGGACGACGTGCACATAAACGGCTCGATCAACTGGAGACAGCCTCCATCGGAAGAACAAACCGCAAAACTCGTGGAGCATCAGCGTAAGAGTGATGAGCGTCACGAGAAATGGGAACGTGACATGTGGGAGAAGCTGAAGGCGAAGTACGGTGAGTGAGTGTTCTCTCTATATCCGGACCTAGATTTCGGCTCCGTCCTCACCACTCATCAAAGAGTGAGAAAGTGGATATTCCCGTTCTCCAGTTTCATGCTTCTCTCGACGAAAGAGTTAACGGACAGTCAACATCAGAGAGGAAGAGGCCGTGGGGCGTCACAGTAAGCCGTCTCAGTCTCATGCTGGACGCAACATCGCAGCCGTGGCTACTTCCGGAGCTTTTGTAGCGGTTCCACTGACACAGGGAACCGCGTTTGCAACTACAGAAGAAACGCACCCGGCAATTGAATCAATTGCGCAAGCGGATGGTCCGCCACAAGGGTGGGGCGGCGTTGTGAAATGTGAATCCGGTGGCCGCATAGACGCGGTCAATCCGGAGAGCACGGCGAGTGGCGCTTTCCAGATACTGGATTCGACGTGGCGGTCGAACACTGGTTTGCAGTACTCCCGCCGCGCGAAAGATGCGACTTTTCAGCAGCAATTGAATGTCGCTAATCATATTTATGCGCAGTCGGGATTAGTCCCTTGGACTGCATCGAGGCATTGCTGGCGCCACATCCTCAGCACTCCCCTGCGGATCGTCGGCGGACTCCTGGGGATGGCTCAGCGGCAGCCCGAGGAGCGGCTCATCTCGGATGAGCACAGTACGGGCCGCCACCGCCGTTTCGGCCGCCACCGTGCTATTCAGACCCCTGTAGCGCGGCCCCAGATCATTCAGGCCTCGCAGAGGTACACGGTCAAGCCGGGAGACACGTTGTCGGCCATCGCGACAGAGCATGGTCACACCTGGCAACAACTGTTCGAGTCGAACCGTGCGACGGTCCATGACCCGAATTTAATCCACGTCGGTCAAATCCTGAGCCTGTAGGTGAGACGCCAATGCTGCGTCATCGTTTAGTCGTCGCACTTCTCGTTGTAGTCGCGCTTGTCGGCTTAACGCTGCCCGCGGTAGCACGATCTCACCACCACAAGCACCATCACCATCATAAGCACCACTCGTCAAGTCAGTTCGAGGATCACCACAAGAAGAGGCATCACCACGGGAGCAACATTTCCCTCGGAGGTGTCTCTAACGCGTCCGGTAGTACGGACAGCTCGGGCATTTCGAGTGGTGCGACCTCGAGCGGCTCTGACGCCAGCACGGATACCGGCAGTGCGGTACCCACCGCTAATACTCCCGCGGTGGCTCCCGCCACGGGCTTGACTGCGCCCGATGCGACGACCGCGACACCAGCTGCTGGCCTCGTCCCAGGCGGTACGCAGGAAACGATCATGAGAACGGGCTATGCGGCCGCCGACAATAATCCTGCTGGTTCAACCACAATTAGCCAACCGGTTATCCATTCAAAGGCCGGTGGGACCTGCACGAACTCAGACCCGACAACTTTCGCATCCCCCGGAAGTGCCGGTTCAACGGAATTCCCTAAAGGTGAGCGCGTTTATTTTCCTGATCTACAATGCTACGGAATCAGTGAGGATAGCGGCGCAACTAAGGAATCGGTTAAACATATTGATTTGTGGTCCGGGAATCAAGCTAAGTCCATTACGGATAAATGCGAATCCGACATTACCGGCAGCACGACAATCATTGTGAATCCCCCGTCGAATGAGCCCGTTAACCCCGGAGCCTTGACTACAGCCTCAGGCTGTCACTTCCCGGCGGGGTTTAGTAGCGGTGGCTCAAGTGGTGGCGGCAAGAAGCATCACAAGAAGAAGAAGTCCGACAACTAGACGCCGAAACGGACGGACATGCAGGAACCGGTAGCGATCAAGCCTAAGTTCGTATACACACCTCCGACTCATGCATGGCTTGTCACCGAGGACAACATGCAGCAGGTAGCGGACTGGTGTGGTGGGACGATACGTAGCGGCGGTGACATGATCGTGTTCCCGATCCGTGATCCGTGGGCAGATGCAGACCCGTGTTGCAGCAGCGACGGTGCCGGACCTGGCGACTACATCGTCAAGTACCCCGACGGTTTCGCGTCGTACGGCGCGTCCATCTTCGTCGATAGCTACGTGGCCACGTGAGCTGGATCGAAGTCCTATCGTCCCACGTTGAACTTCCCTGAAGTTAGCATGCGAAATCGGATTCCCGGTAAGGTTCATGGTCCGCACGAACTACGAGGGAAGAATCACTATGGCCAAGAACCACAGACAGAGCATCTCGTTCTCTGACGAAGCGTTCGGATTTCTCAGCAAGCTAGCCGAGAAGCGCGGTGTTACGGTCTCCGAGGTAGTGCGAACGGCGATCAACCGCGAAGCGTGGTTTGACAATGTCACCGAGAAAGGCCAGATCTACTACAAGCCAGATGACGCCGCGGCCCCGCATCCGGTGGAGTTCGTCGATTAGCGTGCCTGAGCACTCCAGTTCTCAACCACCACAACATCTAAACAGGTTGCAGCGTTGGGTCAATCATCTAGCCGAACTGGAAGAGTTGCGGAAGAGGGAGTAAATGCATCTCCACCCCGCGATACATAAAGTCCATCTTCGTCGCACCGCTAGTATCCAGCTTCGTGTAGCAGATTTGATCACCCGCTTTGCCGGGTCGATGAATTTCGTTTACCTTCACCTCGTTGCCTTCACTCTGTGGATGCTGTTCGCAGAGACAACCCCGTGGCCAACCTTAACTTTGGTCGTCTCCCTCGAGGCTATCTTTCTGTCAACGTTCGTGATGGTGGGACAGAATAGAGCTCAGGAGCTGCAGCAGGCGAAAGCGAACCACGATTTCGTCGAGCAAGAGGCTGAGTTGAAAACCAACACCCAGTTGACGAGGGAAATTCACGCGTTGACTACGGAACTGCATAGAAGGACGGCGAGCAGCAAATGAACAAGCATTGGTGACGAAGATTTCTGTCACGATTTCAGATGAAGCTCTCGAGGACCTCCGAACTTTAGCCGCAGAGCAGAATTTAACTTTCCGCGCGGCGGTGGAGCAATCTATTCAAACGATGAAGTTCCTTCACGACGATATGAAGAATGGCAGCAATCTGGTGCTGGAGAAACCTAACGGTAAGTTAGCGCGGATCATTTGGTCGGTACCGTGCTAGAACTTTCTTCTCTAGACCGTTTTTCCATCTCCGGTAGAGGTGACGCTGTCGTTGTCGAACTTGACTCCGAGTGGGTCGATCATAACGACCCCAAGTTCCTCCGCGGAATGTCAGTGATGGTCGACGGGGTGATTCACATCGTGGCCGGGGTTGAGACTTCGCTCCATCCGTGGCGTCCGGACGAAGGTCATATTCTCTCCCGCCGGCGAGTTTCGTTGCTTCTTAGCGATTAGGTCTTACCCACGGAGTCTACGCCGATTTTAGGGAAAATCATGAATGGTGGGCCAGTCTTGTGACCGACGAAGAGGGTATGGCTCCCGTCTATTCAGTAGACAGACTATCTTCGACGAATGCCGTGGTTCCCCCGGAGAAGCTCGACCCGTCGGAGAGGGTGCGTATTGACGCTGCTGCATCCCGTGCGAGAAAAGTTTTCGGAGGTCCGGTGGGGGAATTTCTCGAAACCGAGTTGAGGTCGTGGGTCGTGCTATCCCTTCGTCTGGATCAACGAGGTCTCGTCTCCCGTATGGTCAACGCCATCCTTGACATGCCAATTCCCGAAACGCCGAAAGTGGTTTGAATGCCGTTCTTCCGCAAAGAGACCTACGAGCAGGCATGACCGTGGACTGGTTGGATTACGAAGTTGTCCCGCTGACTCCCCACATCCGCTATGTCGCGAGAAAAATCGTATGTCTGTATTACGACCATTTCGCCGGAGGGAAACTTTACCCGCAAACGGAAAGATTCTGGCTGCGCGACCGTGACTTAGATGAATGCGAGTTGGATACTTTCGACGACGAGGAACTTTCTTGCTTCGAAGCTATCCGAGACTTGTCTTTAAATGAGCGTGCCACTTCGATGGCTTTGGGTCACGGTTTTTGGCGGGGCGTGGCTCACGTTAATGACGTCCGTGTGGAACACATGCTCCACTGGCGGGAAGAGTCGAAGAATCTCGGTGGTGCGTATCCGAGGTTCACTATCTGCCAGTTCGGGACTTTTGCTAGTGGGTCGTCATAGGCTGCAAATGTGAACATTGCCTGCTGCGTAAAGAAGTGTTGCGTCGGTTGAGGCGTGAACAGTCTTTGTTTCGTAAGTTGTGGAAGAAACGAAAGTGAGCTATGGATTCCAGGCTTAAGATTGTCAACACTGAAGGTGTTGGCTTCAAAACCAAGATTTTCATCGACGGCGAAGATGTTTCTTCTTGTTTCAAAGAAGCCAAGATCGGTATCGCCTACGATGGAGCGGTTGAGGTTGAGCTCTCCCCCGTCCTGGCTGAGATCGAGATTGACAACGTGATGCAGTTGAAGATGCCAGTGGACGGCACTCGTGAACTGTTGGTGAAGCACGGTTGGACTCCCCCGGTGGAACCTAAGGTGGTGAAGGCGGTCAGGACCACGTTCCCGTACGAGCCATTGGATTTCGGCTTGGTGGAGGATGGGGAGTCTGTCGGCGGCGTTGAGCTCCTGAGTAGGTTCTTCTCCCGCGTCCAGGAAGAGTGGGAACCGAACGATGCCGACACTCTGACCATGAGTCGAGTTTACGACGATCTTGGCCGTTCGATCCCGGGGAAGCGTAAATACCTTCTCGAGGTCACGATGGATTCGGCGGAAGAGTTCGCTCGGTCGGATTGTGAATGAAAACTTCCCTCACCGCAGAATACGATACGGAACTTTCTCGTATGGTTTTGTCGTTGATGGCGGATGACGCAATCGGTTTTAGAGTTTTCCTCGTCAAAGACGGTGGTCGTGAACTTGTCCGTGGATGTCCCGGATATTGGCCGGCGGAAAAGAATTCCGCCACCGTGGTTTACGACTATGAGGTTCACGGGAAAGTTACGTATTCCGCGTTTGGTTATTTCGGGGAGTCTCTGTCTCCCGGGCCGTGGTCACGGAATGTCACGGTGAACACTTCTTGGCCTGCGCATTGGCTGTTGAGGGACGAAGAGTTTGAATAGTGCTTTGGTCGCCAGGCTCGGACTTGAACCGAGCATTACCAGACCCAACGTCTGGCGGGCTTGAAGCCTCACAGAACTTGACGCTGCCCGGTGCACTCGGGTCTGCCGTTGCTGTCACGCTGGTCACCGTTTCCGGTGCCGCCTTTACCCCACTGGCGATGACTCCACCCTACCAGCAAAGTCAGGATGTTGGCATGACTTTCGAGCGAGCGCAGTGGCAGTACGACAACATGCTCCCGCCGGAAATCTGGTACTGCGATTGTGGGATTCGTATCGACGAGGATGAAACGATGTGCGCGGATTGTGCCCAGCTTCAGGCGCTCCTTGCGGACGCTCAAGAGCTCGCAGACCACGGAGACTGGTACGACGACACCGCTGACGAGATCGAGGAACGGACCTCGATCACACAGGCGCTGATGCCAGCACAGCTCGCCACCGAGCTCTGGCAAGATCATTATTCGCTCGGGCGCCCCATGTAGCCACTGCGTGGGCGCCCAAGACTCGAACCTGGGTGTATGCCATTCGCCCATCTAACTTCCCTCGCCTCGCCTAGCCACGCCTCGCACTGCCGCGCCATGCCTGGCCTAGCCTTGCTTATGCCGTGCGTGGGTGCCGCAGACTCGAACCGCGGTGTATGCCGTTCACCCGCCAAACTCCCTCGCCTTGCCGTGCCCAGCCATGCCCAGCCCAGCCTCGCCATGCCAAGCCGCGCCTGGCCTCGCCAAGCGTTGCCGTGCGTGAGCGTCGAGGACCCGAACCTCGATGTATGCCGTCCGCTCTCCATCTATCCCTAGCCCTGCCACGCCGTGCCGTGCCCAGCCCAGCCACGCCGTGCGTGGGCGTTCGGGACTCGAACCCGAATGTGTGCCACTCGCCCTCCAACTATCCCTAGCCTCGCCTTGCCACGCCCGGCCCCGCCATGCCGCGCCCAGCCGTGCCTCGCCTTGCGTGAGTGCCGACGGCTCGCACGTCGGTGCCTGCTGGCCACTCAGTACTCCCCCTGCCTCGCCTAGCCGTGCCCAGCCATGCCCGGCCTCGCCGTGCCGCGCCACGCCGTGCCTTGCATTGCCGAGCCTAGCACTGCCAATGCCGTGCCACGCCCAGTCCCACGGGTTCGGCGCCCATCGGGTGCGTCAGCGGCGGGACTGGGTAGGCTGACGGATGCCGGAGCCAGTCACGAGCTGGCTCCGGCCCTACAGCCCGAAGTAGTGCTTGCCTTGGTGACTGTGCGCCCGGAGGCAGAACAAGTTCCCCGAGCTGCTCTCGGCCATGCACAGTCTAACCATCTTGTTGTTGATCACTCCATAGGCCCGCTCTCCGTCCTCGAAGTGATCCACACCGATCGCGTGGAACTTCATACCTAACCGCTGGTTGTAGTCGGACGATTTACTCATTTTCTCTCCTTGTTTTTTCTTGCGAGGTTGTCATGGAATTTCAAGACCTGAACTCTCTCCCTCCTCTCCCGCCGAAACGTCGTAGACGAAGCAACAATCAACGAACCGGCATGAACGCGCTCGAAACGTGGCAACGAGACTACAAATGTGTCCAGATGCGTAAAGCCGGCCACGATTGGGAATCCATTTGTGCCACTTTGGGATACTACGATCATTCCCACGCTTCTCGTAGGCTGATGGGTTTCCTTAAAGAAACCGTCCGCGAAGATGTCGACGAGTTGCGTGAGTTGGAAATGCAACGCCTTGACGAGAAGATTCTCCAGCTGGAAGACATCATTCTCCAAGGTGGTAACGGCGCCGCGAGAGCGATTGAGATTTGGAACAAACTTTCCGAGCGGCGGTCTAAGCTGATGGGTCTGGATCGCCCGGAGAAGAAAGAAGTCACCGTTCTCACCGCGGACACGATGGATGCGGCTATCGCGAAACTCAACACTGAGATGGAAATGAAGGCCCGGGAGGCCGGAGTTAATCTGGCGGAGTTGACAGAGTAAGACTCGCTACCGAAGGAATAGGCGTAGATACGAGTCACTCCGTGTCTACGCTTATTCCTACCTTTGCTCCTTCGTCAACTGCGCATCGATCGAGGCAAGCTGGTCGAGAAGTCGCTGACGTTCCGCCATTAGCACGGTTTCTTCGTTGAGCATGTCGGCGAGCGACTTGCCAAGGACGTGCGAGATCGCTACGGCCAAGTTGAGTCGGATAGATCGGTTCCCCTTCTCGATCTTCGTGATGGCGGTCGGGTCTAGCCCTACTTTCTCTGCCAGCGTGGACTGACTGAGTCCCTGCTGCTCACGGCTTGCGCGCAGCACGGCGGCGAACACCTGCTCTGGCTCCATCTACGCTCTCCAGGCTTGATAAATCGTGGCACGGTCCCTTCAGCGGCCGAGCATGGGCCGTTTAATCTTCGGGTCGATGGCTGCGCGGCATTCCATCCAATATATTCAGTATGGTGGTAATTGTCTCGCCTTGAGTGCGTTGGGTAGCTTCTAGGTGTTCGATCCGCTCCCGTAGTTCAGCGACGATTGTGGCGTGGCGACCATCGCGAATTAATTTAACCGCTTTCCACGCGCTCATCAACGTTAGCTCCAATATGTCGGGTCGGGTAGGGTGTGTCTGGTCACTGCTGCTTCTGTAGCGCTCGGTAGATGGTAGCGCGGCTCACCTCCAAGGCTCCGGCGATCTCCTCGACCTGGTAGTCGTCACTGGCCATCATCGCACGTGCCAGCCTCACCTGATCTGGAGACAGCTTGGCCTTCCGACCGAGTTGCTTCCCGCTCCTCCTGGCCGTCCTTAAACCTTCATGGGTGCGCTCGACAATTAACTCTCTCTCGAACTCCGCGAGAGCGCCTAGGATGGTGTAAAACATCCTCCCAATAGCAGTGTTGGTGTCAATCCCCTGATCCAAGATTCTTAAAGCTATCCCACGCTCGGATAAATCCGCCGACAATTCCAGAAGATGCTTCACTGACCTCCCGGCTCTATCGAGTTTGGTCACAACCAAAGTGTCGCCTTGACGCAGATATCCTAGACACGCGTCCCACTCTGGCCTTGACGCCAGCTTCCCCGATACTGCTTCGTCGGTGAAAACTTTTTCGCAGCCACACTCTTTCAAACGTGACACCTGGTCTAGGACGTTCTGTTTGTCGGTTGAGCATCTTCCGTAGCCTATGAGTGCCATGGTTTACCCTCGATGATGTCGATGGTGATGTTTGTGGTGTTTGCGATGGTGATGTCTAACGTGGTGATGGTGCGTCTTATGTCCTTGAGCATGGCTGGTATGAGCAGAAACGTCGTGAAGTCGCCGCGAATGTAGAGAAACTCGAACGGCTCGCGCATGCCGCCGAATGCTGGTGTACACCGATCGCTTGCCTGACCGACGATGATCGAGCTTAGCTGGAATCCCATGGGCGGAGACCGGCAGCGTGTGAGCGGTTGGTGAATTTGTAGGTTGGATATCGTGTTGGGTAGTGGTTCCACTCGTTAAGAGGAGGAACACACCGACCAACATAGTTCCTACCGCTATAGCTAGTTTGTTTCTGGGTTGACTGTGCCGGCCCATGGCTCCTCCTCTCTATGTAAAAGCGACACGCCGCATTTGAACTCACCAACTGCCCAGGTTCACGAAGTAGCCTAAACCAGTGTGAGCGATCCACTACAGAAACTCCGTGAGTACCAAGACGGTAAGTGTGCCGTATGCGAGGAGCGAAAAGAACTCCTTGTCGATCATGACCACGACACAGGCTGGGTGCGTGGACTACTGTGCAACCGCTGCAACACAACCGAGGGGCAAAAGGACTGGCCCTGGCTTCGCGCGTATCGAGAGAATCCGCCAGCCAAGCGGATCGGACTTAAGGTTCGATACAGCGCCCACCAGGCACAAGGACTTCGGGAACACTTCCAACGCAAGCGCGAAGACCCCGCGACGCCGAAGACGCTCATCAAGCGCACGGCTGCCCGCGAGACACTCCGCTGTGAGGGTGGAGCGTGCGAGGTGTGGGGCTGCCGTTCCATTGCCTACCGTCTCGGATTGTGTACTTCTCATTACGAAGATGCTTGGCGTCATCCTCAGCACCCCGCCGCAAGTGTCGTAATGTGCGTCCAGAAGGCTAGCGGAGTTGTTCGGTCGGATGCGGCGGCCTAGCGAAAACTCTCCATTTCGCAAACAAGCAAAGGCCCGCTCATCGATCGGCGACAGTGCAGCCGTCTACAGTTCTTGACTTCCGTAGGCGACCGTGCTGACCCTTATCGTCGTCCGTTGATCATCGCCGGCGAGTCACCGGTGATGACGATCCATGTTGCCTTCGTTGCTCCCCTACCGCCGGGCATGAGACTCCACAGGCCAGCCCGGACGAGATAAGGTTCCACATCCCGAGTCAGCTCGGTGATGTCCATACCCAAGGTTGAGGCCAACGGTGTTAAGCCTATGGGTCCACCATCGAAGTCTTGAAGCATGACAGTCATGACCCTTCTGTCCCTCTCTTCAAGGCCGTATGTATCCACACCGGCGAACTCTAAACCCTGCTTAGCGGTCTCGACATCAATCGGAGCATCAATATCTTTTGTGACGGTGAAGGCGTAATCTCTCACGCCACCCAACAGTTTGATGGCGATTCTCGGTGTGTATCTTGATGCGCCAGCGATGATTTCCGCCGCGTCGTCGTCTAGTTTCATTCCCGAACGCTCAGCGTAGGTTAACAAAACTAATTGAAGGTCGTCAAAGTCGTAGGGTTCCAAATGTCCCACGAACTTGAACCTGTCCCTCAAAGGTTGGCTTAACTTCCCGGGATGGGTTGTTGCAGCTATCAACGTGAAGGCCGGAACCTCAAATCTAATCGCCGGGGATTTATTGTTTCCTTCGACGAACATGATTCCGTCTTCCATCACCCTCAAAAGGGCACACTGGACTGACGTTTTCATGGCCTGGATTTCGTCCACGAACAGAACATCACCGGTGGAGAGTTTCGAGAGCTCGACAGCCAACTTTCTCGGGTTCGAGATTGCATCGGCTGTTATTTCGTGAAAGCGGGATTCCACTCCCGCGGCGCAGAGTTCTCCCGCTACACCTTTGGCGATTGTCGTTTTACCCAATCCCGGACCCCCATCGAGCATGATGTGTCCGGGCTGTGACCCCCGGGCGATGGCGGCCTCTAGGTGGGTCTGCAATCTCCACAGAAGGCGGGTCTGTCCCACCATTGCGGAAAAGCGTACGGGTCGCTCTACGTGGCTCTCAGACGCCTTTACAGGGGTGTCCGGGACGACATGTAGGTTAACTCGCCGCGTCGGCGGAGAAATAACCCCTCTCACCATTGCAACTCGTTCAAATGCGGACGACATGACACCTCCTATTTGTTGATCACTCAGGCTGCATCACCGACAGTCGATGACACAGACTCAAACGATCAATCCGTGTGTTCGGCGAGGTAGTTTAATTCCTCCGCCGTGAGGTACAGCCGCACGTCAACCCGAAACGTGCCAGCGTAATGACCTTTGTCGCAGTAGTGATTCTGCGGTGCGAGGTTCACTGCCTCGGCCAGCTTGCGGTAGATACCGCGCTCTGTGGTTTCCATGACTCTTTCCTCTCCCTTGACAAGCTCTCAGATCGTCTGTGCGGGATTCAGATAGGGTGCATTCCCTACGATTGCGGAGAAACCCCGTAAGTCGCTCTAGCGGGCTCTCAGCCGTGTCTACGGCGGTCTGTGAGATGAGTTGTGCACCAAACATTCCCGCCGGCGGAGAAAAAGCTCTTTCCCTCAAAGCAAAAACACTCTTAGACGACATAAAAGTCCTCCTGATCACTCAGTGAGCGCTACCTCTACAAGAGATAGCGCAAGACTCAATGATCAGTGACTAAGACTTGCTTGCTTGATCCCGTTGGTACTGTCGTTCCGAGGCTTGACGTGTGATTGACTCGACCCTTTCCCCGTAGCGTCGGACGAGTTCGTCCTCTTCGGTAGTGATTTTCTCTGAAGGACGTTTGCTGGCCAACTCTTTGAGCTCTTCCATGATCAGTTGAACGTCATCAAGTGGCAGACGTCGGGTTAGTACCTCGAGTATCTCAATTTCGCTGTAGAACATTTCTCTCCATTCCAAACTTTTTCACTGATAGTTCAGGACACGTCACCAGTGGTGATGACGTGATACTCAACTATCAGGCACGCTTCATATCCCACACGTGTCCAGCCTTGGTCGCGGTGAACCTCACCAGCTGGCCGATCAGGCTGTCAGGGCCGCCGTTGTAGTTGGAGACGCTGTAGCCGATTGAAGAGTCAGTCTGGGTGCGGTAGTTACCCTTGTCGGTCTTGAGCTCCCACGTAGGGTTGCCGTTGACGCTGTTGTTCTTCCTGGTCGCGCCGTGATATGTCGCGGTGAAAGTGATGTCTGTGCTGGTCATGATCGTTTCCTTTCAGCGGTTGTTTTTAAGCCAACGTGCATAAGCGATCTTGTCTGACGGGTCCGGCATCTACCGTTCCCTCATGGTTGCATTTCCTCTTTCCGAGACGGCCTCGTGAATTAGCTTGCGGATCATCTCGGACACGTTCCGCCCGTCATCTCGGCCGCCTTGGACTTCACCCAATCTTCATCGTCTGGGTCGATTCGAAACACAACGAGCCTGGTGGCGCTTGGTTTCAAGACCGCACACTCGGCGCTGCCGTGCAGGACGTTGTACTTGGGGATCCTCAGTCTTAATGGCGACTCGCTCAGCCGTTTCCGCTTCGGCGAGTGTGGGATAGGACTCGGTCAAGACTGCCGTGATCGGTTCCTGCCACGCCTTTTCGAGCCGGTGTTGCTTTACGCGTCTTTCCGGGTTGTTGCTGCATCCGACGTAGAGCAGGTCGTCCCCGCTGTAGATTCGGTAGACGTAGTGAGTCATGAATGCCAACCCCTCGGCATGTTCGATACCGCGTACTTGATCAACCTTCGTGCCGCTTCGGTCCATGACACACCATCACGATCGGCGATATCCTGGACAGCTTGAATGCCGCCGGGACGGAATCTGAGCGCCCGGACCTCGATCCGAGGCTCTGGCTTAGGTGGTTTCGTTGTCATCGTGACTACGATTCTAGCACATTTTCGGCCAGCGTTGTCACTGTGACTACGCTGTGAACAGCGAGTATGTGATCTTGAGTGCCACTCTCCCACCGGCCGGAGACCAACCGGGGAACGCTGTTCTTAAAAAAGAAAAAAACACTTCCAAAAAAACCCAACCAGTCGAGTAGCTGAAAGCGCGCACCTACTGGAGATGCGCACGACCGAAACTCAACGAGCGTATTCATCCTGATGTGACTCAATCCCTGGCACCCAAATATGCCAGGACATTGATTCACCACAAAAATAGGCTTCCAGCTTCCCTTGACTGTGGATGACGAAATTCATGGCACCTTTCTCGGGAAGTTCCCTCCGGTGACATCGAGGGCACATCGGTTGTTGCATCACTGTGTTCCACTCCCTCCGCACGACGGACAGACGGTCTGGCACGGCTCGACCGAGCCGGTGTCGCGGTTGAGGGTAGCCTGCCACACCCACCCGTGACCACCGCACCCCGAGCAAGGTAGGGAGTGCTCTGACGGTTCGGGTTTAGGTGTGGTTTTCTTGCTGGCGTCCCAAGATTGTTTGTCGCGGTTACTCATGCGTCAGCTTGGGGTAGTTTGGACAAAACTTCCCCGCGGACTAGATCATGTGGTCCGCCGAGTAGTCCTCCGCAGATATCGCATACTTCGTCGCGGTTCATCCTAGCTTCCGGTAGAGGTTGATGTGCCGCTTGATTTTCTTAATCAACGGCGAGAGCATGTCGCCGCCGAGGTCGGTGTCTGCGTGCCTCTCAAGGCGATCTAGGAAGTCTCCCCAGTCAATCCGGGAATCGGCATACCAGCCGGCGTACACTTCCTCGGCCGCTTCTAGTAGCTCTGACTCGTCCAACGTTTCACTCCTAACTTGAGTCGAGAGTTCTTTCTTTAAAAAGAAAAAAACACTTCAATCTTTTAAAGAATAGAACTCCTCCCAGAATTCAATCTCGGAATCATGTTGCAACATTTCCGCTCTTTCTGATACTGCTAGAGCTATCGTAACCTCATGTGGCAGCATAGAGCGTGTCATCCCAAATTCTCCCAGCGGTGTGCTGATGGTCTCTCACCTGCCACGTATTGCGCTCCGACTCACTGATGTGTCGCCACGATGACGTGGGGCACGGGGAAACAAACATTCCGGCATCCGAGATGTAAGCTGGACGATACTGTCCGTTGATCCGGACGCGACCCCAAACTGTACTCATGACTCTCCTTTTTTGGTTGATCATGTCTTCGTGAGAGCATCTCTAGCTTTGCGGCGGTAAATCTCGTCTATCATCTTCGGTGGCGATCTCGATACCGTCCACCTTGATGTCTTTCGTCGCTGACCACCAGGTGCGCGCTGAGCGCGTCAGCCACAAGTTCGTGCAGCGTCTGAGGGTCGACGTTATCTAGGTCCCACTCTGAGGTATCGACAATGACAAAGATTGTCGCTTGCGTCTTGATTTTCACAGTGCCTCCAAAATATCGATATTCCCTCGCCGGCCGGAAATAAACCTCTCCCAAAATTCTCTCACGAGACGTGAGATCACTTCAAGAGTTGAGTAACCACGAAGGATGGCCGGTCAACGAACACTCAGCGGTACATGCGGTGACCATAGGTACGGATCATGTAAGCCACATCGTCGTGACTGTTGACCACCATAGACATTGCGTGGTCCAAAGCATCGAGGGTGATCTCGTCACCGGTCTCACGTGCGGTGATGTAGGCGAGACGCCACGCAACTAGGGCACAGTCGTCGGTGTAGGAGCCGTATGTCGAGAAACATTGGAGATGACCGGCGCGGTTGGTGCCATTGCAGGTGGGGCAGCTGTCGATGTCGACTTTGCGACCTTGGTTCCAGTGGTCACCGTGACGGTCGGCGCACTGGGTCAGGTAGGTGATTCCCTCGGAACGGTTCATTTTCGACTCTCCGTCTACTATAGTGAACGTTTCAGCGGTCAAAGTGCCAGAATTCACGGGCTGAGACCAACTATCGGCTCAAAACCGTGTCGGATAGTGGATATTTCGGTCGGACACCGCACGGCTCAGACGGGCTGAGACGCACGGAGACGGACCAAACACTCACACCCAAGACTGAGAGTCTCGGGACCACACTAACCCGTCAGGCTCCCACTCAGACCTTTCCTGCTCGGTCCACTCGGGTAGGGGCTTAGATCGTAGCTCGACAGGTGGTAACCGCAGTTCCCGTCGTCGCTCTGGCAGCATGGCACCTTTCCGATCTTGGGTAACTGACTCTCGCCTAAGACTTTCACGTACGATCGTGCTCACTACTGTTACTTTTGTAGTGACCGTTCCAATATTTCCCTGGCTCAATCAGCATTGATTCCTCGACTAAGCCTAACTTCGTACAGTTGTACAGAATTACGTACACTCGCCCACTTGTCTCTCGCGCGCGTATAAGTGGACGTTGTGTCCACTAAGTGTTTCCGCAGGTCAGAGACTGTTGATCATGTGCGAAAACGGTTGTTTCGACTTATGCGACGAGCGACATTCCGCACACGACATGTGCGACAAACGGGGTCTGGCGACCAGCACATATGCACTGGTCGCCAACCGATGTTGATGTTCACCGTCTGTCGCACAACCGGCCGATTCCGCACAAGATCAGACAGAGTGCAGGAAGGCACTTCGCCTAGCCACGACTCGAGCGGCGGCAATTACTTGCATGTCAGCATGATGTGCGGCTCGGGCTAGCATGCCGTCATCGTCACTAGTCCAGCTGTCCAGGTAGAGCTTGCTCGCTGCCTCTTGCTTGGTCAGCAGGGAGGCGAGCTCGGTGATTGCATTGTCTCGGGACTCTTCGGCAGCGTAGGCGGCACGGTAGTTGTACATCGTGGTCATTAGATGATCTCCTGTCCATTGCGTGATCAACAAGAGTTCAAGATCGAATGATCTTCTCTCCAGGTGATCACACAAGATCAAATGATCTTGACTTGCGTGATGGAAGATCAGCGATCTTGTGAGACCTGGTGATCTTCCTCCGGCCTGTGCCGCGCGGCGCACCCGAAACTTGATCACCCTGCGCCCGCTTGGCCTTCACCGCGCACGTCACGCCGGCAGTCCGGTCGTGATCAAATCCTCGCGGGTGGTTCCTAGCGGCGGGTGGGGTCGGGATTGCGGCCAGCCATTGCCGGACCGGTAGCGACATCCATTCAAGATCGTTGATCTTGTCCGGGGCTTTCCGGTGAAGTGATCTTGAGTCAAGCTGATCTTGACCCGGGACTCGGTGTCGAGCTCTTTCGCTTACAAGGTCTAATCTACCCGGCGCCAGACTTGGGACATACCGCCGAATGGGTGGTAGCTGAGAGTGATCAGTTGCTTCGGCTAGCTAACGAGATGGTTACGCCGGCTAACGATATGATCGTTACCGAACCGTGATGTTGACCTTCTCAGGCAACCGTTACCGAACCGTGACTGATCAACTGAGAGTCCCCCCCACCTGTTCGTTAGGCTAACTAACAAAGGCAAGGGTTCATGATCTTGGTCACCCCTACGCGCGGCCGGGTCCCCTTTTTGGTATTCGATTAGCCTCCGATGCCCATTTATATTTTTGCTAGCTACGTGCGCGAAGTTTTTTAGCCATGCTCTCTCAGATACTCAGCAGCACGTTCCATCCTCTCGGGATCATCATCGAAGTGTCCTAGCATTTTGTTGCAGCTGGAACACAGCAATTCCCTAATAATCCCCGTTTTGTGGCAGTGGTCCACCGCTAGTTTGATAGTGTTGCCGTTTTTCGCCACGGCTGTCTCAAGTCTTCTGCAGATGGCGCACACGCCGCCCTGTTTAGACAGCATCTCTTCGTACTGTCCACGGGTAAACTCCTTGCACTCGCCGCCGTAAGGGGCGTGCTCGGACGAGCAGTACGTCCGGGGTCGCCCCTGCTCGGTGTCCAGCGGGATGACGTTGCCGCACCAGCATGTCGTCGGCCTTGCGGTCTGTGCCTGTTCCCAGAGTTCGGTAACGCGTTGCCGAGTCAGTCCGAGTCGCTGACCGATGGCCTTGTAGTGTCAATCCTTCTTCACGCCACTTGACGATCTGCCGGGACCTCTCGGGCAGCGTGCTTTCGGATGTATGCGGCCGCCTCGGTGAGAGTATCGGGGTTGTCGCTAGCGAAACCGAGACCTCGGTTGCATTTGGTGCACAAGAGTTTGCGAACTTTCCCCGTCGTATGGCAGTGATCGACACAGAGTTTCCCGCGCGGGGGTTCGGGGACCCCACAGATGGCGCAGTTTGCCCCCTGGGAGGCCCTGAGATCGCCGTAGAGCGCACGGTTGGCCTTTGCCCGCCTCTGGCACTCAATGCAGAGGCGGCATCGCTTAGGGGCATCGTAGGGCTTAAGGCAACTCGAACAGCTGGTGCGCGGCTCGAGTTGCCGTCCGGACCGCTTGACGGGCTTTGCGTCTGTCGTATCTCGCACACACCCGAAGGCTACTAAGCCCCGCGCCACGATTGGTTAGTTTGAAAATTCCCGGCGCGTCGCGAGTGGCTTTCTAGGCAGAAGCTCGATTGAGGGAGGCAATCCCATCTTTCCGGTAGCAGCCACAAGACTTGGTGTTGCCCTTGAGTAGATGCCCGACGACAACTTTCCGCTGCTTGCCACATTCGCACTGGCACAGAACGGTGCGGTTGTGACCCGGCTGGATTTCTCCAACGACGGTGAGACGTCCGAATCTCGCTCCAGGGATGACCTCGGTGTCGCAGTGGAGACTGGAGTCCCACGTTTTGCCTTTGTTGTGGTCGCGCTTCATGGTTCCCCGGGAGCAGCCACAGGAGAGGCTCTGTCCGGCACGGAGAAGGTGTCTCCACACTTCACGTTCGGTTCCGCACTTGCACTTGCACCAGACTTTCCGTGCCGTGTCGCTGGGGTTGAGGACGGTCCAGTCGCCGTAGTGATCTTCAAGAGGTTCGATTCTTCTCATGTCGATACTCTAGCATGCCAGTCTTGGGACGTCTAGCCGTAAGAAAACCCTCCGCCGTGACGGAGGGCTCTTACCTACGACTCCTAGCGGCGGTTGGAGTAGTACATGCGCGGGTTCAGCGGCCCGTCGGGCGGCAGCTTCGGCGACGGTTCGACCGGCGGCGGCAGGGGAGGCTGTTCCGGCAGCATCAGGTCGATCGCACTGAGCACTAGCGCGAAGACGAAGAGGACACCGGCAGCCCCCAAGAGCACTGGGACCACGAAGCCGGCGAGGAAGCTGAAGAAGAACCCCGTCACCGCGGCGTCCGCCAGTTTCGACACGTTCATAAGGGACCTCCTGAAGACGATGCTGCCCAGTTGGTCCTGTCGACTGTACGCTGGCTGGCGGCGACGGGTGCGTCTCCTCCCTCCTCCGAGCACGGCCTTCGTGGCGTAACGCGCAGTCCGAAACGGACCCGGGAACAAAAAGAACATCACAGTCTCTGTTTCCCGCAGCATCCGCAGAAGTTTCCCTCCGCGCCGGAACAGGATCGTGTCCCAGCAGCGTGGAACCACTCGTTCGATGCCGGCAGGAACATGGTGGCGAAGGCCATCACGCCGAGGATGAGCAGGAGCGGCACGAGAAGTGATGTCAGGTAGTGACCGTTGGCCAGGAAGATCAGCAGTCCGACTCCCCCGAGGAACACTCTCCCACCCCCGATGACGGCGAGGGTGATCCGCGCCCAGTTATGGCGAAGCATGAGGACCACCAGAACAGACATCACCACGTCAGCGGCGAGGGTGCCGACGAGCAGCCCCGTCTGAGCGGATGTCGGGTAGGTGGGGTAGCTGGAGATGGTTCCGATCACTTCGGTGAAGATCGAAGCACCCCACAGTGCCACGGAGAGTTCGACCGTGTTCCTCCTGCTTTGGGTCGCGACTGTGGCCATGAGTTTTCCCCCTGATCTCGGGTTGATGTGGATCTATTTTCCCACGTTACAGCCGTTTTGTAGTTCGGCCAAGTGGGTGACTGTTTAATTTAACTCAATTCCTGGAGGGGTTGTGAAAGACGAAAACCCCGAGGTAATTGAGGCTACCCTCGATCAGTTGGAATTGTTCAAAAGGCTTAAAAGGAAAAGTGAACTTCTAGAGCGTGCGATTGCGTTGAAGTCGGCGGATAAACCTCGACCTTGGCATTCGAAGGCCCGCGAGAAACAATTAGAACCTCAAGGCGATTTCTCGGTATGGCTCGTAATGGCGGGCAGAGGCTGGGGAAAGACGGAAGTCGGGGCGAACTGGCTCGCTGAACAGGCCGTGAAGAATCCCGATACTGAATGGGCCATCGTTGCTCCCACTTGGCGGGATTGTAAGAAAACGTGCATCGAAGGCAAATCGGGACTTTTGAAGGCTTTCCTTCCGGGCGAGCTTGATTCATTGAACGCTTCCGACTTGACCGTGAGATTGAAGAACGGCTCCAAAATCTATGGGTATTCCGCTGATGGTTACGACAGATTACGTGGGTCGAACCTTTCCGGTGCATGGATAGACGAGGCCGCCGCGATGGGCTCCGTGGATGACATGTTCAGGGAGGCTTTGCTGCCTGCTTTGCGTATCGGCAAGAACCCTCGAGTTCTCATCACCACTACTCCTCGGCCGATTCAGTTCCTGAAGGAGCTAATCGCACGGGAGGACGGCTCGGTCTATGTAACAAAGGGTTCGACGTGGGAGAACGCGGAGAATCTATCCGAGAGCGCCTTGACGGAGTTGAGGGTTCGTTACGAGGACACTCGAATCGGCCGCCAGGAGCTTGAGGGCGAGCTTCTTGACGACATCGAAGGTGCTCTCTGGAATCATCAAACCTTGGAAGACACAAGGATACAGAAATCTGAACTTCCGCAGTTGTCGCGAATTGTTGTCGGCGTTGACCCAGCTGTTACTAGTGGTGACAAATCCGACTTCACGGGAATTATCGTGGCCGGTCGCTGTCATGATGGTCATCTATACATTCTTGATGATTTAACGATGAAGGGCACTCCTCATCAGTGTATGGCCAAGGCCATTGGCGCTTACCACAAGTGGCACGCGGACAGAATTGTCGGCGAGGTCAATAACGGTGGGGACTACATCGAGTCTGTTCTGCGTTCGATTGATTCGAATGTCGCGTATAAAACTGTCCGTGCGACAAGGGGCAAGTTGGTTCGTGCTGAACCTATCTCCGCACTGTGGGAGCAGGGTAGGGGTCATATTGTTGGGTACCTTCCGAAGTTGGAAGACCAGATGGCCACTTATACGGCGGACGCCAAGAAGAGTCCCGATGAGCTCGATGCGTGCTTCATTGCGGGGACGCCGGTTCTGACGTCTTCGGGCGAAGTTCCGATCGAGAAGGTAGTCCCTGGCGATCTGGTTTGGACCCGTGCTGGCTGGAAGCCTGTCCTTCGCAGTGAATGTACACGGCGTGATGCAACCGTGATGAGCGTCAAACTGTCGAACGGGAATATTTTAACGGGAACTCCAAGCCACCGGATATGGACAGGGAATGGTTGGACTCGTCTCGATGATCTCGTTTGTGGTGATATCCTAGAAGGATGGACGACTACCCATCAAGTATCGAATTCCAAGGGTTCACCTAGCGTCTTGTGCCGTGCCCCGTCTGTACCACTGAGTTCTGGCAGTCTAATTATCGCGCCAAGCCCGCGACGTGCAGCCTTAAGTGTAGTTGGGTTATTCGCCGAGCCCGCGAAGAAGGACGTCTACGACCTGATGGTGGCGCAGCAGCATGAGTTTGTCGCCGCGGGCGCTGTAGTTCATAACTGCGTTTGGGCCTGTACTGAATTAAATATGGGCGCGTCGGCAGCCATTTGGCTGTCGGCGATTTCGTCTATGTGCGATAACCCTGACTGCGGTTTCGCTAACACAAAAGGTGCGGCTTTCTGTCTCAGATGTCGTGAGCCTCTGTAATTTTAGTTAGGGAGGGTACATGCCGATTCGGCGCCCTGCCCGCATTACGCCCCGGCCTACACGACTTGCTGGTGACGCGTATCGTCGGGCTGCTGTAGAAGAAATCACCAAAGCGCTCAATCTACCCCGCGGTGCGACGACTCAGACGGCTCAACAGGTCACTGCGGGCTATATGGCGGCGCTTCAGCGCAACAATGCGGTCAGCGGATTTAACCCTCTCGCTCGTGACCCGGATGACGCATTGCCGTTCGGCCCGGGTTCGCCTCTTTTCCCGGCCCCGATTGCGCCACTTCTCCCGTCGGGTCGTCAACCTCCGCAGCGTCACGACTTTATGCCTGCGTGGAACCTCCAGACCACCACCACTCGCTTGGTGCCGTGGACCCTTTTGCGGGATGCTTCCATGCAGATTCCGCTCGTCCGCTCGTGCATGGACGTGTGCATTTCCGCGGTCACCGGCCTCGATTGGTCCTTCGGGATTGACACGGCGAAGGCTAGGGCGTTGGCGAAGAGGTCGAACACCTCCAGTCATGAAGTCATCAGCGACCTTCAAGATAAATTCGCTGACGATATTGACCGCTTGCATCAGTGGTGGATGAAGCCGGATCGGGTTAACAATTTGACGTTCGTCCAGTGGCTCACCATGCTACTGGAGGACGAACTCGCGTTGGATGCGGTGAGTATCTGGCCGCATTTCCAAATGAATGGCGACCTTTATGCGGCGGAGATTATTGATTCCAGCACGGTGAAACCCCTACTAGATGACCGAGGCGCTGTTCCCCAGCCACCTTTCCCGGCGTACCAGCAAATTCGTTACGGGTTCCCTCGGACCGAGTTCACCCAACCCGCTCCGCCGGAATTGATTGACTACGAGTTTACCTCTGTAGTTTACGGGAGACCTCAAGGTTCGTGGGCGATCACTGATCAGTTGATGTACAAGGTTCGGAATTGTCGCAGCAGCTCGCTTTACGGGTTTTCATGTGTCGAGCAAGCACTTCCTAGTATTGATCTGTGGTTGAAGCGTTGGGACTGGTTGCGGTCTGAATATTCCGCTGGTGTGACACCGGAAATGCTCGTCAACGTGGATATGACGATGGCGCCGGAACAGTTAAGGCAGTATGAAGCTGTTTTCAATGACGATTTGTCGGGTAGAACAGCCGAACGTCATAGGGCTCGTTTCCTCCCGGCCGGGTTTACTCCCATGTTCCCCGCGGGGTTGGATTCGAAGTTCAACTCAGATTTCGATCTGCATCTGGTGAGACTGATTTGCGCGTCGTTTGACGTTTTGCCTACTTCGCTTGGGTTCACGCCGAACCACAATGGCGGCTTGGCGGGACAGAGCGCTCAGGAGTCGGAGCAGGACACCCAGTTGATGCGAGGTACGAAGCCTAGGGTCAAATGGCTTGTCGGCATCATCAACGAGATTTGCATCAACTATCTCGGCATGCCACCTGAGGTTACTTTTAACTTCCACGGCATCGATGATGAGGATGAGCAAAAAGAGGCCACTCTTCTCGAAGGCTATGTCACCACCGGTGGAATGGTGCTCAATGAGATGCGGGATAGGTTGAATCTGCCTCGCTATGGTATTGAGCAAGCAAACGAACCGTTCATTGCCACCCCTACAGGGCCCGCGTTCTTCAATCCTGATGTTCAGCCTGTCGGCATGCCGGGGAACCTTCCCTCCGCAGACCAGAACCGGCCGAGTAAACAGGTCGAGCCGTCCATGGATGTCGGCGCCGCCAAGGAACCTCGCGACCAGCAGGTTCAGGGAACGAGTAAGCAGGCAGAGCAGAAGGCCTTCATGTCCTGCGTCCGAGCTCAGGCGAAATCCGACCGGGAATGGCGGAATTTTACCTTCAAAGCCCACTCCCCGGTGATGGCCGAGGCCGCGAACCTTCTTGCCTCCGACGGGAATGTTGAAGCATGTAAGGCGTTGTTTGAGTACGCCGATGCGGCCTGACGTTGCGGCGCTGGTGGCGTTAGCCGAAGCTAAGGCAGTCCGAGTTCGGCTGGTGAAAGCCCAGGCCACTGAGGCTGCGGTTTTGGCTGCATTGACCGCGTGGTTCGGCTCGAAAGACGCAATTTCCGCAGATCAACTGCCGGATCAGATCGTCGACATGCTCGCACAGCTTGGGATTGACCGTAAGGCCGCGCTTCAGGTCGGTGAGATGGCGACGGTGAAAAGTCTCTCCGGGAGAGGGCGTCACGGTTCACCTTCGGATGACTCAACGCTCGTACGTCGTGTTGCTTCTGAAGAACCGCACATGCGTGCCATGTATGTCCTCGCCGCGTCTCGCCGACTCTCCAGTGCTGACCGTTTCGACGATGCGCTATCCACAGAGAATACATATCTTATGGCCCACGTAAGGGCTGGCCAGAACCGTAGACGTGCTGCGAAAAAGGTAGACGGCCTAGGTGACCACGTTTTGGTGTGGCGAACCGCTGGCGACTCAAAGGTCGAGGCGGCATGCGCGTCCCTCGAGGGTCGTCTATTTACGGCCAACACTCTCCCCGGTGGCGCGATTCCAGGCGCGGTCACTCCAAGGTGCCGCTGCCATGCGGAAGTTTACGGTCGGGGGCCATTGCTGGATTGGGGACTGTCGCAACATTGACAGGGTGTCCCGTGGCGGCTTCGAACGCATGTTCAAGTAGCCTGGGGAGTTGTCAGAGAGCCCCAGGCGGTGTTGACGCACCCCTGGGGCGTGGCTCGGCCAGTCAGGAGCTAGCCGAACGTGGCTAAAGGTACATGCAGTACGGGTGGTTGCGATAGAGATGTCACCAAACGGGGGATGTGCGAGTCGCACTACCGCAAGGAGCTCCGACACTCCAGGGACCCGTGTACCGCCGCTGGTTGCGAAACCAAGCAGGAAATCGGCGGCTTGTGTCAGAAACACTACAGCCGACAGCGTCGGTGGGGCACGATGGACGACCCGACCCCGACTCGACCGCTGGGTGCGTGTTCGGTCCCCGACTGCGGCAAGACGGTTAAAGCCAAGGAGTTGTGCGCGATGCATCTTCAGCGGGTTAGCCGCTGGGGCAGTACAGACCTTCGTCCGCGCTCAGAGACTAGGACGTGCAAGCAATGCAACCGTCCGTGGCCAAGATGTCAGTTCCCGACCACGGTGCCGGTCTGCGAGTATTGCTATCCGCAGTACATGCTCAAGAGGCATGGTCCTTGCTCGGATGATGGGTGCGAACGTGTTGTACAAGCGCTCGGATTGTGCAGCCTGCACTACGCACGCTTTCGCGCGCACGGGACGACCGCACTTCCTGGTCCGAAGCCCACGTTGAGGTGTGTCCACTGCGGCGAGGACGTCCCGCGTGCTGAGTACAACATCAAGAACGGTGCCTGCAATCAGTGCTATCCGCTCGTCAAGCAGGAGCGTAGGGCTAAGCGGCTTAGTCGGGCCAGCGGGGTATCGCGAAGCGCCGCGGAACTTCGGAAAGAGCAGGATGGCAGATGTGCAATTTGCGGTGTCCTTGAAGAAGATGCCGCACGCGGACGCCTGGCCGTCGACCACGACCACGAGACGAATGCGATCCGTGGATTATTGTGCAATAACTGCAACGTCGGACTGGGTCACTTCAAGGACAATGAGAAACTACTTCTAGCGGCCATTGAATACCTAGCGCGCACGGCCGCCTAGCCAAACGCCGCCAAAAACCCCCAAGGCTCCATACCGGTCTTGGGGGTTTTTGCTGCGCGCTTTATTCACTTGGGGAGCAATGCTAATGAAGATGACGTCGGTCTTTGCGCCGATCCTGAAGAGTACCGAAAATGATGACGGCACTCTTTACGTGTACGGCAAGGCCACGGGGCCAGATTTGGACCTTGACCAACAGCGGTGCGACCCCGACTGGCTGAAGCGCGCAATGCCGGAATGGTTCGGCGTTGGCGGAATCGGCACTGGTGGGAATATTCGTGAACAACACGACGAAAGAAAGGCCGCCGGCAGGGCTGTCGAGCACGACATCCTTGAAGATGGCCATTACATCAAGGCTCACATCGTTGATCCGGTGGCGGTTCTAAAGACCAAGGCTGGCGTGTACACGGGTTTTTCTATCGGGATCGGCCAACCGCGTATCGAGAAGTCCACGAATGCTCCAAACGGAATAATTCGTGATGGAAAGATATTTGAAGTATCGCTCTGCGATAGGCCATGCCTGCCTACGGCGACTTTTACGATGTGTAAGTCCGCTAAGCCGGGAATGAAGATTAAGAACTCCGATTTCGATGCTCAACGTCTCTTGGTGCGGTGCGAAGAATTCGTCGAGAAGTCTGATGACTCGAGTGAGATGACGGTCAGCATCGGCGATGCCATGTCCCCGGCGAAGGCCCGTGAGTTCGAGGAGAAGTTCGGCCGCGAAGTTGCCGATAAAGCTGTCGAGCCGGTCCTGGAGAAAGTCGAGAACGCTGTCGATGAACCCGACAGGGACGAGCGGTGGGAGTGGTTGCGCAAGTCCTACACCGGTGAGTTTGACCGCCAGGCCGCATTGGACCTGATCAAGGCTGAGAATGATCTTCCCCCAGAGTATGACTCTGAGCAGGTCGACATTGAGAATGCTCAGTCGGCGATCGCGATTCTCTCCCAGCTGATCATCTCTGAGGCTAGTGAGATGTGCGACAACCCGGCCGAGGATTGTGACATCCAGATTCTCTTGGAGGCCGTGCAGGCGCTGCGGTGCTTTATCCATCGTGAGCAGCAGCAGGCCATGGGTGCGGATGTCATCAAGAAGCCGGTTCCAGTGTTCCTGTCTGTCGATCCGGATTTGAACAAGGCCAAGTACTCCGCTGATCAGTTGCGCCAGATGCTCAAAGAGGGCAAAGCGATGCGCAACCCGGCTGGTGAGCCGTCGTATCCAATCGGCGACAAGAAAGACCTCTCAAACGCCATTCACGCGGTCGGCCGCGGTTCTGGCGACCACAACGCGATCCGTGCGTATATCAAGCGCAGGGCGAAGGCGCTAGGAGCATCAAACATGATCCCAGAAGACTGGAACAGCGACGGTTCGAACAAGTCCGCTGAGCCGACTGAAGTCGAGACCGTCGGGGAGGCTCAGGGTGACGAGGTTCTAAAGAGCGCCGAGTCCGACGCCGAAGAGATCACCAAGTCCGTTGAGGCCGAAGAGCCTCCGGCCGACGTTTTGTTCAAGGCCTTCTCCGCACTGTTGGAGAAGGATGACAATCCACTATTGAAGAGTTTTGAAGCCATCATTGAAAAGTCGACGGCGGCCACCGCTGCGCAGCTCGGGGAGCTGGGCGAGCGGTTGGGTCGGGTCGAGCAGATGGCAACCCCTGGTGGTCCGTCTTTGAAGCGGACCGAAGTTGAGCGCACCGTAGCCCGCAAGCAGGACCTTGATCGAGAGGTTTCGCGGTTCAAGGCGCTCGCAAGCGCAGCTGAGGATCACGTGCTTCGGAAGGGCTATATGGCCAAGGCCTCCAGTCTGGAAGCCGAACTCAAAGCGCTGTAATCGCTAACAAATCTTACCCCTCTTTGGGGCTTTCGTTAAGGAGAAAAGGATGGCTGACTGCCCTCCTAACGCATCCGCGATGTTCGGGGATTCTGATGACCCGATGGAGATCGCCGAGCGTTTTGAAACCTACAAGTCTGAACTGAATAAGAGTACGGCAAACCCGCGGCCGCTTCCTGGCTCGCGTCGCGAGCAGAACAGCGTCGAGGCACTTCAGAAGGCGCTCGGCTCGGCTGATGTCTCCAAGGCATTGTCACCAGAGCTGGTGGACTCTGTCCGCAACGCTCTGGCCCAGTCTGACGTCGGCAAGGCTGGCGCGGCTGAGTGGACCACCACCAACCCAGTTCCGCAGGGTCTGGCCGCGTTCGACCTGGAGGCTCCGGCGAAACTGCTGGCTCCGAGGCCGACGCCGTTGCGTAACCGGCTTCCCCGGCGCCGGGGCGTGGGCTTGGCCCACCGCTTCAAGCGCATCACCGGCTTCACCGGTACTGGAACTGGCGGCGTGGGGATTTTCTTCCCCGGCATCACCGAGGGCGGCACTGTCGCCGGCGGGAGTCAGTTCACCCAGGGTGGCTGGACGCCTCTGCGCGGTTCGACGATCCAGTACGCCGGTGATGACCAGGTCATCCCGTACAAGCAATACAGTGTCAGTGACACTGTCGCGTGGGACGCACAGTTCGCCGGGCAGGGCTATCAGGACGTTAGGCAGTTGTCGCAGACCGCGCTTCTATGGTCTTCAATGCTGCTTGAAGAGCGCATGCTTCTGGGTGCTCGAGGTACGGACAGTGCTTTTGCTGGCGCAATTGTTCCGACGATCACCCTGGCTGTCGGTGCGACCTCTGGCGGTATCACCAACACCATTACCACGAACGTGTGGGTCCAGGTTGTTGCTCACGGTATCTGGGGCACCAGTGCGATCACGACCAATGCGAGCGTCGCGGCGGCCACTAACGACACGATCGTAGTGACCTTCACCAACGCCAATACCAGCGGCGCTCTGTCGCACGACATTTACTGGGGTACCGGTGCGTCGGCGCCGGCGGCGACGAGCATGTTCTTCGTCGCCAACACCACTAGTAGCACCTACACCCTTTCTGGGGCTTTGCCTGCGTCTGGGACGAATGCGTCGACCGCTCCGTCGAGCGACACCACCGCATATGCAACTGGCTATGACGGTCTGCTGACTTATTGCACCGGCGCGAACAGCGGATATGTGAGCCACGTTAACGGCACGCTGTCCACCATGAACCCAGGCAACGAGTTCAACTTGGCTTTCGCCAGCCTGTACGACAGCGTGAAGGCCTCGCCGGACGAAATCCTTGCGAATGGCCATGATCGCAAGCAGCTGTCGGACACTCTGAAGTCCAACAGTGGAAACTCCTACCGCATCATGGTGGACAGTGCATCTCAGGCGCATAACGCGCAGATCGGTGCGCTTGTTACTGGTGTGCAGAATGAGGTCACTGGGGACATGGTGGACGTGACGGTCCATCCTTGGTTGCCTCAAGGCACGATGCCCATTATTTCCTGGACGCTGCCGCTTCCTGACTCGAATGTGTCGGACTGCTTCGCGGTGTACAACGTGCAGGACTACATGGGGATCGAATGGCCAGTGAACCAGTTCCTCTACGAGTCCTCGAGCTACTGGTACGGGACTTTCGTGGCATACGCGCCAGCCTGGTCGGGCGCCGTGATGGGGATCACCGCAACCTAGAAATTCTCTGACAGATAGAAATGCCGCTGGCTACCTGTCAGCGGCATTTCTATTCCACGTCTTCAAAGGAGTTCTGCGTATGTCTTCCCCCGTGAAGGCGCAGCCCGAGAAACGACGTCCCGGCCGCCCACGTAAGACACCGGAAGTCGAGCCTGCCGTCGAATCGGGATCGGAAGAACGAGTGCGGTTCCCGTCAGATGAGCGAATTGGCCAGTCCGTCGATCCGGCTTGGGTCAGGATTGGCTTCATGGATGGCCGTCAGTATCGAATCGAAAATGGCGTCATCGTCGAGAGGACACATTAATGTTGTCACCGTCGTCATCGATCCCGTTCGGCGTTGTGGCCGCAGACGCGTAAGGAGGATGTTGCTTTGGGAAGGCTCCTTTCCCCCGACGACAAGTGCCTTGGTGTTGATGTGCCGTACGGCCAGCGCCATGGCAGCTACGACGGGACCGTAATCGACGTGTCCGATCCGTATCACGAGCGCCTCCTCAGGAAGGCCGGCTACACCGTGGGTGACGTCTCCGGTGCCCCGTCCAAGGCGGACGGGTTCGAATGTGCGTCGTGTCGCTTCCGCTCGTACTTCCGCATCTGTTCTAAGTGCGGTTCAGAATGTGAGAGGCCGGCCTAAGTGACTTAACCGGCCATATTTGGACTATTAGGGGGTGTGTCGTGATTGCGACGCAAGTCTCCACAATGGGGATTCCAGTCCCCTACATTACATTAGCCGAGTTCAAGCGCTCCCCTATCTCGAATCAGCTCCAAAAGTTGGTGCCGAACTCTTCCCCCGCTGATTTAGATGGGGAACTGAACCAAATAATCCGCCGTATCACAGGGTCGATCAATTCTTATTGTGGCCAGAATCTAGCCGCGACGGTAGATACCGAGATCGGGCAGATGGTGGTGGGGGACGATGGTGGGCTGCGTATCCATACACGCGGGAATCCTATTGTCCAGGTTTTGAATGTCTCGATCGGTAACACAGTTTCGAGTCTCGCACCCGTCACTGATTTGTCCAACATCGTTTTAGATGCATGGCGGATTACCATTCCGCAAGCTAACGGACTTCTCGGCCTCAATCAGAATCTTCAGTTCGGGAGACGTCCAGGTCAGAGGCTGTGGTGTCAGTGGACCTATATCAACGGCTATCCGGTGACGACTCTAGCTTCCCCCGCAAGCGCTGGTGACACTGAAATCACCGTGGTCGATGCGACGGGGATTTTGCCAACATCGGCGCAGCAACCAACTTCTCTCAATATGGAGGATGGGAAGTATTTCGAGTCTTTCTTCCCTTCCGCGGTGAGCGGGAATGTTCTCACTGTCCCTCCGTTGCTGTATTCCCATGCTGTCGGTACGGGTGTTTCGAATCTTCCGGACGACGTGAAGGAAGCTTTGTTGCTTCTTGTTTCGAGAATCCACGATTCGTGGTCTAAGTCTTCCGGGTCTATCTCACATGATGAGACGGGGGCGCGACGTCCCGGTGGTGGTTCGAAATTCAAACTGTGCGATCCGGCGGATATTCTGAAACCGTATAGGCGTGTGCTTTGAGCAAGTACAACGATATTCGGAAAACGTTGGGTGCGGCGCTACAGAGTTTCAATCCCGCGTTGAATGTTTATTTGTATGTGCCGGACAGTTTCGTTATGCCGGCGGCGATCATCAAACCCCAACCTCATAGAACCATAGGTTATTTGGAAGCTCAGTCTTCGAATATGGCCTGCTGGTATTTCTATGTCCAGATCGTCATTGGCGAAGTGTACGAGGAAGCAGCACAGGATGCCGCTGGGGAATTGATCTCCCCGGGGTCTCCTTTAATCGTGGCGCTGCAGAATTGTATGCGATTCGTTCAAGTAACGGATTCTGGGATTAGCTCCATGGGAACCCCCGATGGGGGCACTTACACCTATGCGCAGCTTTCTTTGATGGTCCAGGCTTAATTTCTTCCACAGCCCCCTTCTTGGCGGGCTTTTTTGTTGTCCCCAAAACAAGAAAGGCGTGCTGTGCCAGTTTCTAAACAGTACGAAGTCATCCGACCTTTCCGGCGGACGGACCCTAGGACGGGTTTCGACACCCACTTCAAGGTCGGCGACGCATTCACAGGCGCGATCGACAAGCCGTATCTGCTGGACCCAGATGGTCCAGACGGCAAAGGCTCCTTAATCGCCGAGAAGTCAGCTCCTCCCGCACCCATTGACTCCAGCGACAAGGAGAAATAACTCATGGCCATTGACCTCAATCAGGTGACGGTCGCCTACCCCGGATATAAAGCGCAGTGGGGTCTAGAACAGTACCTGTTCGGCGCGCAGGGTAACGACATCGAGCATTCTCGTAAGGCCGATAAGATCGACGGTTCGGGTTTCGGCACTCGTGTGCGGAACTCTCTTCCGGGTATGCAGGAAGGCTCTTTGAAGATCAAGGGTCTTGCCGCGATGGACCGGGGGAGTTTGAACTGGCAGATCAACCAGTGGTTCGGTCGGAAATCTCCGGTCAATGCGTGGTATGCGCTGGAAGGTTTGACGGCACTGTCGCCGATCACCATGCAGCCTTCTTCCATCATTGACGCCTCGATCTCGGCGAAGTTGAAGGACGCGGTCGACTTCAACTTGGAGTTGGATGCGAGAGGTGCTTACAACGACGGTTTCATTCTGCTTTCCCCGCAGAATCTTCTGACCGGCGCCTCCGGTGTCGGTTCGAGCATGAACGACACTACCTATTACGGCGGTGCCACCACCACCGGCGGTGTTGGGCAATTGCACGTGTGGGCGTTTGACGGTGGAACTACACCGTCTGTCACCGTGACCATCCAGCATTCCCCGGATGGGACGACCTGGACGAACCTTATCGCGTTCGCCGCGCAGTCGACTTTGGGTTCGCAGCGGATCACCCTTCCCTCGACGACCACGATTAACCCGTACATCCAGGCTATTTGGAGCGCCACCGGTTCGCCGACCGACGTGCAGGTTTTGTGTGCTTTCGCCCGTGGTGTGAACCTGGACGTGTAACAGTGCCGATGCTGCCGGATGACCCTAGATGTGTTTTTTCCTCGCAAGTGGAACCGGAGGCTCTTCGGGAAATTCTTAGAGCTCTCGATCCCAAGGAAATCACGGAGCTGGGGTGTCGGGTCATCAAGCAGCCCGGTGCTTGTGCGCTTTGCGTGGCCAATGACGACTGCAACAAAGTACCAATGCACAACCACTGTTTCCCGGCGGAAACGCATGTGATGGCCTCGGGAGTCAAGCGTGCGTATCGACGCTGGTACGAGGGTGAAATGGTCGAGATAGATACGACCAACGGGGATGTCCTGCGTGGCACCCCGAATCACCCGATCCTCACCGAAAGGGGATGGGTCGCGCTAGGTGGACTCGACAAAAACGATCACGTTGTCAGCGACCCATCCCACCAGAGCGTCCCAGGCTCTCAGAATATCCCCATCGGTGAGATTTTTGATTCGGCTGCGGGTCATCGCCACTCGGCAATGGGACAAAGAGCAGAGTTTCACGGCGACGGGTTCGACGGTGAGATTGTGACCGTGACCAATGACGCCGTAACGCTTGGCAGAAGTCTTGATGGGCTAGCCGGAATGATCAAGCTCGATCAGGTTGTTAAGGTCCGCCGATTCCCATTCAAGGGTGATGTTTACAACCTTGAAACAGTCAGTGGCTGGTATGTGGCTAACAACATCCTGGTCAAAAACTGCCGCTGTAAGCCGGAATTCTTCCTCATGAGGGACTACATCGAAGCGGAGTAGGCGTGACTCGCAGAAAACGTCTAGTCCCTAAGCCTATTCCTAGGAGCACCACCTCTATGTCCGACGCCGAAGAGATCGACTTCGAAATTGTCACCAACGTTCGCATGCTTGCGCCTCCCCCCGCATTGCGGCATGAACCTATCACCTTGAAGGACTGGAAGACGACGTCCGGCAAGAAGGCTCGATTCTTGGTGTGGGAATTGACCGCCGCTGATCACGCTGACTGGATTGAGTCGGGTCGGGTTTACACCAAGGATGGTGTGTTCAAACGGTTCGACAACAAAGACAACGACATTCGCTTCCTGGCGTATGTTTTGCGCGATCCTCACGGGAACCGGTTGTGGCACACGGTGGAGACCGCGAAGGCTGTTTTGGGGAGTATCGGCCGAAGCGACATTGAGGCACTGCTTGAGTTGGCGAACAAAGTGAATTCGGCGAAGGATGGTGCTACGGAGGGAAACTCCGAGGAAATCTAGAGCGCCTGATTGCTCTAGATTTCGCCTTCGAGTGGGGTTTCCCTTCTGCCGACATGCTGTTGCAGTCCATTCCCGGTCCGGTGTGGAAGGAGTGGGTTGAGTGGGTGAAGATTCGCGGTCCTATAGGTCCCGCACGTCAAGACCAATATGTAGCCTTCTTGGCGATGCAGATCGCTTTGACGAATCCGCATCGGAAGGATATTAAGTTTAGTGATTTCGTTTCCCCGTGGTTGAGGCCCGATGAAGTCGACCCTCTGCTATTTGTGAGGCCGTGGATCGATACCCGGGGAACCGGAGAAGAAGACTGAGGTTGTCCTGTGCCGAACTTTAACGTTAACTTCATCGGTGACTGTTCCCAGCTGACTAACACGATCGACACCGCCAAGTCCGCTATGCGGTCGCTGGACGGTACGCAGGCTCGGCTGGGAATTTCGGCGCCGGGTGCGCAGCAGGCTATCAACCAGGTTGGCGATTTGGGCGCTGCGGCTAGAGAGCTGGATGGCACCGGCGTCACCCTCGGAGTGAATGCTGGCCAAGTCACTGCCGCGGCGGGGAGGGTTCGTGCGCTCAGCAACGAGATCGACGGTCTATCGGGGAAGGTCTCCGCTGGTCTAGGCAGCCTCAATCTTGACGTGGATTCCAGTTCGGTCGGCAGGTTGGCCGGTGAGCTACGTGGAGTTAGCGCTCGGCTCGGCGACCTGTCGGGTGGTTCGGGTGTTCTCGGCCGGCTCGACCGGGATGCCAGCGAAGCGTCGAAGTCGGTCGGTGCGCTCAACGAGAGCGGCGCGAAGCTAAATGCGACGCTCGCTAACACCGGGGCTTCAGCGGCTGAATCGATGGACAAGATCGGTGCGTCGGCCGAGGGAAACATGGGCGCATTACGTGCCAGTGCCGATGAGGGGACGGGCGCGCTCGGCCGTTTCGGTGCCGCGCATGAAGCGGCCGCGGGTGCGGCGCAGCGTCAGTCAGCGTCGGTCGGGTTGTTGTCGCGCGACATGTCGGATTTCGAGCAGGAGTTTTCGGCCCGTGCCGGCAACGTTGGGAAATCGGCGCAGCGGATGAGCGAGAAGATCGCGGGTGCTCGGCGGGTGGCGACGTTCGGTGCCCCCCTCAGCGACGAGCAGCTGCTGAGTGGGACCGGCGTCCCCGGTACGGGTGGCGGCCCTCCGCGTAGGCCGCGGGGTCCGGGCGGCGGTGGTGGTGGTGGTGGTGGCGGCGGTGGCCATCATGCCAGGGTGCCGGGCGGCGGGGAGTCCGGTGGCGCCGGTGACGTGTTGGACACCGTTGGAGAGCTGGCCGCCCCGGCGATGATGGGCGCGATGGTCGGCGGTCTGGCGATGGCCGCGACTGCCGCAGTCGGCTTGGGTTCCGTCTACGAAACCATGAAGCAAATGCCGGTTGCGATGTCCGAAGCGACGATGGCACTCGGACAGTTCAACCACGGTCTGGAACAGACGGTCGGCATGGCGGACGTTTTCGGTAACGCCGGCGAAATTGAGATGAAGGCGGCTGACCAGCTAAAGGGATTAGGTTCGAAGCTGAACGACTTCGGGGCTGAGGTCGGTAACGTCGGCTTGCAGAACATGAATGCCGCACTCAAGGACGCGAACGATTTCGTCTCACAACTCACCCCGGCGTTGGACAGACTTGAACCGGCCATCACCCCGGCTATGAATGGTTTGACCGCTCTCGGCGATGCCGTTGTGCAGGGTGTTTCCAGTCCGGGCGCGGTTCAAGCTATTACCGCTTTAGGTAACACCCTTTCCGACCCGAAGGTTGAGCAGGGTATCGCCGGTCTGGTCTCGGGCGTTGTTACTTCCGGTGGCGTTCTCGGCACTGTCATGGCGAATGTGGCGGGTGCGATCGGTGGGAGTGTCAACGATAGCCCAGCGATGCAGTCGGCTTTAGACGGTGCCCTCTATGGGGCGATGACGGGCAAAGGAACCCTCGGCAAGCTGAGCAGCGCGGGTATCGGCGGAATCCTGATGGGTGCCGGGGCGTATGACCAGAGTCAAGGCATCGACCCCACCGAGGGGTTCATTAGTGGTGGGTTGGGCGCGCTCGGTGGAGGCGCATTGGGAAGGTCTCTCGGCGCCCGGGCTGGGCTCGGCGAGGAGGGTGCGGCGAGGAGCGGCAAGCTCGGCGGGATAGCGGGTGCACTCGCTGGTGAGGGCGTTGCTTACGGCGCGCAGAAGCTCGATAAAGCGACCGGTACGGACACCTACGGCAACATGCTGCAGGGTGCTTGGGATGCCGCCGCGACTACGTTCGCGGTCACCAAAAGCCCGCTTGCCACCGGGGTGGCCGCCGCCGCTGGTGCCCTCGCCGGTCTGCCATCTAAGGACAAGAACGTTTTGGGTGCGATGGGTGATTTCGGCGTGGACGTCCTGCAGTCTCCGGGTAAGTGGGCTGAGCACCAGCCGACCAATCTCGATAAGTCCGGGAAAGATTTGCAGCAGGCACTGGCGAACGCGACACCTCCGTCGGGTCCTCTCGGCGGGATGTTCGGCCCACAATCCGGTACGCCCGGCGGTAGCGGTCCTGGTGGCGCGCAACTGCCGATCCCGGGCATGGACAAAACCCTACTGTCGCCAGGCACCGGTGCGGCGAGCAATACCCAGATCACACCTAAGGGAATTTATTCAGGTTCGCGGGATGCCAATGGCAACTTGACATACAAGAACACCGGCACGGACGGTAGCAGCGGCGCCTACACCTCGACCCCGGGTGGTCCGAGCCAGTACGACTACACGGGTCCGACCGCGAGTGGTGGATGGCAGCATCAGATCGTCACGGAAACCCCTGACGCGCACCAGTTCATTCAGACTGAGGGTACCGACCAGTTCGGCAATGCTTTGCCGTCGAGTAATGTTTCCGCGACACCGGGTGACCCGGGCTATTTCGGTGGCGGTGCTGGTCCGGGCCAATCGGTGGGTTCGATTTCTCCGAAGCACCTAGCGCAGCTGTACGGCGCCTCCGATCCGTCAGGTAGGTCAGGGGCGGCTTTTCCAGCATTCCCGGGTGTTAACGACCACCAGCTTCCACCCGCAAATGAACTGGGGCGAATAGCGGCACGCCGGGCAGCGGCACAACACGCTGGCGCGGCACCTCAGGGCGCCCCGACGGCGAAAGACGGGGGCGCTCATGCGGTGCACGCCGGTTTCGGGATGGGCGCACATGAGGTACCGGCTGACGTGCTGCAAAAGCTGAACGAGGGTCTCGCCACAGCGAACAAGCAGGGAGGGCTGAGCCAGCAGGGCGGCGCCGTGCAGTCGGGGCCTATGGTGCAGAGCGGCACCGCGGGGAGGGAGCTGCAGGCCCAGGGTGGTACCCCGGTCGACAAGTCGGCGGGTGGCGGCCATGGAGGCGCCCCCGCCCCCCATGCACCGGGGCAGGCTGGGGGGCAAGGGCCGGGGCAGGTGGCGACAGGTCTTATGTCCGCACCTCCACCGATCATGCTTCCCGCCACTGCCGGGATAGCGCAGGCACGCCAAGCGGCGGCGTTCGCGGCGTCGAAGTATGGCGCCCCGGCCCCTGATACCACGCCGTCACTTGAAACTCATGCCTTCGACACCAGCATCGCCTACCACGGCATGGCGGACGCCAAAACAGGTGTGCATACTTTCGACACGAAAACGGGAATCGAGTACACCGACCCTCATCTCGGGCCGCCCAGGCCGCTGTCCTGGCACGAGTTGAACGATCCGATTGGGCCGAAAGCGACTTCGGTGTCCCCGGCCGCGGGGCCGGGTGTGGCGAGTTCGGGGGATTTCGGTATGAAAGGTTTCGCGTCGCTGCAGTCCGCTGTTGCCGCCGCGCAAGCCCACCCGACCCCGACAGGGCCTCCGGGGCTAGCCCAAGTCAGTCCGGGTCTGCAGTCGGGGTTGGGCCAAAAATCGGGCCTGGCGGGCATCGGGCTCGGAACTATGGGCCATCCGGGTTCCGCGCTGGGCAATCTAGGGCCGACGATGGGCAGGATCACCCAGGCCATGACCGCCTATACGAGCGCCGCGAAAACGGCGACAAGTACAAACCAGTCGTTGGCGCCGTCGCTTCACAGTGTCAACCAAAACGCGCAGAGCCAACAACAGAGCCAGCACCAGCAGACACCACAACAGGTGGTGCAGTCGCACAACGCGTTGGCACAGTCGGCAGCGTCGGTCGCTACCGGCGCTGCCGCCGCATCGACTGGGATGGCGGGGCTGGGGAGCAGCTTGCAAAACGCGATGCATTCCGCCCTCGGGTTACAGAAGTCCGCCCCCCACGCGATTGCGTCTACTGCCCATGCGGCCGCCGGTGCGTCCGCCGCGATGACTGGTTTGTCGGGTGTGGCGGCGGCGGCGGGTGCCAGTGCGTCCTCCGCAATGGCCGGGGGCATTGCGTCCGGGGCCGGGCACGCTTCCGCGGCCGGAGCCGGAACGGCCAGCGCGGCGGGGCACGGCGCGGCCGGCGCGGCGGGTACACATTCCCCGTCCACGGTGTTCATGCAGATCGGCATGTGGATGGGGGAAGGTCTCGAAATCGGCTTGCGGGATAGCACCCCGCAAGCCGCCGCCGCGGCCGGGGCAATGGCTCAAACCGCGGTCGCCGCGGCTACCAACAGCGCCGCTCAAACCACCCTCAACAGCACACTCGCTGGTGGATTCGGTGCCGGTCTGATCTCTGCATCCAACGGTGTCACCCCCATCGCTCAAGATTACGGGCTAATGTTGGGTTATTCGTGGGCCGAGAATGTGGTAACCGGGGCGCAGAATGTGTTGCAGTCGAGTCAGTTCCAGGCGTTGACGGTGCCGAAGTTCGAATCGGCACTAGCGCAAGCGACAGAGGGTGCGTTGGGATTGCTACCTCCGGCCGGTAGTGGCGCTGAGTACTACACCACCACTTCTGGTTCGGCTGGGATGGTGTCGATGACACCGACGGTGAATGCCACGATCATGGTGAGCGTGGACGGCACACCTTTGCAGGTGATTGCACAGCAAGTGGTGAATGCGTCGATGATCAGCTTGGCTTCGTCGATCGACAACCAACGCGGGTAATAGATAGCCGTCTCGAAAGGGGCGGCTATCTCTCTTCTTCTTCTTAAATAGGTGGTCTTGTGACGTCTCCGTTGACCATTGTCACCTATCAACCGACTTCGAGTCCGCAATTGGGTTCGTGGTCGGTTGTTGGCGCCGCGACAGGGTGGCAGGCTGTTTCCAGCGGCGGCAACACAGAATATGTAGAACTCGCTTCGGGGATTTGTAGACTTGCATCTCAAGTCATCCAGTTCGGTTTCCAAACACCTTCACTCCCATCTGGGGCGCAAATCTATTCGGTAGGTATCGAACGCACGGTACAGGCAGCGCCTACTGGTTCCCAGGTCACCTGCTTCCATTGGTTTGAATGTTTGAGCGGGACAGTCATTGTCTCCGGCCAATCCCCTAAACCGGCGACGACGTTCTTTTCGTCCCCGCTTCCCACTAATACAGTGGCGAATCAGTGGATCACCGAGACTGTCTATACGTCTACTACAGCACCGGATGGGACCGCGTGGAATCCGGCGACGAATCTGTTGTCGGGGAACTTCGCCTACGAGATGGGCCGAGGTGATCTATCCAGTGTTCCGATTCTGGTTTCTAATGTTTCTCTGGTAATCACATATCAGTCCGAGTCGGGCGTAGCTGTGACCGGTCCGACTGGGACGGTATCGACAACTCAGCCGACGATCACATGGACATATTCTAACGCGAATTCCCAGCCACAGCAGGGATATCAGGTCGCGGTTTATACCTACGCGCAGACCACGGCGCTGGGCTTCGTTCCATTCGAGACGACACCTATCGATGGGACCAATGGTTTCATATTAGGTGAAGACCAGCAGTGGACGATGAACATCGACATCGCTAACGGCCAGTACGCCGCCTACGTCCAGGCGGAGTCCCAGTGGGCCGGTCCGGGAAGTTTCTTGTCGGCTATCGGATCGACCACGTGGACTCGTTCAGCATCCTCGCCACCTTCGGATGCGGTGTTCTCTTCGGCAACGTTCGATGCGGAAAACAATAGGGTGGCATTGACGTTTTCTCCGGGTAGTTCTTCCCCGGCCACGTTGGCGTTCACAGTTTATGCCAGCCGTGACGGCGGGCAATCCTATCTTCCTATTCCAAGCTTGTCTTACGTCCCGGCGCAAGGTATGAGTGCGATCACCAAGTATGACTACGTCGCGCCGCTGAACACGCTCTCGGAGTATTTCGTGCTGGCATACGGCGGGTCACCGTTCGAGGCGGCAGCTGGAGCTTCGGGAGTTCTGTCGGTTACCCCGACAGGTGATCAACCGTGGCTGAAGGACCCGTTGAATCCGATTCTGAATACGATTCTGCCGATCGCCGCTCCGAAACAGAGCGAAGACGGAATCAAGATCACGAAGAGAAGGATGCAGGGGACCTTTCAACTGCTGGGTGGTCAAGGCTCCCAAGTTCTGCCTTTTATTGTCTCCGGGCCGACCTATGGGGATGAGTACGAGTTTGAGCTCATATTCATTCAGGGTGATCCGAACTATCCAATGACGCTGTGGGCGCCGGTGGATGAACTCGATCGCTCCGGAAATACTTTGTTGCTGCAACTGCCGGACGGCACACAGCTTTGGGTGGTCACCGGTCCGGGTGCGACAAGTCAAGACACCACGGAAAAGTACAACGCGGTCCCCGGAGCTCCATCTGTCACAGCGTGGCGACGTCGCAAACTCACGATGACACAAGTGGATCAGCCACCGTGGTTTTAGTCCCTTTGGGGGGTGCTAATGCAGGGATTCTCTGACGCTTTCGCTGAAACCGTCCAAAACCCCCACACCGCCGTTGTATTGGTGCAGGCAATCCAGAACGGAAAAGTGGTCGCCACGCTCGAGGTGGTCGCCGGGTCGATAAACGCCGACCGGACCGCGGCGCAACTGCGAACAATGCAATTCGAAATCATCGACCGCGATGGCACTCTCACCCCCACTGGGATGTCTTCTCTCCTGGCGCCTTTCGGGACACGGGTCCAACTGTATCGGGGGGTTCGAATCAAAAACGTGGAGACATTGAGCGCGGTCTATGACGCGGCGAATCCGTGGACGCCACAAACCTCGGTTGGGGATATGAACGGCGTGAAGATCGACAGCGATGGCGCCCTCGCGCTCGGACCGTAGTTTTGGAGTTGATGAATGACCGCATACGTGGTGAGCGCCTCGGTAAGCAATACCGGAACTTCGTTCGTCTCATTATTTGTCAGTCCAGCCTCGTTTGAGATACGCGTTGCTCAGGTTCAATACGCCTATCAGGCTAACGCATATAACGAAGTTCTCATGACGGCCACCGCGGGGTACTACAGCTCGGGGATGTCTGGGGGCTCTACGGCGACGATCGGCCCTATGCGTGTGGGTTCTCTTGCCGCGACCGCGACCGCAAAATCGGGCGCTACGGGCTCGGGCACCTTCTTCACAATGGGTGAGTATCTGACCGGACAGTACGTGAACAACTCGATCGGCCCAGACAATACGATTATCCAAGGCGTAATTGTCGAGGGCGGCTCGTACACGTTTTCGCCACCGTTTGATCTGATTCTCTCTCCTGGGACTGCTTTCGCCACGACCCTCAGGGCTGACGCTGCCACTGGCGGCGATGATGCTGGCGGGACGCTCGTTATCGTCATTTATTTCGAAGAGCTGCGGCTTTCTTGGCCTTACTAGCCATTCACTAAGGAGTTGCTAGTGGCTAACTTATTCTCTGAATACGCCTACGGCCGTTGGATCGACAAATACAGTCTGCCGCTTGGTGGCGACAACATCCTTATTGTTCTCGTCCAGTCGACCAGTCTGCCATCTGACGGCGCATTCGCTGGCTATCAGTATCTCTCCCAGGTGTGGTCCGGCGGTGGCATTGAGGCGACGTTTACTAACTACTCAAGACTCTCGATTACCACCGGTATCACGACCACGGTTGGCGCGACCACCACGGTGAGTATTCCGAGTCAAGTGTGGAATTCAGCGGGTGGTGCTACGAACAACTCGTTAGGCGCGTTGCTCACTTGCTATAAGCCCACCTCGATCAGCGCTGATTCTGCTATCCAGTTGATGACGAAGCACGATTTCGTGGCCACCACAACGGGCGGCAATTTGACTGCGGTGATCACCAACATTGGTTCGGTGACGTAAGTGCCGGCGACATTGCAGTTTTTCGACATGTCTGTGTCGGTGACCCCGCCAACCGGCCATCAAGAACCACTGCCGATCACGCTCGGTCCGAACTGGCAGCCGAACGACTATAGGTTGCTGTTCCTTTCTGGGTCCGGGGCCGAACAGCAATCCCCCAGCGTGACCGCGACCGAGATGAAGATGAACACCGACCCACCCGCCACATTCACCAAAGCCTACGCATTGAACGTGGGGAAAGAAACCCATGGTGTCTACTACCGGCAGTTGGTGTCTGGCGATGTGGATCAGTTTGTGACGTGGGCGAAGCCGTCGAACTGGCGCCACTACATGGTGGGTTTCCTTACCGTCCGCGGGGTGAGTCCGGGGAGCACTATCACGGCCGGGTCACTGTCGGGGTGGCGCGGCGGCGCTAATGGCATCCAGTACACCATCGCCGACACAACAGACTCCGCAACGGTGACCTCGGTGACGGTTCCCGGTGCCGGCACAATGATTTTCGCTGTGGGGAACGTCGCGGCTCCCACCCAAATCAACTGGCCTAACTGGCCGGTAGCGATGGGCGTGCCGACCGGCTGGACGGCATTAGTCGCAACACCGAATAGTGGTGACACGTTTTTCGAGTACGACACGAATCCGTGTTTCAACATCGTCGCAAGTTCTTACGGCTCGTCCGGGTCGACCGGGTCTGTGGTGTTCCCTGCCGGTCAAGGCGCGCCGGCGTTTGCCGGGCTTTATGCGTTTATAACTCCGGCACCTGACGTGTCGGTGACGGTAGGGGCGGCATAGATGGCTGAAGTCGACACCGCATCAGTAATCACCCCCAGTATCTCCACGGCTGTCACCTACGTCATCGGTACAGCGTTTGAAGCCAATACCGCTGGACAGGTTTTCAATCCTCTAATCGGATACTGGATTTCTGATCCCTTGGTGCTACCGGGTAACGCGGTAACAGGTTCGGTGGTTCGCTGGGTTGCGAATACTCCGATAGGTACATCGGTTACTGTTCAAACAAGTATCAATAACGGCGCAAGTTGGAATTTGGTCACCAATGACCAGGCCGTGCCAAGATTGTTGAATGGTGACACCACCACCCAATCGGTGTTGGCGAAGATAACTTTCACCCGAGCGGTGGCTCCGTCGTTTTTCCCGAGTCCATCGATTTATCCGAGTCCATCACTCTATCCGAGTGGCGGTGGACCTTCGGTGAGCTATTTCGAGTTGGATGTCTCAGTCGATGCTTCCGTGGATGAATTAGTGCCTATCGGTTTGGGCATGATCGATAGTGTCACTACGCACGCTATCAGCGGAACTACGGGTGGTGGTTCGACCACGAATGCTTCTTCGACTACCGCGGTGATCAGCCAGGGTGGTGGTCAAACCGGTGGCGGCACTGTTATTAAGGTGCACGCCAACGATTTGAGTTACGCCATCAAAAGAAATGTGTGGCAGCAGCCGTTCACTGTTCCCGGCGGGCAGTTGTATACGAACGCCATTCAAGCGATGGTGCAAAACCGTCTCCCGTCGCAGATCGCGTTTAATCTGTCGACTACCACTGAAGTAACCCCACTCTTGGTGTACGGCGCCTCTCAGGGTGGCGATCCGTGGCAGGACATTATGGAACTGGCCGCGGCGATCGGTTTTGAGGTTTTCTTCGACGCCACCGGAATATGTGTAGTTAGACCTATCCCAGACCCGTCCACGGGTGATCCGGTGTGGGCTTTCGACGAAAACATTGTCCAGCTTGTCGCCGAGGCGGAATTCGATTTATCTTCTGAGCAGACGTTCAACGACATTGTTGTCATCGGACAGTCAACTTCTTCAGAGAACCCTTTCTCGGCGGAAGCCTTTGACAACGACCCAAACTCCCCCACTTATATTCTTGGCAATTACGGGAGAGTCACGCAAAGGGTTAACTCGTCGCTGATTGGTTCCCAATATCAAGCGCAGGCCATGGCCTATTCGGCTTTGTACGCTTCGCTCGGAGCGGCGAACACTGTCACTTTGACCGTTGTTCCAATGGCAGCTTTGGAACCCGGGGATCTGATCTTGATTGTGTGTTCGGACGTGAAAGCGAACGGCATCTACATGATCAACTCAATGGTTACCCCATTGTCCCCGGCGTATCCGATGACGTTGACCTGCTTCCGCCAATCCACCAGCGGAACATTGGGTCTGGCCGGAGCCTTCGGATTCACCGACGGGATCACAATCAACGGCTCGAATGTGATCACATCCAATTCGGCGGACTTCACCTCAGGTGATGTTGGTGCTTCTGTCTACGGCAATGGAATTCCCGTCAACGCCACCATTTCTTCGGTGACCAATTCCACCACCGCGGTGATGTCGGCGAATGCCACTGCCTCCGCTACTGACGTTTACATCGTCGTCAGCGTCGGGTCCGGAACTTAAGAGAGGTCCCATGGCAACCGGTTCTCCCATCGATCGGGCCGCCCGAGCTATCAAAAAAGCGGGCAGCACCAGCCCCGCTTGGGTGCAACGTACCCAACAAATGAGCATGCATCAAGGAACCTTAACTCGGGTCGACACCTACAACGGTGTGGCCGACTTTCAGTTCCCTGATCAACTCATCATTCCTTCGGTGAACTACATCCGTCCCTACACCGACACCAACCTTCCCCAAGTGGGACATGTTGTGTGGGGTATCAACAACGGCACCGATTTCATGATTTGGGGCCAACACCAGGTTCTCAATGGGCTGGTGAGCATGTGACCATTCCCCTAGCATTCGGGTTCGTCCCGATCCCCGGGACGATGTTTCTCAATCAGTATTCTGATTTCGTCACCGAGATCATCTCCGATGCGGGTTCGTGGCCGGACGGATGCTCTATAGAGTTCCGATTCCAGCCGAGCAACACCACCACGTGGACCACATGGCCTGCCACCATTACCGGAGCAACAGCGTCGTGGGATGTTCTGCCGGCCGATGTAGCGACGTTAGTGGCGACCCAGACGCTACCCGCTTCGAGCGAGTGGATTTTCGGTCAGCATTCGGTGCTTAACGGCTCCGTGACGATGTGAGCGCCCCGTGACCACTCCACGCTTGACCACCCTGGTATATCCCCTAGTGATCCCACAAGGCGCTGACTGGCCTGGGACGAATTTCCCGATCGTCGGCCCTGACGGCACCCCGTATGACCTGACCGGCTGCACCGCGAAGGGGCAAATCAGGCCCTTCCCCGGGTCGGGCGAGCTCTACTACACCTGGTCAACGAGCCCCAGTGCAGGTCAGGGGCTAATCACTTTGTCCGGGAGCACGTTGACCATTCGGGTGCTCGCCGACGAATCCGCGTTGTGGACGTTCATTCGAGGCGCCTACGACATTCTGCTCACCAACCCTGCCGCTCCCGTCGGGCTAAAGGTGTCCCGGGTGGCGATGGGCACCGTCACGGCTTCCCAAGAAGTCACGATATAAACATAGCTGCTTAAGGAGCACATGTGCCCACTGTTCGTCTCGGCAACCGCGCCGCCATCGACCGGGGTCAAATCCTGGAAGGGAACCGGGTAACCACAATTCAGATACTCGACGAGAACGACCTCGGCTCGCGGATGCGCACCATCACTCATGCTGACGGTCTATGGCCCAACATGTCTGTTCACCCCGCCGCGTGGGTTGAGTGTGACGACGATTCTGAGCTGGAAAGCGCGCTTGCGACGCATTTCGGCTGCCCGGTCGGCATGCCCGCCAGCTGGATCTAGCAAACGACCAACCAGGTGCGCGGCCTTCTCTGCGACGCCTGCAACAAGGGTCTCGGCGCATTCAAAGATGACACGGTACGCCTGTCGGCGGCCATCGATTACCTAGAACGGGCTGCCTCGCCTCTAGTCGCAGGCTAATCAAATCAGATTACAGAATGGGCACTCCCCGATCCGAGGAGCGCCCATTCTGTCGTGCACGTAAATCGAAAGGGCAAGTTCAATGCGGGTAAACTCTGGCGCCGATGCTCAGGCGTGCGCGATGGGTGGCGACGTGGCCGGTTACACCGGTACCGCCTCCGGTACGACGACGACTACCACGCTTACTGCTACGGGTACGCCATGGGTAGCAAGTGCGTTCGTCGGCCACATTGTTGTGACCACGTCAGCGCCGATGGCGTATGGGGTCATCACCGCCAACACGACGAGTGTGCTGACGGTGGATCGGTGGTACGCCCCTGGGAGCCCTGGTGGCGCGGCCACAACTACCCCGAGTAACACTACGACCTTTGCTGTCCTTCCGGGCAATGCTCCGTACTGGTACATGGCTCTGACTGCCAACGCCTCTGCGGCGTTGGCTACCGACACGGCCTTGACCGGCGAGATCACCACAGCTGGCGGTGGTCTGATCCGTCAGCTGGCCACCTATGCTCACACGACTGGCGCGTCTTCCTACTCGTTGGCCGCCACGTTCACGGCCAATGGTTCTGACTCGTTGGGTTCACCGGTGACCATCGCTAAGATCGGCATTTTTAACACGCTGACCGGTGCAACTGGGCGTATGCAGTTCGAGACGCTGCTGTCTGCTACCGCCACGATTACCGCCATTGGGGACGCACTGACCGTAACTGACACGGTCAGCCTTTAATGGATCACGTCCAACATGGGCGACCGCAGGTCAACGTCACACAAACCATCACCATGTAGTTGGTGCTCACTACCCAGACGAGGGGTGAGATCATGGCGGAGCTATACCGCCTCATTGAAACCGGTGGCGCCTATCCGGCGCGGCCGCCAATCGGATATGTCGACTTCCTTGGCTCCGTTGATCCTGGGTCATTGATGCGGGTCGGTGATACCTGGACGCAAACACCATCACCACCAGGTGGGTATTCGCCTGTTGTCCAGTTCAGGGTGTCTAGGCGTTGCTGGCTGCTTGGTCGGAGTCGTTGATGGCGGGTCCAACCGCACCTCCGACGGGAACGAGGTTTTCCACCGGGGAAGACCTTTCATTGTTGAATGGACCTACGTCCGCGCCGCCGGGAGCAGTTGTCGTCGCTCCCGGCGGCACCGGGCTAGACAATGCCACCATCGCCAACCCGGCAGGTGCCACGTTTTACCTGCTCGCTGGCACACACGTATTGGGCGGTGGCTCGCCAAACGAGTTCAACCAGGTCCAGCCCAAGGCCGGAAACACCTACATCGGTGCGCCCGGCGCGATCCTGAACGGCCGCAACATCAACCGGTACGCGTTCACCGGCACCGCCGCCGGGGTGACCCTCCGCTATTTGGAGGTCACCGGCTTCGCCTGTTTCATCGACCAGTTCGTGGTCAACCACGACGCCGGCTCCGGGTGGACGCTTAGTTACTGCAACATCCACGGCAACACCGGCGCCGGAGTCGGTATCGGTATCGGCGCGGTGCTATCGCACTGCTGGCTGCACGACAACTCCCAATACGGGTTTTCTTCGTACAAGCCGCCAGTCGATGCGGGCGCCACCTCGGCGATCACCAACGTCACCGTCGATCACTGCGAGATCGCGCACAACGGGACGCTGTCCGACGAGGTCAACGCGAACGGAACACTCACCGGCAACGGCCGTAACGGTGCCTGCAAATTCTGGGACACTAACGGCATCACGGTCACCGACAATTGGGTGCACCACTCCAACTGGGTTGGTATCTGGGCTGACACGAACAATATCGGTTGCCAAGTTGATGGAAATCTTGTTGAGTACAACGCCGCCATGGCGTTCATGTACGAAATCTCGTACAACTTCTCCATCACCAACAACACGTTCCAGTACAACGCCATTTATGCCGGGTTGAACTTCGCCAGCCGGTCAGACAACTTCCCGGTGCCGGCGGTGTACATCTCCGAATCGGGAGGTGACTCCGGTGCGTCGAGCACCTATGCGGCCAGCGTCATCTCGGGCAACACATTTTTGAACAACTGGGGAGACATCACGCTCTGGGAGAGCGCCGATAGGTTCTGCAATTCTCCCGCGAACAGCTCCGGCAAGATTTACAAACCACGCCACGGCGGCGCATCCCTCGCGGTGTGCAACAACCCCGCACCGAAGGTGCTGACGGTCAGCTTTACTTCGGGTTCGCCCAGCTTCACCGTGACCTCTGGGACGCTGGAATCCACCGACGAAGGTCGACCGGTCAGCGGTATTGGGATACCCGCCGGTACGAAAGTGAACGAGCCGACCTCGGCAACCGGCCCAGTCGGATATCTCTCGCCCACGTCGGGTCAAATGAACCAGAACGCCACCATCACAGGCAGCTCAACTATCACCCTGGCCGCTGGCACCATTAACGTCAATCCGGCCTATACGGCGTGTCGTTGGCATACCCAGAACATCACCATTTCGGGCAACATTTTCAAACACGATTCAGCTACTGTCCTCAACGGGCAATCATTGCCTTCCGGTGTGATCACTGGCAAGATTGCTCTCCTGTCCCAGTACGGTAGTTATCCCGCGTGGTCCCCCTACCAGGGATGGACCATCGCGGACTCGATCACGTACAGCCAGAACAACGTATGGTCGGGCAATACGTATCAGGGCGATTACTCGTGGATGCCACACGACACAAGCATGGCGGTCACTTTTGCTGCGTGGCAAGCGACATATGGGCAAGATGCCGGGTCGACATTCGGGTCATTCGGCGGGAGTGCCGCCGTCTCGGATTCGTTGAATGCGGCGGATAGCGCGTCTCGGTCGGTGCGACTTGTGCGTTTTACCACTGATGCGGTTCTCGCCGCAGACACGGCACGCGGTCCCTCACGCGTGGGCCTACCAGTCTGGACAACCCTCACCGGAACCGGCCGTGTCCCGGTGACCTTATACGCCGAGACCGCCAGCGGCCGTGTCCCAGCAGTGATCGGAGCCTAATGACCACTTTTGTCAATGACGCGGCACGGGGATATTAGATGCCTAATTCCATTTCGGCGGTTGGTACCGCCGTTGTATCAAGCTTTACCGCTCCGCTGCCCGCGTTCAATGTGAATCCGACCGCTGTCGGCAACATGATCGGCCTTGGCATATTGCTGATCGGCAGTTCCGGGGCGACTGGGGTATCTGGCGGAAACTGCACCTGGACCCGCATAAACACCTCCCCTCCTAACACGGGAGGACTTGGCACAGTCTGTGATCTGTGGCTGGGCGTTGCCACCAGTACCGGTTCAGCGGCATTGACGGTAACCGGCGGCAGCAGCGGCGGTGACCTTCAGTACCAGCAGTTCGCCGGGGGTGGCGCGGGCACTGTCTGGTCCGTGGACGGCACCCAACAGGGCACCACGAATTTAAATACTTCTTCCACGTCGTTAGCGTTCCCGACTCTCGTTCCGGGCGGCGCAAGCCGGCTCTATTTTGGCTTTGCGGGCACCGCCAGTGCGAGCAGCGGCGTGACCTCGGGTTACACCCTGCAAGACCTATCGGCGACCAACGCCGTTGACATCATTTACAACGTGTCGGTATCGACGTCACAAAGCCCGGTGGTGACACAAGGTAGTAGCCCGTATCAAACGTGCGGGGCATTGATCATCGCCGCCAGTCCCTCCGCTGCTGCGACGCCCGTACAGGTTGTCTCGCAATACAACAGCTTCTTCTAACCGCTAAGGCAGCCCCGTCGGCTCTCCCGGCGGGGTTTTTTCGTGCCCGAAACACCCTTGAAAGGGACAAAACTCTCATGGCGCGTTACTCCACGATCGCTACCTCTTCAGCCGCTCTCGCCGCCAACACCGCATTCGCCGCCCTAGTGCCCGGCGCCAGCGTCGCGTTCAAATTGCGTCGTGTCACCCTCGGCGTCATCGCTGGTTCTTCCGCCCCCACCTCGCAGCAGGTGACTGTGGGAATTAACCGTGGCACCGCACGAGGTACCGCGTCCACTACCGCTACGCCGCAGCAGCTCGACCCGAGATCACCAGCCAGCGCGATCACCGGGCTGGACACCGCCTGGTCTGTCGCGCCCACCTTGGCGTCGGCTGACCAGTTTGTGGTGTCGTTCAACACCCAGTCTGGTGTTGATCTGCCTTGGGAGCTGTTGGAAGAATTCGTTTCCGCCACGGGAACCGCGAACCCGATTGTGTTTGTGAACCGCACCAACGCACTCCCGGCGTCTCATTCGTTCACGATTTCGGTAGAGCACGAGGAGTGACCTGACGTCACTTAGCCCCTCCACTTCAAGAGAGGACGTAGCGGGGTGAATCGTCGCTGGCGGAATCTACTGATTCGGCGTCAACGCTTTTTTCATGTACCCACTCGGGTCGCCGCGTCGCTGTCTCGCACAGTTTCCGACAACGCTTCCGCTAGCGATACACCCACCAGAAACTTAACATTCACCCGGTCGGTGGCGGACAACGCAGCCGCCGGTGATTCGGCTTCACGGCTGCTTGCTGAGTCCCGCGCCATCGCCGATGCGGTAGCCGCAACTGACGTCGTCACGCGGAGTGTTGCTGAGTCCCGATCGGTCGCGGACACTGCGGCGTCGTCTGATTCCGCTACTCGTTCTGCTCTGGTGTTCATCCGGGCGGTGTCGGATTCAGCCGCAGCCTCGGATTCTGCTGTCCGGTCGCTGGTCACAACACGTAATGTTGTCGATACCGCTTTGGCGTCGGATTCCTCTGTCCGGTCGCCGCAGGTCTACAGCCGGGCCGTTACAGATTCGGCGCCCGCTACGGATTCGGCTAGCCGCAACGTTCAAGCCTTCGCTCGTAGTGTTTCCGATTCGGCGCTGGCCAGTGATGCGGTGGCCCGGGCGCAAAGCTTCACCCGCAGTGTTTCTGACTCTGCTTTGGCGTCCGATGCCGCGACGCGTGCACCCCAGGCGTTCACCCGTGCTCGTAGTGACACGGCGTTGGCGTCCGATTCGGTTGTTAGGTCTGCGCAGTCGTTTACGCGGACGGTCACCGATGCAGCGGCGGCCACAGATTCCGGTGCGAGGGCCTCGCAGTCCTTCACGCGTACCTGTAGCGATACAGCGGCTGCGGTTGACTCTGCTGTCAGGGCCGGTGTTGAGGCTCGGACGGCCGTTGACAGTGCTACCGCAAGTGATGTAGCGACCCGATCGCAGGTTAAAGCCCGCACTGTTACTGATGCTTCAGCGGCAGCCGATACGGTTGTTAGGGCCGCGCAGGTGTTCACCCGCACCTGTAGCGATTCGGCGTTGGCGTCCGACGTGGCCATCCCGGGCGGCGGGATAATTCGCGCGGTGGCTGATACGGCCTCCGCGACAGATTCGACCACTAGAACGCTTGTTGAAGCCCGCGTTGTCGCAGATTCCGCATTCGCGGCGGATGCGGTCGCGCGAGGACTTACCTCCACCCGCCCTGTCGGCGATTCGGCCGCGGCGAGCGACGCCGCTGTTCGATCGGCGCAAAACGCTACCCGTCTAGTCGCCGATTCAGCACCGGCTGTCGATACCCCCACACGGTCGTCGCACTTCACGCGCTCGGGCAATGACACCGTCGCGGCCGGTGACAACATTGTCCGGCTTGTCGTTATTCCCCGCGCCGTCAGCGACAGTGCCGGAGCCAACGACACCGCCAGTGGCGCTGTGCCAAGTATCGGAGCTGTCGCGGACTCCGCGTTGGCCGCCGACGCAGCTGCTCGTTCATTGTTGCTGTTGCGTGTTCTCACCGACACCGCTGCCGTAGGGGATGCAGCTAGCCGCAGCTTCAATGGTGCCCGAGCGGTCGGCGACACCGCACCCGCATCAGATTCGGCAGCCCCGGTCCCACTTAATTCCGGGTTTGTTGCCGATTCGGCGTTCGCCACCGATGCCGCTGCCCGTAACGGTCTGGTGTTCATCCGGATCGTTCTAGATGCGGCGGCGTGCTCTGACGTTGCTACAGCACATCTGCGGCAGTGGGAAGCGTTTTCGCTGTTCCCCACTTTGACGCGGGGGGTGTACGCCTCCAACCCCGCCGCACTGGGCGCTGTCACCGCGACTTCGGGTGTGGCTGTAGCCGGTGCTCATTCTGATTCCCCGTCCCCCGTTCTTCGCTAGGAGACCTTGCGGGCGATGACGTAGTAGCCCCCGGCGAAGGTTTTCGTTCTTAAAGGAGCCACGTGACTCTCCCTACTGATCCAGTCCCAACCTTCGTCGACAGTCCGTCGACTTCCACGCCGCTCGACTCGGCGAATCTGAACGAGTACTCGACCGCTATTGTGCAGCTCCAGACCTATGTGGCGGGGCTGCAGGTGTACATCCCGTTCACTGGAGTTCAGACCGCGAGCACTGTCACCGCGTCGGCGAACACGTATGTGTTGGTGGACACCACTTCAAACTCGGTGACGGTAGATTTTCCCACCGCGCCGACGAACTTCACTGTCGTCGGAGTCAAGCAGGTGACTCGGGGTGGCACTAACACGGTCACCGCACAACTGGGTGGTTCGGACCATTTCGACACCACCACTGGTTCTCAAACGGCGACACTGACATTGCAGGGTCAAGCCGGTGTGTGGCAATACAACTCGTCCACTGCTGTATGGGTCCGCATGGCCGATGATCTGCCTTTGTCCCAGCTTGATTCACGATATGTGGCTTCCGGCGGGAGTGTCGTCACCTCGGTTACCGCTGGGGACTCGACGATCACTATGGGCGGAACTGGCGCCGCGCCGACAGTCAAGGTCGCACAGGGCAACTTGACTCTGGCCGAATCGCAGGTCACTGGGCTAACTGCCGCATTGAACCCGACCTATTCGGCGGGTAGTGCATGGGGTCCGAACGTTTATGGCACGTTGATGGAGAATACTGAAAGAGACGATGTCACCAGCACTTACGCAATGACGTCGAGCCTAAAAACTCTGCTGGTACTGATCGGACTATGTCCGGCGGCCTCTTATTCGGTATTCAAAACCTTTCAGACTGTTGCTCAATCGGGCGGGACACTGACAGCCGCTCTCTATAGTTCGGCGACTATTTCTGGCACATCGTGGTCGCGTCTCGGATCCGGCAATATCACTGCCACGCTCTCGTCGGGTATCGCCTCGAACTCGCTACCGTTCACGTTGTCGTCACCTGCATTTGTGGCACTCCTGATGTCTTTCACGAGCAGCCCGACAACGTACCCAACACTCTCGGCTACTGCCGCCGGTGCAGTCCAAGCTGGATTGTTTCAGCCAGCCTCGGGGTGCCCGCTATCCGCGGATCAGAGCGGCGCGGTTACGCCAGGGGCGACGTTAAATCCGTTGTCAAGTTTCACGACCATCACTCAAAAGATTTGGTGCGCACTCGCCTGACCTCAGAAAAGACGGGGGACATATGCCTTGGCGGTGGTTGAAAAAATTCCCGGGGGTGAAATCCAGCAGACGTAGAACCGTCTGCCTCCTCATGGGGTTAGCGTGGGTAGCCTACGGGTTCGGAGTCCTATCCGATCCCTACCCTGAAGCCAGGTTCGGGAAGGTTATTACTTTCCTCACAGCGTTTCTTGACAGCCCCACCACAGGTTTAGTCTGGGTGATCGCGGGTATAGTGGGGATTGCCGCGGGGTTATCACTGTTGACTGAGTCGATGGCGTTCAGCGCTTTAGTGATACCGCCCGCCGTGTGGGGAATGCTGTACACGTGGTCGTGGGTGACCTGGTGTGTTTTCCGCGACCATGGCAACGGTAGGGGGTGGGTTTCGGCAACGGCGTGGTTCGCGTTAGCTTTAATGCTTTCAGTTACAGCTGACTGGCCCGACGTTAAGGAGAAGGAATGATCTCCTGGATCGCGGCTCACTCCACGCTGTCACTGTCCATCCTCGGTGGGGTTATGGTTCCTCTCTTCGTGGCGTTTTGGTCACACCGAACGGGGAAGCAATCCATCAAGGCGCAGACGAGACAAGCTGACGCCTCCGCCTACGACACCGCAAGAGAAATCTGGGGTGACCTCCTCGACGACCTGAAAGAGCAGATCAGTGTTCAACGTCGTGAGATAGGTGCGATGAAGAAGCGCTTCGACGAAGAGATGAAAACTCTTCGTTCCCGGCTGGAAGATTTAGAGTCTCAACGTGCCGGTGACCGGAGAGCTATCCACCTCTGGAGGGAATACGCTAAAGCATTGTTGCGGGCATTGAAATCGAACGGCATCGAACCTCCTCCGCATCCCGACGGTCTCGACTTGGATGAGTGATGGGGAAACATTTTCATCGCCCACGGCGTTGGTCACGTTTTCGTCCGTCCCCAACATCGCGTCGCAACGTTCTCCTACTTGTCGCCGCACTGGGAGCTGGATGGCTATCCGGACATGTAGGTCCACATCCTGGTTCCGACACTCCCCAAATGGTGCCACAAGCCGAAGCGGCGAGTAGGGCACAGAAGTTCGCGAACGATGTGATCGGTCAGTGCAACATCAACCCAGGTGGGTGTACCACTCAGCTCACGGGCGAAGCGGCCGAGGTCGCATCTACTCCCATCCATGACGGGGTCGACGGTAAGGACGGAGCCGATGGCAACGACGGGAAAGACGGCAAGCCGGGGAAAGATGGCAAGGACGGGAAGGACGCTCCCGACGTAATGGAAATCTTCAAGTTCCCGAACGGCACCGCATGGGCGTGTCCCCGTACTGGCGCAACAGGTACTACTTCTATCCACGACTGCACGTCCGCGAAGATTGAACAACCGGAAGGTAAATAATATGCGACGCATCATGGCCGTCTTGGCCGCCGCGGCTATTGGCGTACTCGGCGCCGGCAGCGCGCAAGCTCACGACTTCCATCGCCACCCCCATCCTCAGCTTTGCAACATTCTCTTCAACTGCCCGACCTACCCCGAATTCTCATACCACCACGACTTTGGACATGACTTTGGACATGGCCATTCCACCGGAAGGCGGCAGCACTGATATGAAGATTCTGTATTCGCTGATGGCGATTCTTGCCGCGCTGGCAATGACTACCGGCGTGGCTCAGGCTAACGGTCACGGTCCACACGGCCATGGCCATTCCATTTCGTGTACCGGTACCGCAGGTGGCACCTGTACCCCGACTCTTCCTAACGGGCACATTCTCCCGCCGTGCACCATCACTACCGGCACCACGTGTTCAGACACTGTCGGCGGTTTCGGTGGCCGTGGCGGTTTGGGTGGGCGTTTCGGTGGCTACCCGGGACTTCCGATGGGATTCCCGCAACTGCTGAATGGCAACCTTCTCTCCCTCGAAGCTTTGGGTGTCGTCGGAGTCAACGCCAATATCGACGTGTGCGGCTACCCGTCGTTCCAGGATTTCGATGCCTTCGCTGGTCCGCACTATGGTGCCGGTTGGGGAATGGCTCGGGGTCGTTGGTTCCAGGCTCAGCAGGCCCAGCAGGAATGGCTGGCATTGCGTAATGCCGCCGGGTGTGGCACAGTGCTTAACAGTTTCAACCAGTTCAACGGATTCAACGAGTTCCCGGGGATGCTGAACGGCCAGAATTTCAACCTCCAGCAGTATGGTGGGGGTCTGGTGAATCTCTGCGCCTATTCGAACTTCAACTCTTTCGATGGCTACCTGGGTTCTCGCCTCGGTTCTCGCTGGGGTGGTCGTGGCGGTCTGCGTGGACGCTTCGGTAATCAGAATGCGTGGTCGAACAACTTCAACCAGTTACGCAACCAGGTTGGCTGTCCGGTAGTTGTTACTCCCGGCGCGTATCAGCCTCCCGTGATCCAGCCGCAGCCTGTGATTCAGCCTCAGCCTGTTGTGGAACCGCAGCCTGTGATTGTTCCTCAGCCCGCTCCGGCACCCGCGGTGACTCCCGCTCCTCCGGTTGGCCCGACCATCATCGAGGTTCCGGAAGGTCCGCCGAATACTGGGGATTCCGGTCTCGCGCCGGATGCTAGGTGGGTCGACTAGAGATGTTGCGAGTCCTTGGACTCATGCTGGTGGGAATGCTGGTGTCTTGTGGCTCCGGCATTCCCACTGCCGACCCGGTGCTGACTCCCGCGGCGATGCCGAGTTCAGCACCGGCTGTGCCCGCTCTCTCCTCCCGGCGGGTTATTCCCGTGGCTATTCGGATTCCCTCGATCAAGGTCGATGGTCGACAGATCATGGCGCTTGGACTGAACGGTGATCATTCGCTTCAGGTGCCACCGCTGAAGAATCCATTGGTCGCAGGCTGGTACACCGGAGCGCCAGTACCCGGGAACCCAGGAAGTGGAATCATGGCCGCGCACGTCGATGCTGGAGGGGTTAAAGGACTCTTCTATCGTCTCTCCGAGATGAAGCCGGGCGACCTCGTCTTCGTCGACCGCTCGGATGGCAAAACGGCTGAGTTTAAGACCGCGAGCGTGGATAAATATTGCAAGGACGCAGTCGGTTGCCCGGCGGGCGAGAAAGTGTTCCCTTCGAAGCTGTTCTATAGCAGCCAGCCTCAAGCGCAACTGCATCTCACGACTTGCGGCGGCAGATATGACGCGAAAGATCGTAACTACCTGGAATCCATAGTCGTGATTTCAACTCTGGTAAGCATGAGCTGAGAGGCTTCGATGACTTCTGGCCTCGATTACTACAGTGGCGCCACGATCAACCCTGCGGACATCGCGGCGGCCAATTATTCGTTCGTCTGCCGCTACGTAGACAACCCTGTTTATGGCCTCGGCGCGAAAGACATCACCCAGGTCGAGTACTACGAGTTGATCCGTGCTGGACTGAGTGTCTATCTCGTCTTCGAACACACCGCACAGGACTACGCTGCCGGGTTCCTGGGCGGTGTGGTAAATGCGCAAAGAGCGTTAGCTGGCGCGCAGTGGCTCGATTACTCTGGGCCGATATTCATGTCAGTTGACACGCATCTCGACGCGCAGCAAATTCCCGTAGCCATCAGCTATCTTGACGGAGCTCAACACATCCTCGCGACCAAGCTGGGTGTCTATGGCTTCAGTGAACTGATCCAGGCATGCCAGGCCCAGAATGTCGGGGCTTACTTTTGGCAGGCCGGCGATAAACCAGCGCCGAATTCCGGCGTGCATCTATGGCAGGAAAACAACAACACGGTAACCATCGATGGCACCCCGTGCGACGTCGACTTGATGTTACTTCCGATGCCGCCTCCGGAGGAAGATATGACACCCGATCAATCGGCGATGCTCACGGCGCTCTACCAGTATGTATCCGGCAGTGCCGAGGTCGTTCCGCAGGGAACATCATGGCCGGGATGGCAGACGTGGCCGGGAGGATCAGACCAGAGTCTCTCAGCGACAGACTATCTCCGCCAAGCCAATGTGGACATCACTCTCCTGAAAGCCGAGATCGCAGCTATCAAAGCCACTATGGATTCACTTTCTGTGGGTCAAGAAGGTAGCTTCGGTAATCTCTCGCCGGAGGACATTTCCCGAATCGCCGCGGCGGTGATGGAGTCAATGGCAAGTAAACTCGGTGGCTCCTGAATGTGTCGCTACGTCTGGTTCGCATGGCTCGGTGTCGGCATATACCTTGAGTGGCGCGGTTTCAACCACGATTGCCATCGTACGTTTTCCCGGGAAGTGCACCACTGGACCCATGTGAAGCGCTGTCAATGGTCGCCGCTTCTATGGGTCGCACTAGGGATCTGGTTCTCTTACCATCTTCGCGTACTCAAAGATTTGGAAGCTTGATGTTCACCTGGGTTTTCTGGAAGGCCACACTATCTGCGGCGATTACCGCTTTCGCATACACGCTTATTGGCGTCTTGGGTACGGGACCGTCGGGGCTTGACTTCTTCTCGATCGATTGGAAGCACGCGCTGGGCGTCTCGCTTGTGGTCGCGCTGGTTGCGATTTTGCACGCCATTGTGCCGGTCGCACCGCAGGTGGCAGCAGTGCGACGTCTCCGCACTTCGCCGACCGTTCCGATGGCCCCCGTGGAGGCAGTCCCTCATCGGGGTGAACACGAGGCGCCGGATTCGTAAATGTCCACACTGCGGTTTGGTGTTCCGCAGGTGGACGACACGCAACGCGATTTTGGATAGGGACCTGCACGCCGTGGTGTGCCCTCTGAATCCGCCTAGGTGAGAGCTCCGGAATTCGGGACCGGGGACCCTTAGGTGGAGTGTCTCCCCGTGCGCCTTGCAGCCTCTGGCTCGGCGCCGGGGAGATGCTTTACGACAAGAATTGGCCTAGCTTCTCTTAACTGAGAGGCTAGGCCATCTTTTTTTTTGCCCAAAATCAGCGCAAGAAAGGACCCCCGCCACGTAGCCTGTGACGGGGGTCAGCAAGTTAGACCGCGAAGAACGCTGCCACAGTTGACGACAGATCAACTTGAGGGTCGGTGTGCGATGCCGTTACGCCACGGGGGTATGGATTTTGGCACCCCCGCCGGGGGTCGAACCCGGGTCCCACCAATCGGTGCCTGTCGCCCGAAGATGCAGCGAATGCAGTTGTCAGTAACTTGGAGCGTGCGAGAATAACCTTGGGGTCGCAGCCTGGCGCCTCTGCCAATTGGGCTATCCCGGCATGTGGTGCCGGGAGTAGGGTTCGAACCTACACTGAACAGGCTAGCGGTGACACGGAAAAGAATCTTAATCTTGCGCTCCTGCGCACCACTAGCCTAGCACGATTTCTAGTCGAACAGGTACCCAAGAATCCGTGCACCGACTACGGGCTCCACAGCTTCCACGCGGTTCGCCTGCTCCCGTGCCGCATGAACCGCGGCACGCAGCGTGGAAATGCGACGAAGCAACGTCTCTCGACGAGATACTGGTACCGCACCTGAGAACTTGATTCGCGTCCACGTCCCAGCGGTGACCTGCTCGGCAACCACCTGGGCCTGCGCCTGATGCTTATCGGTGGCCGCCGCCAGGGTGATTACCTTGTGCTGCTGCACCTGCCGAGAGGTCTTGACTGGAGTGGATTTATACACGCCGCGAGACTCCGCAAGCTCCCAAATCGTGCTCGGGCTGTGCGTGGGGATGCGGGTCACGAACGCCTGCAGATCATCCAACTGGCGGTCCAGCCACAGAATGTACGGGACCGGCGCACTCTCAACCAGTGTCTGCTCTCCGACTATGATGTCAGCCATCGCGGTGCCAGAGGAGTTGGTGAAGTCTCGAGCAGCGGTGACGTCGAAGAGGCTCGCCAGAGTTTCCCGGGTGGCCTCGACCATCTCCTCAACGGTGGCCTGCACCCGAGCTCCCTCAGATGGAAGCTGCTCTCCTCCGTCGAAGGCCGGCTCGTAATCGCCGGTCAGCCCTTCCAGAAGCGCGGGCTTGTCGAGCGCGTGGTAAGTGTCGGTCAACTTCCGTGCCGCTGCCTTGCGAACGTCAGCCTCGATCGCTACGACCTGGCCAAGATACTTCGTCATGCGGGATTCTCCCGATAGTTGATACGAAAAATCATCACTGTTGCAAATCTACCAGATTGAGCGGCTGAAGGGTGAGGCGAGGTGCAGAAGCGACGGTAAGGTCAGCTAGCAGTCGGCTACCACTATGCAGTTGTCCCAATCCAAATCAGCGACATGCTCAGCACCCCACTCGCGCCGGACGAGTTCCTTCGCCCACTCAAAATAATCTTCTCCCCACGGGTGATCGAAGAAGAACTCTTCATTGTCGTCACCCTTAATGGTGTGGCCACAGCATCCCGTTGCGCAGCCAAACCCTGAGTGGTATACAACGATCTTAGCCATTCGTCTCCCGGATGATCGTGGTGAGCTGATTAATACTCACCGGCCGCCAGTCCCACATGTCAACACCTACGTTAATCTGGCGATCCTTCACTTTCCACGCATCCTGTACATGACCGTGGATCAACCAAAGTCCAGTGTCCTTCAGTCGGTAGGTCGTGTAACGCTCATCCTCCGTGTGATCTCCCCCGTAGGGGAAGTGACTTAAGAGAACATCCTGACCGTCTATTCGACGTCGTGCATAAGCCTGTACTGACTCCCAGACTTCAAGCCACGTACGTTGGTGTCTGTGTGAATCTTTATGTCCGGGCCATACGTCATCATGATTACCGGTGATCAAATGCTTGTGGCCGTTGAGTCGGGAAACTCTCTCGAGGATTCCCGCTTCCGAACCCATCCCGACATCCCCGAGATGCCAGACTTGATCTCCCGCGCGGACGATCTTGTTCCACTCTTGGATCAGATGCTCGTCGTGTTCTTCGACTGTCTCAAAAGGTCTCCAGCCTTTACCTTCGGCGGCCATAGCTTTGTGGCCGAAGTGGGAATCGGCTGTGAACCAGATTTCAGTCACTCAAACGTCAACTTTCCTCCGACACACATATAGTCGATCGTGCAGTCCAGCCCATTGCGGGATGTCCACCGATTCTATCTCTTCGAAGAGGGATTCAGTGCTGCAGCTATCGCAAGTTTCTTGACCTTCGTCATGCCAGCAGTTGTCACTCAATCCCAGAAGTGAATGCATCTTGTCGTCTCCGGTGCATCCGCCATTACCTTCGCCGATATAAATTATCGTATCGCCGGAGTAGAGTTCCACAACTTCATGCGTCCAGTCCTCGGAATAGCAGGGCCAACAGAGGAGTAGCGTACGATTTGGCGAACCGATAACCACGGTGTGATCACCAGTCAAGACCTCGGTGAAAGGTTCCGAAAGCGACCAACTGTCATCCCCGGGAGTCTTGTCGAACGCGAGCACATCAAGTCCGCGCTGGCGAAGAAGCGAAGCCCAATAACCCGCACCGGCACCGATCTCAATCAGGCCAGTTGGGGAGTAGCGAATGATGGCATCCAAGGCTTTGTCATTCGGAATGGCCCAAGACCATGTCCGACGTTTTTCGTGCTGATGCTCACCGTAATCTCGACATTCGATGCAGTATTCCCACGGCTGTCGTATATCTCCGCATAGACTCGGCATCGCGGAACCGTGACTCATCTGATGGTTGAGCATGCGTTCGTACTCGTCCAGATATGGGTTGTCTATTTGCTCAGTCAGCACTCCAGTTCAGCCTTCCGAATGTCGATCTCCGAGAAAATCTCGGACCACAGGTGCTCGAGGTCGACGTTACTCATGATCTGACATCTCGCTCGAACGACGCGACGCCGCCAAGCCAGTCGCGGCGCTGTCGAACGACGCTGGTGCCCAGGGCCACGCCGATGAACACCACGCCGAGGGAACCGACCAGCCACTCCGGCAGGTGCACGCCGTACAGCTTCAACAGCATCACCACGCCCAGGAGCAGAATGGCCCAATGGGCGCCGTGTTCGAGGTACCGGTACTTGGCGAGGGTGCCGGTGCGGACGAGATGCACGGTCATGGACCGGACCCACATGGCGCCGGCTCCGAGACCGGCCATGATGACCAGGACGGCGGTAGTGATGGCGAACGCCCCGATCACCCCGTCGAACGAGAACGAGGCGTCCAGCACCTCCAGTCGGATGAACATGATGCCGGCAGCAGCACCGATCAGTACTTGCACTCTCTGCGTTTCACCCTCGTCGGGGTTGTCAAACGCGGCGCCGAACATGTCGAGGCCGACGTGCAGCAGCACCCCGATGATCGCGGCAACGAACACGGGAGTGCGCTGTCCGTCATCGACGGTGAAGAACGCGACCACCGCGACGGCGATCATGACGAAGATGGTGATGTTGTCGAATCGGCCCAGCGGGGCCAGACGCGACTCCAGCCAGCCGATCCAGTGGACGTCTTTCTCGGCGTCAAGGAAGTAGCTGACTCCGATCATGAGCAGGAACGTGCCGCCGAACGCGCCGATCATCGGTCCGGCCTGCACCAGGTGCTGTGCGTACACGGCTGGCTGATGGACGGCCAGGTTGACGACGTCCCCGAAGGACAGCCCGGCGGCGAGTTGCACGATGAAGATGGGCAGCGCGAACCGGACCACGAAGACGGCGACCAAGATGCCGGCGGTCATGAACGCCTTCTGCCAGACCGGGGACATGCGGGTGACCAGTTTCGAGTTGACGACAGCGTTGTCGAAGCTGAACGTCACCTCAAGGAGGGTCAGGATGACCGCGGTGAGTAGCGTCGCTGGGCCGGCCGCGACGGCGACAGCGGCCCAGGCGAAGACGGTGACGGCAGCGGAAGGGCCGTAGATGCCCCACAGGTTTACCCGGCTCCGCGCTGGGGCAGAAGCAGTCACGACAGCACGCCGGCCTTCGCCGCGGCGGCGACCCAGGAGTCCCACTCGTCGGCCATGGCGTCGGCGAACACCAGATCGGACACCGATGCGGGGTCGGCGAAGAACTGTGCGTTGACGTTGTCGAGTAGCCGGTTGTCGGGGCTCATGTTGTCAAGCTCATTGAGATAGGGGACGTCGCGGATGGCCAGGAACTTCAGGAACACCGGGTAGCTCGCCAGCTTGCACACGATGTCGGTCGTCGCCGGCTGGGAGTTCGGGTTGCCGTCGGTCACAACCGCGCAGAAGATCGGCTCGGTGGTGGTCTCCGCCAGCTCCCGGACCGCGATGAGAGCCGATGCCAAATCGGTGGTGCCCATTCGCTCCGGCCGCCAAATCCGCTGGTTGACGACGCCGCGGTAGTTGTCGACGGTCACATCGACGGCGGGATGGACGCACGAGTCAAACGGGATCACGGGGACGGTGCCGTCCAGGTCGATCTGCAAGGCGAACCCCAACACCCGCTCCACGAGGGTCTGGACCTTGCCGTTGGCGTAATCGGCGCGCATCGACCCGGAGTGGTCGAGCGCCAACACAGCCTGCGCGCGAATCCCGGCCAGGCCCCGCTTGGACAGGGCGATACCGGCTTTGTCGGCGCGCTTGGCCAGGTCGATGTGTCCGGCGTCGCGGACCTTCGACAGATTGATCGCTGAGTTTCCGGTGGAATCCTTGATCAGGTTGACGGTCCGCGACGGACGGAAAACGTCACCGCCTTTACGATTGAACAAGCGCATGCCAGTTGCCTCTCGAATAGGGATGGGATCAGCCGATGTGGTACGCGGTTACGAGCCCCTGGAGTTCACTGGTGAAGCCATCACCGATGGCCCGGAAATTCCACGCCTGCCCGCGGCGGTACAGCTTGCCGAACACCAGCGAGTTGACCCCGGCGTTGGTGTCCTCGGTGAGGTCGTAGCGGGCCAGCTCGGTATTGGTGGTCTCGTCGACAACGCGGACGAAAGCGTCCTCCACCAGCCCGAAGTTCTGGCCACCTCTCGCCTTGGCCTCGTGGATCGTCACCGCCACCACCAGTTCGGTAACGTCGGCCGGTACTCGTGCCAGGTCGATCAGGATTTGCTCGTCGTCGCCGTCGCCACCGCCGGTGAGGTTGTCGCCCTGATGCACGATCACGTCGCCCGGGGCCGCCATGTGGTTGTAGAAGACGAACCATTCGGGGCTCGCACACGCGCCCGAGGAGTTGAGTCCGATGATGGAAGCGTCGAGGTCGTAGGCGGGTCCGTCGGTACGACGGACGTCCCAACCCAATCCGATGCGGACCTTGGTGAGAGCGCCACCGGCTTCCTTGGACAGGTCCACCTTGCCGCCCTTGGACAGGTTGATCGCCATGAGATTTCCCTTCGTGGGTTTACCGGTGATGACCACGCCTGTGGGGGCGGTGGCCAATGTCATGCCGATGTCACACAACCACGGGTGCAGCGGTGTGTCGGCCAGGTTGGAAAGTTCGTGGGTGTCGCGGTGGAGCCCAATGTCTGAGGTGCGGCAGATTCCGGTCGCTACCACAGAAATGCCGTTCCACTGGCCGACCTGCATCCAGTCAGTAGGGTCGACGGCCATGATGACCGCACCCCAATGGTTGGCCAGAGCGGTGGGAATGTAGGTGTCGCGGCCAGCCATCAAGTCGGTGGAGCGACCACCGGCCGTGCTGACGAACTGGCGGAGCAGGTACCAGCCTCGGTTGGTGACGATGAGCCGGTGAGCGGGAAGGTCGCTGGCGGTGAGTCCGAGGTCGGCCCGACTGCCGGGTGTCCAGTGCGTGACCACGTGTCGAAGCATATCTGACTGAGTGGTACTGCGTCACTAATCTAGTCGGGTCATGTCGTGTAGAGTCGGCAAGGCAAGGCTTGGCAAGGCAGGGCGCGGCGTGGCGGGGCAAGGCGAGGCAGGGGAAGTACTGAGTGGCCAGCACGGCACGAACCAAGATCATGGGGCGGATTTTGGGGCAAACTGGGTTTCACGGTCCGACACGTTTTCGACACTCTCCGATGTAATCCGACTGCAGACGCTACTTATAGTTACCTCAATGCGACCAACCTGGGACTTTACCCCTCCGTCGCGCTGACTCTTAATCAGCGGGTTCGGGGTTCGAGTCCCTGGCGGCGCACTCTAACTACATAGCTCTGACCAGCGGAAACGCCGATTCTAAGATCATATCTCACTGGTCCGCCACAAGATCATGGGGCAAAAATGGGGCAGGTGGGTTGCGACTGCCAGCCAGCGCGGCGCGAACCTCATCGTGACCGTCGTCCTGAAGATGTGAGTACCTTTGAGTCGTCGTGATCGACTCGTGGCCAAGCAGATATTGCACTCGCGCCAGGGAGACGCCGGCGGTGACCAGACGGCTGGCGTAGGTATGTCGACAGTCGTGCACCCGGGCGTGGCCCACCTCTGCTCGAGCCAGGGCACGCTTCCAGGTGACGTTGTTGAAGTTGTGCGGATCAATCACCGCACCCTTCGGGCCGACCACGACAAGCTCTGATCGGCACACTGACCCTTTCGCGTGAGTGAAGCCACACTTCCTCGCCGAATTACTACTCTGCAGTAGTACTGTGTGTAGATGCCTGGACATCGGGATGGTCCTACGTTTTTTTCCCTTGGGGTAGGACTCGATGACCCTGTCGTACTGGTTCCATTTCTCGACCACGTCGATAGTCCCCCGGTCGAAGTCGAGCCGATGCCGATGCAGTCCCACCGCTTCCCCCAGGCGCAGCCCGGTCTCCAGCAGGATGGTGGTCAGTACCCAGTACGGCCCGGACATCCGCGCGAGGATGAGTTCGACCTCATCGGCGGTGAAGTATCTTTCCGGCGCCGGAGGAAGGGTCGGCAAGGTGACCGCGTAGCACGGAGAGTGATCAATGACGTTGGCCCGGATCGCGTCCTTCATTGACCGACTGAGCTGGTAGTAACACTGCCTCACCGTGGACGCGGAAAGATTCGGGCTCTTGGCGAGTTTGTTGATCCACACCTGGATGTCGGCATGTTCGATTTCGTTGAGCGGGACATCTTTCCAGCGGGGCTTGACATGCTGGTCCCTGAGGGTAACCTGAGAACGCATGGTGCCGGCCTCCAGACTTCGGGTGGGCCACCATCGATCGCACCAATCCCCCCAGCGCATCCGGCCCTTGGACGGGTCGCGTCTGCTTCCCTCGATGACTTTTTGTTCCTGGGCACTGGCCCAGCGGTAGGCGCCTCGTTTGTGAACGAAAACCTGGGAGCGCTTGCTGCCATCGGCCAAACGGTAGATGCCCCGAACTTTCACTATCCCGGTCTTATCCGGGGGCAAATCTTCGGTCCAGGCCATGGCTTGATCCTTTCGCGACAGAGCGGCCGGCATAACCGGCGGCGGACGGGAATCAGATGGGGCGACAGCGGGCTGTCACGAAAGGTTGCTGATCAGCGCTGAAGGCTGCGCAACGGAATGACTGGCGCGACACTATCGCTGGCGGGCAGAAGGTTTATCGCACACAGTAGCTTGACCGCGGCCACCCACAGTCCCGTGCCTATTTCAGGAGCGCTGAGACTCGCCGGCATTAGGACGGTCCCACTGGCCCCGTCGACGTAAATTTTGTCTCGTACTTCGATGCGCACGGCCAGGCCTGTCAACGCCTGGAACGCGCGCATTGCGAAGTCCAGATTATGATCTTTGCATGATCGTTCCGCGAGTGAGTGGTCCACGGAGCACCCCGTCCCTACGAAGTCCAGTTGGCCCCGGCGAGGTCTAGGCCGTGAGGGTGCGGTACCCCGAGCCCCAGAACTATCTCACTAAGACGGGTTACGCCTAGTGGTCCGATCGAGTGAATACGGTCAGGCGGGGTTTAACTTGCGTTCACGCGCCGTCACCTGTGCTCTTCACCCCCGTGGTTATTAATGACACCTCTGCGCAGGTCGATGCTAAATCGTTGCAGAGCTGGACCGATGAGCCCAGCTTCCTCGGCGGTGAGATACCCGGCGGCGACCATGGCGTGCAACATGGGAATGTCCAGTGCGGTGGCAAATTTCCGCAGGTCAGTTACCGAGGGTTGCACGTCTTGACTGATCCACTGAGAGAGCACGTCGACGGGCACACCCGTCAGTCGAGCGACGTCAGAGACGTCCCAATCGCGCGCGGCCAGCTCTGCGCTGACCCACTTCCCCCAGGTTGAGGCTGTCATGCGGCGGATAGTATGTCCTCATCGCACTCTCAGGAAGCTTTTTCATCAACCTTGGTGAGAAGGTATCCCAGAAGAGATACCTGAGAGCGGAAGCGTAGTCAGTGTTTACACTCCCGTATAACGCTCAGTTACGCGCGCGCTCTTCCTCGTCGTCCGACTCTGAGCTGCTCATCGTTCGGCTGCGGATGTCGATCTCGAAACGAGCGCCGCGGTCACCGACGGCCCGACGTTGGATTTCCGTCGACAGCATGCTTAGTTCCGCTAACGTCCTGTTGAACCTCGCCAGCAGCTCGCCACTGGTCAAATCTTCCAGCACCACCCCCGTCGTCGAGGTCGTACCGACCGGGAGTAGGTTGTCGTCCAGTCGCAGCACGGCGCGAAGCTTCGCCAGCCGGTTGCGAGGGATCGTCCCCTCTTTCTCCCAGCTCAAATATGTCGATCTATGCACCCCGACGAGATCGGCGACCTCCTGCTGCTTCATGCTCAGAAGCTCGCGCGCCTCGCGGAGTCGGTCCCCGTCGAGTCGTGTCATGGGTCCAATCATGGGACTCGGGGCAGCACGAATCAACATTTTTGTCGCACCCAGTCGGGTGACCTGCACGACAGCCATGTGGCCCAATGTCGCATAGAATCCGACATTGATCCGACACACATCGACATCACCCAAAGGGGCGAGTGACACTCCCCGTCTCAACCCGCTACCGTTCCGACATCGCAAGGAACTGCCCAGGGTCACGACCCTGAGACGACCTGAAGGTGGCGTGGAGTGGTGCTTGTCCGCGAGTGGTACAGACCCCGTGAAGTCGTGAAGCTCACCGGCTGGAGTCGGACCACCGTGTACGACGCGCTCTGGTCTGGCCGGCTCAAGGGTCACCAACCGGCCAAGGGCCAGCCTTGGCGCATCTCCGTGTCCGCACTCCGCGAATGGATGGACGGAACCCCGGAAGATGGTGCAGCCTGAAATGGCGGTCGCAATCACCGACGAGCTACCCCAGCGAGCTGACTGCTATTGAAGGCGCGAGAACTCACCGACAAAATCAAGATCGCGATTGACGACACCTGACAGTTGACACACCTCAAGGAAGGGCTAGGAAGATGATCATTAATCTGACCGGCAGCACCCCGCTAATGATGCACAGCAGCAGACTGGCGGACTCTGACGATTTCTTTACCAGAGCCATCGCCAAGATCGTGGCCAAGCGCACCAACATGACCGACGATGACCGGCTTGAGAAGTCTCGACTGCAGTTCGCCGGCGGTCTGTACCACGACGAAGAAATCGGCCCCTACCTCCCCGGACCGAACCTGGTTCGGTCTCTGCGGACTGCCGCACACCTGGTCAAGCACAACAAGGGTGGCGGGGAGATTGAGCGGGGATTCATTCTCCTCTCGGAGCGCGCACCCCTGGACTACGCGGGGCCTCGCGCCCTCGACGATCTCTGGAATGAAGGCGAATCCAAGTTCGTCGACCGCCGCATGGTGAAGATCGGTAAGTCGACCGTGTCCACCACTAGGCCGATTTTCGTCAACTGGGGGGCCCAGTTTGAGTTCGAACTGGACCCGAGCGAGATCGACGTCGAGGACTTCCAGGCCTATGCCGAGAAGTCCGGCAAGGTCGGGGTCGGTGACGCCCGCAAGATTGGGTACGGCCGATTCTCTGTCAAGATCGCCGACTAACTAAAGCGGTTGGAGTCTCCATCATGGCGTTGAGTCCTTTTTCTCCCGCTGACGGAAAAGTGTCTCGGCTGCGACACTGTTACGGCCTCGTGGCTTCACGCGAAGCTGGCGATGTGATTTCAGTTGAAGAGGTGATGGAGCTTTGCGACTGTGATCGGCCTACCGCGATTCAGGCCATGTGGAGTGTGAAGGCTCCCCTTGAGCGGGATGGTCTCAACTCGCTTGAGATCATCCGTCCCGGGGGTGGTGGCCGGGCATACGGCTGGCGCATATTGGATCGAGGCGTTCGCAATCTTGATGTTGTGGATGCGCGGGTTGCTAAGTCGCGCCGTGCTCAGGTTCGGGTGAGCCGTCTGATTAACAACACCGAGCGTGACCGTCTTGATCAGGTCGGTCGGATGCGCTACGACCGGCTGCAGTCGCACGCGTTGCGGGCCGCGGTGCTCTACGAGCGGAGGCCGTCGAGTTTGGCGGATTTACAGCGCAAGGCGGAGGAGCAGCGCCGCAAGCAGTTGCCTGGGCGTGATCCGGATGACGGCTCGAGAACGGCCTGAGGACTTTCAAGGCGCGGCGCGGCATGGCGCGGCAAGGCGTGGCTAGGCGAGGCGAGGGAAAGCAGATGGGCGGATGGCATACACCCAGGTTCGAGTCTTGGGCGCCCACGCACGGCGTGGCATGGCATGGCGGGGCATGGCTGGGCTTGGCGTGGCAGGGCCGGGCAGGGCAGGGGAAGTACTGAGTGGCCAGCAGGCACCGACGTGCGAGCCGTCGGCACTCACGCACGGCGCGGCTCGGCACGGCGTGGCCGGGCAGGGCTGGGCAAGGCGTGGCGAGGGATAGCTGGAGAGCGGACGGCATACATCGAGGTTCGGGTCCTCGACGCTCACGCACGGCTAGGCAAGGCCCGGCTCGGCTGGGCATGGCTGGGCAAGGCTAGTCAGGGCGAGGGAAGTTCGGCGGGTGAACGGCATACACCGCGGTTCGAGTCTGCGGCACCCACGCACGGCGTGGCATGGCACGGCGGGGCCCGGCACGGCGAGGCAAAGCGAGGCGAGGGAAGCAGATGGGTGAATGGCATGCACTCGGGTTCGAGCCCCGAGCACCCACGCAACAAACAAGTGAAGGGGTCGCGCGCCGGCAAGCACCGCGACCCCCTCCAACCACACACTCCCCGAAAGAAGAAGCTGCATGATCCCCCAAAACAATACAGTCAGCTCCCTTCAAGCGCTACCGGCGGTGACGCACCGCTCCCCAGTGCGTCGCAGAGGCCAGATAGGTGACAGCGGTCCAATCCTGCGAGTCCCCGGTCGTCCCGGTCCCCCGACCCCCACAGGTCGTGTATCCCACCGGAGAGGTTTGCCGGGAACCGAACATGTAACCGAGTTGATCGCGCGCATCACTGGATGTGCAAAATGATCCGGTTATCGCTGTATCAGCGAGCGCAACTCGTCTGCGCCGTGTCAATGATTGGCTGGGCGATGGCCGCTAAGGCTGTCCCAGTCGTGGCCAGCCTCCTCTTTCGAGGCCATACGTGAGCGACGCGAAACATCGTCTGACACCGGCCGACGAGGATGAACAACTTCTCAAACGATTCGACGGACTCCAGGCTTCCATGTCCTGGCCATGGTCTGAACCGTGGTCAGATGACGAAGTAATAGGCCAAGCGTTAGCTGCTGAATTCGCGGCGAAGACATAGTGCTCGGTTTTTCCGCGCCGGGTAACGATTCAATTCACCGTATCGAATTGTCGGTAGCTTTTGACTACGACAATGTCGAAGTAATCACAACGTGCGGGATTGTGCTCAAAATTCACGCGGCGGAAAGTAAAAAGGTTTTCGCCTTAAGCGATGAAATGTGCGCTTCCTGCTGGAGATGAAATGACCGCAACAATGGAAGAGCAGCCGACTTGTTTCGCTAAGAAACTTCGTGAACTTCTCTGTGAAACGTATGGTTTCGTGCCCCGGTGTATGTCCGATACTTTCGCCCGTGACATTGACGCGGAGATCGCGCAAACTCAATACGACTGGAAAATGTGGCTGATGCACGATGCTGTGCGAAGTGGAGTCAACCCCGAAATCGTGTGTGATTGTCTGGACGAGTTCCGCGCTATTCAGATTCGAGAAATGTTGTGAAGAAGTCGCACCTCGAGGTGCTGGGCGAGGCCTGGGAGTTCCTCATGTTCGACACATCTATTGAGGCCGCGAATAGGAGAGACTGCTACACGGACGCTATGCGTTTATTGCGAAGCGGTTCTGTGACGAGTTTCGTCGTCGACGCATACGAGGATGCCTCAACACTATTGGGGACGAGGTGAACATCTTCTGCCTTATAGGCGCGGTTTCTTTAGGCATACTCACATTGCGGGTCGTCTGGTGGGGGATTGTTTCTTTCGCTCAGAGACTTTTGGGACGTTCTGAGTGAAACTTCAGATGGGTATCGCATTGGCTCTCGGGACAAATTGTCTTATTCGCGGTGGCGTATTTCATGAGCAGGATGGTGATTTCCGCGTGGTTGGGAGTTCGGTGACCTGGGAAGAGTGGGCCAAAAAGCGGTGTGCGGAAGTAAATCTGGTGCATGAACCCACCCGTATTGAGTTTCTGTCGAGACAGTTGCGGGGAATGGCTAGACGTGTGGGGGAGTTCCGCAACGCACATCGCGAACTTCAGAAACAGCTAATCAGCGCCAGGGATAGTGCGAACTTCTGGCATGACCACTGGTTTAAAGCTTTGGACATCATCGGCGAGCAAGGATACGAACTCATCCAGGCCGAGGATCAGAGTAGTAATTGTTCCGAATGCCAGGCGAGGCGAAGTTAATGTTGTGGTTGATATTGTTCTGCGTCATCTTTTATCTGTGCGTGAGCGGACCTTATGAGTAAGGAGCACATTGCCACACCGTGAACCGAACCCCGGATTCGATAGGGGCTATTTCGGGATTGCCGTCTATCAGCCGAAGACCGAGGTCAACATCGGAAGTCTCTGGAGATCAGCTTCTGCTTTCGGAGCTGCTTTTATCGCCACCGTAGGGAGGCGTTACCCAACTCGGCAAGCATCAGACACGACTTACGCCTCGAAGTACATCCCGTTATTTAACTTCCCGACCATGGATGATCTACTAGGACATCTCCCCAATTCCTGTCCTCTAGTGGGTGTCGAGCTCGACACCCGAGCGAAGAGTTTGAACACATATCATCATCGGGAACGAGCGCTGTATTTGCTTGGCGCGGAAGATAGAGGTATACCTCCGAAGGTTTTGGACATGTGTCACGATTTGGTGCAGATTCCCACCGTGACACCGTGGTCCATCAACTTAGCCTGCGCTGGGTCGATTCTTCTTGCGAGCCGCCACATGTCCCACCTTCTCCTAAAGACCGCAATGAACGAGGAGGCATAGCCCCATGGCTGAATGTACTGTCCGAACGCAGGCTGAGCTGGACCGTGCAGTCGCAGACCGGATCGAACGGATTGAGATTCGCTCCGACTCTGGGGTGTGGATCGACGTCACCTCAAGCGACTCGTCCACGGTGACGGCCTACGACTCGTCCACGGTGAGGGCCTACGGCTCGTCCACGGTGACGGCCTGCGGCTCGTCCACGGTGACGGCCTACGACTCGTCCACGGTGACGGCCTACGG